GACGCAACTTGTGTGTGGTTGATGATGCCTAGGCTGTGCCTCAGACTGTCTGTAATGCCCTCCTAATATCCCTCTTTATGTTCTTCAAAGCCCTCTGATCTGAGACTGTCTTAGCGGTCGTAATTACCGCTCCTGTGTGATGCTTCCAAACGCGATGTTTCTTCTCTCTTATCAAGCTGAATTCTGCTGCAGTCATCATCTCTGTGACAAGCTTGTCGAATTTCATAATGAAACTGTTTGGTAAGTTAAGTATCACTCAAAGGTGGGAAGATTATCGATTGCTTCCTGCCGATATTTGTCGGCATAGCATCCAGCGAAGAATGCAGCTTCAGGTGGGAACTGTTGACCCAAGGGGCGCTGTTCGTCTGTCTGAATGTTACGCTCAACCCAACGAATCTGTTGGGTTTCGATATCACTGCACATGGAGAAGATTGCCATGAGTTGTTGTGAATTAAGAACGAAAGAGTAAGTGTGAATCAGACCAGCAGATCTGCAGTGGTGAGAGCACCAAGCCGCATTCCAGAACGAAACTCAGTGGTGAAGAATTCGGTCCCGTTGTAGAGACGAATGAACCACTCAAAGTTTTTTTGGAATACACACTCGCCAGAGATTCCGTGCTCGGAGAGAATAGCATTGAGACGGGATTTGGTGGTGTTAGATTGCCAACCACCATCGTAAAGCTTGATGCCGTTGCTATCAACTTCGGCAATCAGATTACCATGGAGATAGACACTGGAGAGATCACCAGTTGTGAACACTGAAGTGTTAGATGAAGTCCAATCGATGCCATCGGTGATAGCTTTGTTCATTTGCTGTTCGATCTTACGAATGGTTCTGTACCTTAGTGAAGTGAATTGGGTGGTTTCCCTCCCATGTGGCCAATATAGGGCCTAGAGGGAGGGTTTGGGTCAGATGGTGGACAGCTCAGCGATTGTACCCGTACTGGCGGGCGTCCCGCTGATACCGACGACGATCATAATCCTCAGCGGTAAAGAAGTCGTCAAAGTCGCCACCTTCCATGTCGTTGGCATAGTTGGCGGGTGCTTCGGTGCGACCACGAATGGCAGCGAAGGAGAAGCGGTCGAAGTTAGGTGTTTTGTTCATGTGGCTATTGTAGGGCCTGGTGGGTCGTTGTGAAGGGTAGAGTGGCCGGTTCCTCAACCGAACACCACGTCGGCAATGGCGGTGACGCCATCCACCCATTCCCAACGGGTGATCTGCTCAGTGGCAGGCACGGCACGATCCATGTCGTGCTTCCGCTGCAATGCCACAGCGTATTCCTGATCTTCCCCGTAGGGTCCGACGTGATCAACTTTGGTCACAGTGCCACTGAAAGTGGTCCAGGTGCGACGGATGTAGAAGGAGGATTCGTAGAGGTTTGTTTTTTTCATGCCTTAAGCATGGCACAGATTCCCGTTTTCTGCTGTATCGGTTGATACCGTTTTGGAAATCCAGTTGGCGAACCGGCCCCTGGCATTTCTCTTTATGAACTCTCCTGCATTTTGTCCCCATAAGTTACACTTACTTCATCTTGTTGTAGTAACTCAGGATAATAATCTTCCACTTCAGCAATAAGTTCTTCTACGGTATAATTATCAAGATTTGCGTCAATCGTATCATATACAAACTGTTCCATAGTTTTCCAATCCATACCATCAACAATCATGTTAATGTATGCTTCCTGAAGCTGGTCGCGGTCGATGATGTTGTAGGTCTCAGTCATGGAGTTGTTGTTAGTTTGTTGTTTGTGAGTTGTGATCAATAATCGATGTTGGAGTTGATGTAATCTTCTACATCAAATTTGTTCTCCTTTTCTTCCCATTCCTCCTTGTAATCGATCACATCAAAGATTTCACCTTGGGAATCATTGATTTCAGACCAGAGTTCATCAAACATGTGGAAATTTCTCAACTGTGACTACAATACACGATTTTGAGCACTGTGCTCATTTATTGTGCCACTAAAACATGTGGCACATATTGTTATCAATCAGAGGCAACCGTTTTCATCAAGCTTACCCCACTGAGCTACATTGCCATAAACTCCAAAATAATAACGATTGATGCTAACACCGAAACGCTCATCTCCAACGGTAGCATCACAATCCTTACGAAGATCCAGACCAAAGTAGAACCAGTCTGAAATCTGATGAGGAGTTGAGAATTTAACCCGACGCAGTTGTTGATACATTTCACCCAGAATCACGGCCGTGATTGCACCAATGACCATGAAATTGTTCAGGAGTTCTTGATAGTCATACTCCATCACATCATCAACGAAATTGATAGTTTGTGCGAACATGGTTTGAATTAGTTTGTGGAAAGATTTGTGGTGGAAAATGTTACTTTCCCGACCCACAAAACAACAATACCCCATCACCAGAGGCAATGGGGCAATTAGTGGACAGTTTGAGAATTGGCCTAGGGCCCAGGATATCCTGGAGGCCAATCCACGAACTGTCACAGGGTGACTTGATTAATATTTTAAAAGATATATTCTGTCTTATTACTAATACTTACAGACAAATCTTCATCTCCTTCAAGACCCAAAAGCTTTGCCCATTCTTCATCACTATCTGGAAGCTCTAGGTCATCATAAACATACATGTCTAATGTTACCTGTACGTGACGTTTTTGTGCAACAGACATTACGTGTGCCATGTGTGTGTGTTAATCTCGATGTGTATTATATCATGCGTAATGACGATATGCAAGCTCTACGAGATCGCATGTGTTATGTGCATAATCCTCGTCGAGATCATGTGCATACGTGTCAATCTCGTCGAGACACTCGTAATGTGACTCAATGATGTGATCTAGTGCGAAATCGTCGTACATGTGAATCTAGTCGAGATGTTTGTGTACTTGATAATTATAGCACTATATATGCGATTCTAGTCGAGATGTGTGATAAGTGTTCATAATCTAGTCGAGATCCCTGGTAGAAATTTCTGATAAATCTGGGGGTTGACAAAGACTCTCTCCTGTGTTATGACGGGCTTTACTTGCAGTGGCCCCGCACATTTCAGAACATTCTTAGGCACATTCTCAGGCACATTCTCAAAGGTTTCTACACACATTTCCAAAGGGTATTATTGGATAGTATCTAGAGAATTATTCTCAATAAGATAACATTTCCAGCCATGTTTTTTTACCTATTTTTAATATATGTGGAAATGCTAATCTTTAGGCTTTTTCTTACAATTACACTGATGTTTATACATCCAGGTATAAGGTCTCCAATGGTATTTGGGAGGAGTTACATTGCAGTATTTGCAATGAATTTCATTAGTTGTTGTCATGGTGTATTAGGTAAGACTAATCACCACTTATCTATGGGACATTTGGCTGCATACAATTTAGTTTTGAGTTTCATATTACAACCACATTTCTGACATCTATCATGTTGTTTCTGATAGTACTCACACTGATCACATGTTTCTAATCTTTCCTTGACTAATTGTTCTTTTAGAAAGAGAGACTTATCCAATTGTTTAACGACATCATTAGTTGTCTGTAGTAATGATTTAAAAGAAGTTCTCCACTGTTCGTATCTTTCTTTTGGATTTGGTTTCATGATGTGATTATGAGTTGTTTATGTATAATAAAAAAGACCCCATTATTGGGGCCAGAGTTCTAATTGACTGAATTGGAGATGATCATCACAGGAATCATCATTTTGTAAATCAATCATATCCGTATCGGTATGAGTGATGAGTTGATTGAAGAGAAAATCGATGAATTGGTGATCTTCTTGAGTGAACATGTTAGTTTACTGAACCTTCAGGGATTTTGACTTCCATGACATTATTGGTGGTATAAGGATTCGGGCGAATGTCATGACACACCCAACCTTCGGATGTATAGTGATAGGTATACTCTGCCCCATAGTTATCATCTGCGGCTTGGAGAAACTCATTCAAATCCTTATAGAGTTGTGGTTGATTTGATTCAATAGATTCACCACGGCTTGTGTAGTGTAAGGGACCAGATTCGGGAAGAGTTTCATTCTTCCAACCCGCATTCGTCCAGGTGCAAGACATATCACCACCATCGATCAGTTTGTTAACCTTATCGGTGGTATTGTAATGATCACGAAGAATGCGACCATTGTACTCGGGATAGCCATCGTAGTGGCAGTAGACACCGAGGATAGAACCATCCTTGAGTTGTTTGCCGATCAGTGAACGAGTGCCCATGTGTTTGTTTGAACTGAAGTTATTATAGGGTAGAAAGGGAGTCAGCAGACGCCCTGCTGTGCCAGTTCCTCAACAGGCACATGTCATGGCAGAATTGAACAGTTGTGCATCAGTGTGCATGTCGGTCACTTCGTAACCATAACCTTCCACACGGGAATCAACCTCACGCTCAAAATCACGCTTCAAAATATAGCTCTTAGACTGAGATTGTCCCATGAAAGTTACAGTCTTGAGCATATAACGGGTGCTGATCTCACCATCGGCATATTTGACGGGATAGAAGTCAACAACCATGTTGGCAGATTTGGAAGTCAGTTGCATGTGGTGGTGTTCCTCTCAACATGGCTAATATACACGAGATCAGGGGTCTGTGCCATCACCCTGTGCCACTTCGCAAACTGGTTTCAGAAGCGACTCCTGGCGGTCCAGTTCATACCAGACTGAGACTAGCCTTTGATTGATAAAACCTTCCCAATCATTTCCCCTCATCAAATTTTGAATATTCTCAATTTGTTGTTTAGCCATGATCAGTTTCTCTAACTTAGTCACAGATAACGCTCCATGTATTCATCAAGTGTGAAATATTCATCAGTTGAAGTTTCTTCAATCAATTGTTCTACCGTCAGTTTCTCCATACTTTCACGAAACTCTTCGGGAGTGGGATCATTTTCGGGGTCAAAGTCATCATGACATAACCAATCCCACTCTGCACAAAGTGCATCAACTAATTGTTCTTTTGTATAATTCATTGAAAGAATACCTCCAGACCTTTAAGATTGAGTTGCATAGCTGAATATGGAGTGGTTGAATTAAAATCCACTACATCTCCGACCTTTTTTGGATTGACTGGGGCATGATACTCTCTTGTTTTTGAATTGTAGAATCCCCAGATAGATTTAATAGGAGCACCACCGTTGTAACTGAATTCAGAATGATTGCGAATCCATATAGCAACCACATTCCTTTTGAATTGTTCAAATTCATACGAATAACCTTTGGGAGCTTTGTGTGCGAATTCAATCATTTGTGATTACGAACTGGCCAGGTAAGTTCTAGAGTGATTGATAATAGAATGATAAAAGAAAATATGAGTACATTAAAAATCATTCCTCTTCCTCTTTATCATATACATCAGAAAACAACTGATAATAGAAATCCGAATAAATGTCAAAATAATCAGGAGTTTTACCCTCCCAAATGCTCAGAATGTGATCGTAGAGTGTCATTAGTCTTGCTTTGGTTGACAATGCCATTGTAGCGCCTTGTGGCTGCCTCTGAGAGGATTCTAACCAGTTTGTCAACTGGTCCAGTTCTTGGGAATGTTAAAATTAAGGCAGCTGAATACCTCACGATCGACTACTTTGACCGTGGTTTTACCATCGGAGATAACAAAACCCTCATGTTTGATCTTCATGGGGCCGACCATGGACACTGGGGCATCCGTGATGATGAGACTATCGATAAATTCCTCTTTCATCTCCAGAACCATAAAATAGAGATTTACGAGATGAATATCGCCCAGAATTGCGATTAGAATTTCATCAGTGAGGGGAATACCCTGATCAATGCACAGATTGATGGACGTTTTACGCTTTTCTGCCTCTTTTTTGGACAGAAATTTGATTTTGCGCGTGTTAATCTTGGGCGCGGAGAGGTTTCCGCGCACCTTATCGACACTGGGTTGAACCCACTTGATTTTGGGGTGTGGGTCGAACATATCGAACAGGGGATGGGCCTCCATCTCCCTCAGATCATTCTCACCAGTGTAAAATGTGTGTGGTGCAATGATCAGTTTCTCGGTCACAGTCTCCGAGAACTTGTATGTAATCAAATTAGATTTGAAATCTTTACCATTACCGAATCCAATGAACTCACCCTGATAGACTGCATCGGTACGAGGCAGATACTTGAAACAAGTATGAAGAACCTCTGCCACGAAACCAGTATAGTGCTGGTCAATTTCATCGTGAGAGTGTGCAATACGAATCTTCTTCTTGTTGAATACAGCTTTAGTACCAACAAAGAATGTGCCAGTTGCAGGATCAGTGCCCCATACGATTGCAGGAGCACCATCCATCTTCACTGACATATACTTTGGATTGAAAAGAATATCAATCGCAGAAAGATCACCCGTCAGGATGGAATCTTCGATGTGATCAAGGTGAAGGTTTTTGGTCATTCTTGGTTCAGCTAGCAGTTTGAAAGTGATCTTCGGTAACAGTAATCCAACGCATTGGTTGACCACTATGGGGAACACGCCAGATAACACATTTCACATTTAGTGCATGTGCAATATCGTAGGCATTGTTAATATCTGTTGCCCAAGTGCAACCAACGGGATCAAAATTGAACCAGTCGGCGGGTTGAACGGCGAATGATGCGGTGGGCATTGACCTCCTCTGATCTGTGGCCATTATAGACGGTTGCCCTTGGGCAGATCGGGAATCTGATCCAGTTCGGCAATTGGCCTATGCCCTAGAATGGCATCCATGCCATCCTGAGCTTTTTGCTTCATTTTGTCATGATAATCAATCAGACTTTGAATACCTTCCCTGAGATCTTTGTAGAACTGATCTACATCTGGTTCACCTTCATTCAAATACTCATCGATTGAGTCATGCAAACGTAATTTACGTTGCTCTTCAAAGGTTTTATCTTCCCCAAGATAAGGGCGACCTTCAATCGTAAAATTAGGCACATTCATGAGTATGCTCCAGAGTTTCCATAATACCAGGGATGTAGGGATGACCAAGTTCCCATGCAAAGACAGCGATGAAGCCGACGATTAAATACTTCATTTGACTAAGAATTGCTCTTCATAATTTAGCAGATCCTGGGGGGCAAGATCCCCAACATCACCATCATATTCTACCGCATTTTGGTAATACTGTCCAACCTTTTCATACAGTTTGATTCCCAGGTGCTTGTACTTTAGATTAGTTGGAACATAAACTTTGTACTCCACACCATCATTGGCTGTCAGTAAGCTGAGTTGTTTATTCTCAGACTTGGTGACACACACTGTTGTTCTTGCCAGGTTGAATAGATTCTCAAACACAGTATAATCGGACAGATAAACATCTGGATTGTCCATGATCATCCTGGCGATGAATTGTGGAGACAGACAGTGATCATCTGTGCGGCTGTTACTGTCATTCATTGCCGCTTCACTGACCAATCCAGTGCGATTGTATCCAGAACAAAACACTAGATCATAATAGATGCGTGTGATTGGACGGAAATAGTCAGGATCACTCCAATTTTCAATGTTGGCACGAAGTGCATTGTAAGCTGTGCGGCAGTAGACAGTCCAGTCCTTCATTTGTCGTTCAGATAGGTTTCAGAGTGAGCCAAATCAAAGATGCTATTCAAAATTTCATCATATTCTTGATAGAATTTACTGCTGACGACTTGTTTTTGTTGCTCTTTACGAACAGCAGAGAAGATAAGTTTCCACTGGTGATGTGTGAGGTTCATGGGCAATCAGGATGTGGTTGTGGAAGTGTAGCACAGACACGTTTCAATGTGTCTTCATGCTTGTCATTCCTCACCATATTAACAGAGGTGATGGTGAGGTACACAACAAGAATAGGAAGAAGTAGACTCTTCATCACATATAGAGGTAGTCTCCTGCCCAGTCAGCACGGCGGAACATTTCTTCACGGGAATTGATCAGCAGCATGTTGTAACGAACACCTTTTGCAGGTGCTTTCACACTGGCGGGTTTGTAAACTTCACCCGTTTTCTTATCAACGAAGCAGTGAATAGAACGGGAACCATAACCAGTCTCCATCCAGACTTTGTGATACTTACGACCACCTTCGATGTAGAACTTATATGGTTCAGAGTCAGAATGATGAGTCTTGAAATCAAATTCAAGTGCCTCACACAGCATCAAAGTATATTTGCGGATGTTAATCTCAATGGTGTTTTTAGCATCCTGTTGTGCCTGGAAAGACTCAAAGGATTGACCAATCAGTTCCTGCTCGATCATGGGAGACTCAACGAAAGTGTAGGACATGTGGGGCGATCCCTCTCAACATGGCCAATATACATCGGACAGGGGGCCTGGTCAAGGGATCTGTACCAGTTCAGGAACTGGCCTTCTTCCTACGGGTACTCTTGGCGGGTGCTTTAGCTTTTGTTGCCGTTTTCTTTGCAGCAGGTGCCCTCTTGGTTGCTGTCGCCCGCTTCGCTTCAGGTTTTTTAGTTGTTGATACTTTCTTGGGTGTTACTTTACGTTTTGGTTTCTCTTCTGGTTTTAGCTCAAGATACCTATAACGAACATCAATTTTTAGACGTGGTTTCTTTACCTTATCGTATTGCTTTTGCATGTGTTCATGACACTGAAACCATGCAATCTTCTTGGTCTTTCCTTCTATCCATTCCATACGAATGGGAAAGGTTTCATATGGAAATAGTCTCTCAAGTTCTGCTTTACTGAGGCGAGGCATTAACGTACTTCCTTGCAATGTTGTCACATTTTGATCTGAAATGAGTATATAAAGATTCTTTAAAACTAATCAGATCCTCATAATAAAGTTCATTTCTGAACCTGTTGGTCATCATAGTATAATATCGCCATTTGTGCAAGTCATCCATATCAAAAATGAAAGATGTTGACCAGAATACGGCTGCATACCTATCACCTCTTGTCACTTTATTGACACGATGAGCTGTTCCAGTTTCATATGTGATACCATATCCAGCATCTAACTTAAACTTCTTTTCTTCACCATCTAAAAGTAAAACAAGTTCTCCACCATCATATGTGTCGGGATCACTTAAAAATATTGTTGTACTAAAATGGCCACAATCTGGATGATCAAAGTGTGCATTATAATATCCACCAGTATACGTATTTGTGAATAATGGTTTCCCAGTTCTTCTGGCAAATGTAAAATCTAAAAAGTCTTCGTTTTTATCCAGAGCATTGTAGATTATATCAGTATCAAGATCACACTGCATGTTCTTTTTGATTTTATATGAATCAAAGTCTGGTTGAGTTGAGTCTGAACTATAGGAAGATAATCCATCTTGCCATGATGCAACCCGCATCATTTGATGAAGTTTGGATAGATCATCCTGTTCAAGATATTTGGAAATTAAGTAAGACATCAACGAAACCAAGTAACTACAGAATATCTTTTACCAGATTTGACTGGAACAATTTGATGTGGAAATACAAAAGTTGATGGGAATATGATGGCAGAACCTTTCTTCAATCTGATACTGTGTCTACCATCAAGAAACTTTAGCTCCCCACCCTCATAATCATCATTCAGTGCAATGATGGCAGTAACTGTCCTATGATTTTCAAAACCAGCATCAATGTGTTGAATGTATTTTCCACCAGATAGGTATCTTAAAAGAAAATATCCTTCATCATTTTGAACATCAAAGAAAGGATACTTATCCTTATATTTTAGCACAACTTTATTAAATGCCTCATATAAAATATTATCAACATCTCTCTGATCCAGATGTTCACTGATAAGAATGCTATCACATACTCTTTTTTGAGATACTGTGGTTTTATTATCTTCCTCTTCCTTGGTTATGGCTGGTTTCCATAGTTTGCTCTGTGAATACCTATTGACAATCATGTCGCATGTATCCACATCCAAAATATCATCAAAAGAAACAATATAATCTCTCAAATCAAACGATAGTGGATCCCATCCCATCTGCCTATACTCTTGTTTGAGTTTTGTAATATATGGTTCTTCCTGATCTTTTGCCAGTCTATTTTTATCGTGCTCAAACATTGCACAGCATCCATTCTCTCTAACATAATGTAGGAAGAAGGCATGATACTTCTGCCCCTCAAACTTATCTCTCCAGTGAGAAACAAAGCACCCCAAAAATACAACGGCATCTCCAGGATTTAGATTAACTTCCTGTGGATTACCTCTATTGTCTTCAATGTAGATAGGCCATGGATGATCTAGGTTTAGATTAACAGAGACCGACACTTCACATGCTGGGCGATCAATATGTTTCTCTAATACCTCTGAATTGGCATATATTCTTGAATACGAATAAGTCGGAAGAACTTTTGTTCCTAAAGCATCCGATACTTTATCAGCACTCTCTAAAAGTAAATTGTGTGCTGGAGAGTAATTGTATGCACAGGCTGATCTTGGTGCTTGTGGATCTCCAGGATAATTGTTTTTTTCATGATCCAGATCGAATTGATTTGATAGTTCTATCGCTCTCTCTGGATCTATGAAATTGGGCAGTACAACGTAGTTGTTTTTTAGTAGACTTTCATTCATAACGAAAAAGAAATTATCAATGACTGTGGATCACTCCATTGGTATGAACATGAGGAATTGCACTGTTATACAAATGGAAAGCACCGTGTTGTAACCCTGCCCCTAGAAGAGCTCCTGCAACAATCAATGGTGCAAATCTTAAAATTCTAAGTGTCATGACTGAAAAGTTATTAACAAAATTATTTATTATGGTATGATGATACTATGAACCCAACCAGTAACGATGTATTTTGTCTCTGATTTTGGTGGATAACCTCTGTGCATATATGTCCAGGTAGCTGGAAACATCACAAGTTTTCCTGCCTCTGGTTGTATTCTTGTACCATCAATAAATTCGGTATATCCATCTTCATGAACATCATTCAAATACCAAATAAAAGTAATATATCTTGGAGCATTATCATTATTTCCACATGAAAAGTCATTGTGCCAAATATAAAAATCCCCTGGATCAGTTCTTTGCATCTGATAACCAGCATCGCGCCAACTGTCATTCTCAGATGCAACTCCCAATGACCAAGCTTGCCATTTGTCAGTATAATCAGTCAGATGTTTATTTAAAGACTTAAAAAATACCTCATCTTCTTCTTCCCATCCCTCACATCCAGTAATGGCTAAATCTATGGATCGTTTGACATCCATGTCAACACCGGCTCCAGTTACCCCTTGATAGGTATTTTCATCCTTATTGAACTTCTCAATACACTTTTCACAAAATTCTTTGGTGAGTGCATTAGGAACAATCTCAATAAGATCACTAAACTTGTGAATGGGTCTTAGTGACTTTTGAACCGTATTCATATAAAAATCCCTGATCCGTTGTATAATGTATTTTATGTATTCCTGCTTCTTTTAAGGCTAATGAGCAAACTGGACAAGGTTTTGCCATACGAAGTTCATCGTGATTATGGCCACCAAGTCGTGCAACAACAATAGTATCGCATACTTCACGACATTTTACAAGGGCTGCAATCTCTGCATGGAGAAAGATCTTCTCATGCAATCCAACACGTTCAGCAAATCGTGCCTGTAGTGGATGTGATTTTGTTTCTATATTTGTTGCGGTCACAACCACCTTGCTTTTGTTTAGCAGAATAGCTCCAACTTGCTTTTTAGATGTTGATGACCTAGCGGTTTCAATTGCCAGGTCATAGATCGAGTCACTCAGCATAGAAATTGATGTTCATAATACAACGGATTGGTTTGGTTATTGGATTGCTACTTGCATGATAACGCAATCCGTCAAATAACACAAACTTACCCTTTTTTGGTAGAAAGATTTCTTTCTGTGTTAGTTTTTGAAATGTACCATCGTACATCTCATTAAAGAAATAGGTAGGCCCATCATTATCATTTACATAATAAATTGCCGTGAGATGTGGTTGATCATAGTCCACATGTGGAGTATGATACAAATGCCGACTGGGACGATTTGGTAATAGATTCAGTTTAAGTCGTTTAACATTTTTGTTGATTCCGATACAATCAATGATTGGTTTGCAGATGTCATTATAAACTTCTGAGGAATACATTCCATTGTTTCCTATAACCAAATGTTCAAATTGTGGGTCTTCACCACTAACATCTGTTGGGAGTGCATCGGGACTGTCCAGGTCATACCCAGTGGTCTCTGGAGCCAGATACCATGGAAAATTGATGTTATGTAAAACAAGAGACTCAATTTGGTCTGCTATTTGATCTGGAACGTAACCTATTTCAATCATAATTAACGACGAACGGTAGAAATTGCTGGTTGGCCCTCCTCAAAAACGGTATCAACGACCTTCTGAACGCTCCTAGCGGTGCCGATGCCCACGCCATCAAAGACGGGCACACAGACCAGTCCAAACGTCTTCTCAGCGCCTCCCAGGCGGATCACACGACCGATTGACTGAGAGATGCCAATATAGTCCATGTTACGCATGAACAGAACGGCCTCCAGTCCGTTGACGTTAATACCCTCAGACAGAATAGAGTGGTGAATAACCACAAACTTCTTCTCAGGATCTTTACCCCAAGCGTTCATCGTGTCGAAGAACTTATCACGGGTGACTTTCTGACCATCGATGATAGCACCAGTCTTGCTGGTGATATACATGCAAGAATAGCCACGGAGCGCAAGTTGTTGCTGAAAGTCAGACTCACTCAACATCCTGACAATCTGCTTGGTAGAACGAGCAGCAATCAGAATCTTATTCAGAGAGTTAGCATCAATAGTATCCAGAAGATTCTTGGAATCAGATTGACGCTGATCACCAGTAGGAAGTTCCTGAATCACAACCTTGGGAGGGAGAATATAACCCTCTTTGACAAGCTGAGGAGCAGGAACATTGTGAATCACCTGACCATAAACCTCAGGATCATTCATCCCAGGTTTGGAAATAGTGAGAGAATGCTTAGGAGTAGCAGTGAAGAAGTAGCAACGGCGAGCGTTATTAGAAAAATACTCGGTAGGGCCAAAGAAATTGCGCTGAACAGAGTTGTGTGCTTCATCGAAGTAAATGGTGTCAACATAGATACCTGCCTCCTGAAGACGGTGGAGTGAGTGATAAGTAGTAAAGATCAGTTCATGCACACCAACTGTACGACAGATGGTTTGGTGCATCTTGATCTGATCAACTTTAGTGGTGGAAGCATTATCAACCTCACCACTATGAACATGCAGAACTTCTGCATTTTTGATGTGCTCAGTGAACTCTTCCCACAGCTGCACCGCCAGAAGGATGCGGGGAGCAACGACCACAATAGTTTTGGGACGCTTGCTCTGCTCAAGTTCAGTCAGGGCGTCCTCGATCATGCACATAGTCTTGCCACCACCCGTGGGGATGATCACCTGACCTTTGTTGTTGTCCCACATAGCGTTGACAGCATCGGTCTGGTGGGGGCGAAGGGTGATGGTCATTAACCTCTGTCGTTGATATGGCCATTATAGCAGAACAGGGGCCCCTGTGAAGGGCCCCCGAACCAGTTCGCAGATTGTCACAGAGAAATCAAACCTCTGGAACGATGCAATTATAATCAACAACCTTGAGCATTTGCTCAGGATCATACTCACCAATCTTTTGAGCAATCTGTTTAGTTGGAGCACATGCACGATGCGTTGCATCTTTCTTGACACGGAAACGATATGTGTCAACAAAGTCTTCAACCAAAGGCATGAACTTGATCATATACTTATCAAGTTCGATGGCAGAATCATCCACTTCTTCATGAGAACAAGCTGTGCTGTTCCAAAAACAATACTCTTGAGTTGCACCATCAGTCATAACATACTCCTGCATCATGGAAGGAAGAGTACGAAGGAAACGCTGAATATTTCCCTTATGACCATTTGAAGCATTGAGGAGAGTTACACCAGGGCAAGAAGAATTAACTGCAGCCTTAGCAGTGTTTTCCTTAAGAAACTCAATGCGACCAAGTGCTTTTTCACGAAGAATAGCATCGTTGGCATAGTCACGAATGTTATCCTTTGTCAGACAGTGGTCAATGGTATCAAACCATTTAATGATAGTGTCTTTATCCCACCCAAGTTCTTGAATCCTCCGAATAAGGATGGCAATATAATCAGCCTTAGTTGGTGGTTTTGCAGAAGGCCTTCCGTTATCGGAAATTGCCTGATCTTCAAGAACATCCAGATTGGATGTTTGGAAGTTGTTACGAGTAGACTCATCATACTCATAACGATCATAGACCCAATACTTGATACCAAGTTCCGCAAAAGTTACGGAGCGACCGAATCCACCCCACAGATCATCCTCTTCCTCTTCAGAAATCCAAATGGTACGAGGTGGTTGCTCAGTGGGAATAATACCCTGAGAGAAACTTCCAATTTGGGAAGCATCGCGGCTAGTATCACCATTCCGTGCAAGGTTGATGTTAGTATTGGTTTCGTGATTCTTCCTGTTGGGTTGGTTAGTGGGAAGAATTACCCTCTCCTTGAACTTCATACCATCCAGTTCATAAACTGGAGTTGGCATACGGTCCAAGATGGATTGCCATGCCTTAATATCACCACTGTTGGGGATAGACATGTACTGTGATTTACTCATGATTGGTAAGCTTTTAAAGCAAAGTAACGAACTATGATCAGGGAGTTGAAAAGACTTTTAAGTCTCCCCCCTCGACCATGTGGCTAATATACGATGATCTGCCGGCCCTGTCAACCCTCTACCGAATCTTTTTTGAGTCTCACCCCGAGAACCCTGACCATTAAATCCAGAGTTACCTGTTGTGGCCTGCCTTTCCAACCATACCAATTAGTTTTCTTTCCGCGATCATGTGGAGGAAGCCTATCCACCGTGTAGTATTGTTCTGCTGTTGGGTCATATATTCTGTCTCTATACTGTGCCCACCAGTGTTTCTCTCCCCTGTAATCTTCCCCACTATATCCTACCAACTCATCAGTATCCATAAGAAAACATAATGCCTGAGTGGCATGATAGCAGTGTCCATAGTATTGAACCTTTCCTTTATCCTGTGGATATAATAGTTTCTTATGACTTAATAAATCTATTGTTAAATTTCTTTTGATTAAACCTAGAACTAGGCCCATATTGTTTTCATTAAATTCCCAGGGTTCAAATTCAAGAACCCTGGAACCTATGATCTCATTCTTATTATAACGATGTCTCTCTATAATCTTCATAAAGCTCTATAATCTCTTTTCATCCTGGACAAGCCAGATTCTACACATATTTCAAGGTGTTGTCAAGTATCAATAGAAATCATTCCATGAAGATCCATCATAGCCTTGATGCTTACCTGTACTAGAGTTAAAGATGATTGCACCAGCATATAGAGGATCCAGAAGATTTCTTTGAGTTGTGGTTAGAACTGGTGGCATAAAATATGCCTGAACATCAATTCTGGAACTCATATCTAGGGCACATTTTGTTTGGATTGTTGCGAATCCAATATTAACAATCTCAGTACCAAGGCCAACATTGAGTCTAGTGTTAATGGCAACTTCAGAATCAGATACTGTTATTCCAGCACCAATGGTTGTAACACCAGTGATAATTAAGTCACTATCAATTTGTGGGATAGATGCACCAACACCAACTTGTAGAGTATTACCAACATCCAAATTGTTGAATGTTGATATTCCACTAGATGTATAAATTGAACTTCCATCTGGTAGTTGAACTGCTGTTAAGAAATATACCTCATCAGAGAATGTTGTGATACCAGTAACAGATAATGCTGTTCCAACAACAAAAATATCGGATCTAATTCCAACAACACCAGCTGCATCAACTTCATTAAATGTGCATATACCTACAGAAGATGCACACTCAAATTGTTGAACTGTGGTTGCACCACCAACCTGAAGATCTCCAGAAACATCCAAGTTCCTAAGTGTGCTGATTCCTGTTGTTACGTTTAGGTTAAAAGCAGGAGCCCCAGTAAATGATGCAATACCAGTAATTACAAGGTCATTGACTGTTGTAATTCCACTAGTTGTGTTATAATTGAAGTTTGTTAGTTGATCAAGGTTGAGACTACCAGTTACAACTACATCATTAAAGGTGGAAATTCCACTAGATGTATAAATGTTAGTTCCATCTGGGAAAATAACCTCACCAATGAAACTAGAAACTCCAGTAACCTCCAGATCTGCAAGAACGTCTAAATTGTATGCAGTTGCAATACCAGATGATGAGTTGTAGGATAGTCCACCATAAACATACACATCATTGATAATTTCTGCACCATTATTGATTAAAACATTACCATCTAGTTGGGTATCTCCAGTTACAACTAACTTTCTTCCAGGAGCTGTAATACCAAGACCAAGGTTTCCATCCTTGGTAAGAGTCATGTCCTCAGATGCAGGATCACCTCTTAGCCATCTATAATTACCATTTACATCACCAATGGACTTGTCTCTTCCTAGATGATAAATGAAATCACCATTTGCATAGTTAGATAGTTCTAGTCTTAGAACTTCTTGTCTTAGTTCTGCGGTACTGTTACCAATACCCAAGTCACCACCAAGATTGAGAGTTGCTGCACCCGTCTCTGTCAGAATTTCTAGGTTAGTTCCTTCCTGTTGGAAAAGAACCATCGTTGATGTTGGTTGTGTGGTTCCAATACCAATTGCACCATCTGTAATATTGAATATGGACCCACTAGTTCCTACTTTTACACTACCATCTGTTACTGTAAGGATACCAACAGCAAGATCTCCAGTTATATCAGCTCTAGAAACAGTGAATGCAATACCAGCATCAATAATATTTGCAGAAACAAAACCAACTCTAATATCTGGTTCTCCACTCAAACTTAAGGCCGTGGTTGCAACAGCGGTTAGTGTTCCAGTTACTTCAGCATCAGTAAATGTTGAGAAACCAGAAGAAATAACATCACCCTCAACATTACCAGTGAGACTGCCAATGAATCCACCTTGAGCAGTTAAAATGCCACTGATCTGTAGATTCTGTTCTAACTTATAGTCTGGAATTAAAGGTATCTTATCTAGTTCTAGTCTTGGTATTCTTGCCTGAGTTACGATACCAGAAGTAAGTTCATCGGCATTCAGATCTGTGAGAAGAGCACCATCTCCAACGAATCTGAATGCCGTCATCGCACCAGAAACATATACGTTTCCGTAATTTACGGCAAAACCATCAAAGCCCTGTTCTGGATTTCCACCAACCTGAAGTTGGAACTGGGGCACTAAAGTCGCAATACCAACATTTCCACCATTGTAGACACTGGAAACACCAATACCAGTATCAACATCAACCCATTGTGAAGTTGGTAGATCAGACAACTGAGATCCATCACCGTAATATGTTACGACTCCACTTGCAGCCGTAACAAATCCAGTATTAAAAGAGAAATTACCAACAATAACGCTGGTTATTCCAGTTTCAAATGTTGCCCCAGCAGATACAATAACATTTGTAAATGTTGTTAGTCCAGAGAAGGTTGCATCCCTCTGAACATCTAAGAATTTGCCTGGAATTGATGTTCCAATACCCACCAGTGAACCGTTGACGACGAATGTTTGGTCGTCAACTTGAACACCTTCTCTAAAATTAAATACCTTCTTAAAATTTGCCATCGATATGGTGTTTTTATGTATTTAGTTATAGTGCTCTGATGATGTATCTTACGGCAATATATGGAGGTAGATTTCTATTGGTTCCACTTTCTCCAGCAGGAGATGCTGAAATAGTGTGACCATGACCACCAGCATTAGCTGTATTGTGTCCATGTTGACCAGCTCCAGTTGTTGTGTGACCGTGCTGTCCTGATCCACCAATATTGTGTGCATGAGCACCACCACCACCTACAGGGTGTCCATGGTTTCCAAGGTTACTGATATTGTGACCATGAGCACCACCGCCGCCAACAGGGTGGCCATGGTTTGGAGCTGTATTGGTATTGTGTCTGTGTGCTCCAGAAAAACCAGTATTTGCGTTAATCTGACCAGTTCTTACAGCATTATTGTTTCTATTACCATATTCGGTACTAGATGTGTTCAGACGTGTATAACCATGTCTGTGAGCACCATTGTTACTGATATTGTGACCATGAGCACCACCACCACCTACAGGGTGGCCATGGTTTGGAGCTGTATTGGTATTGTGTCTGTGTTGACCAGCACCACCTACAGGGTGAGAGTGGTTTGGTGATGTATTTGTATTGTGAGCATGATCAGCTTGATTACTGATTGGGTGATTGTGATTTCCCTGGTTGCTTACATTATGTGTGTGATCAGATACTGTTGACGCATTAGTCGTATGTGTATGAACAATGGTAACAGAATCCTTTGATCCACCACTTGAAGCTCGAGGGTAACTTGCTCCACCACCAGTACCAGATCCAATGACAAAATGACCTCTTAAATCTGGAACAACAAATGTAGTCCCACTTGGATTTGCACCCCATCTAAAATCGGTTCCATTAGTTGTTAGTACGTTATATAATGCTGGATAATCTGCCTGATCGCGTGTTGCACCATTGCAAGGAAGCCATGATCCAGGAAGTGAAGCATCAGATCCTGTCCACAGCATTATTGAACCGATTGGTGGAATATTATCCACCTGAATAAAGTCACCAGTGATTGTTCCATCAACATTCAAGTTATCCTCAACCATCACATTGGTTGTGGCACTCTTTAGTGTTAGGTTCTTGCTATTGAGGGACTCAATTCTAGCAGTAGAATTACCAACACCAATTCTTATATCACCGAGATCAGCACCAGCATCACCCTCAATCTTACCAGCAAATGTACCAACACCAGCAACATTTAGTGATCCTTCAATATCGGCACTTCCACTCGATCTAAATCTACCAGTTACTTCAAGGTTTGCATCGATCTTGGTATTGCCAGTGATATTGACAACATTGTTGACTCTTAGTGGACCATCAAACTGAGATAGTAATGTCTTAGCAGGGCCACCTTCAACAACTAGTCTCTGACGAATTGTAACTTCATCGAAGATAACAGATAGAACTGAAGGATCCTCACCACGAACAGTTGGAATTGGTGCATCAAAAGTTGTCTGCTCTCCAGTAGATGGGTTAATGATTGTGTTTCCAATGAAGAAGTCACCATCATTATTCATAGCGGTATATACAACCACACCACCAGATCTCTTCTGGGACTGAGTTAGGAACTCTTCCTTATCAGTTAGAGTGATTGTCTGTACCTGAGGTAGACCAGTTGAGTAGTTACCAGGGCCATAACCTAGGTATTCAAATGTATGACCAGATCCTCTTAGAATTGATGGTCTACGAAGTTCCATTCCCCTGACAAGGATCTTACGAACCAATGCTCCTTGCTGATGAGTCTTGGTTTGTGATCCAAGATAGCCTCTAATGACTTCCAATTCATTGTTTCCAGATCCAGAGAACTGAGAATCTGCAATTCTCATAATTTCACCGTTAATCTCAATAAAGGATCCAATTGAGAATCTTGAATTGGTTGAAATACCAGAGTTTGCAAGTGATAGAATAATCTTATTATCAGATTCACCAGATCCAAGATCATTACTTAGAACCGCATCCTCTCCACCATAGAAACTATAAACTCTAGAACCAATAGATTCAGTGTCTCCACTAATTTCACCACCCTTAGCTGCATATGCAGTTGGTAGAATGAATGTAGGTCCTGTTTGTAATTCTACATCTGTCTGAACGGTTACGGTATTGATACCAATTCTTTCCAATACTGTGAGATCGCCAATAGAATTGTTGTTGTTATCAACAACTCTGAAACTGGATCCAGCAACCAATCCATGTGCATTATTTGTTACAATGGTTGAGATTCCACTGAAGCTAATAACAGTGTTGATACCAACAGATCTTCCACAGTTGACTAGATATTGATTATTAACAGGATTGGGATCTCCTGATGTTAGTGCGAATGAAACTTGATTCTTAGTGGGAGTTCCAGTTACACGATATACGCCAGTTGCAGTGCTACCAATACCAGTGATTTGAATCGAATTTCCAACAAATGTTGAAATACCAGTCTCTGCAAGAGTAATGTTTGCACCAGTGAATCCATCAAGTTTTAATACATCTCCATCAGAATATGCAGATCCACAAGAAATAATCTGAACATTTTCTACACCACCACCAGAGCCTACTGTGACTCTTGCGGTTGCACCATTCCATGTGGATTCTACATTATCAAGTAGTTTGACATTATAATAATCACCTTCGGTGAATCCACTTGATCCAGCCAGAGATGTATAAGTTACAATACCAGATAAATTGTGTGGTCTATCAAGAGTTACTGTTGCAATACCAGCAGCGTCATCTCTCTCAAAGGAAATGACAGTTCTTCCTACACCAATGGTTCTTGCAAAGTGATCAAGAGTTTCTCTAGTGATGCTGTTTTCTGGGTCATCAACTGCAACATCACCAATTGGATTTCTCTTTGCAAATGACTTTGAAGCTCTTGGGTTAGAATCAACATTGTCTCTATCTAACTGTGGATAGAATCTTTCAATCTTAGGTAGGAATGATAGATTATCAAATTCCTCCACAATAGAATTGTTTGCAGCAAGAACACTGAAGTGATAGATACCATCACTAATTCCAGGAATGTGATTCTGAATTACTTCGGAACGATACACTGAGAGGTTTGTTTTATTATCAACTCTCTCATATCTTGCCATCAGAGCAATTCTGGTGTTCATATCTGATGTGAAATCACCAGGAGTTCTTCCATTTCCATTTACATCTGTTGTGGAATATGTAAATGTCTTGTCATCAACAATAGAAGTTACGGTGAAAGTTCCGTTGTATCCACTTAAGGCTGCACCAGAAGCATTTGTCGTACTTTCAACATCAATGATTTTGATGACATCATCACGGCACAGTTCATGTGGTTTATCAACTCTAACTGTAATGGTTGATCCACTTACTGAACAGGTTGAAATATATCTTGAATTACGATTATAATCATAATCAGTAATATCGATTGATGAAATAGTGAAATCTTGATCATCTCTGGCTGCTGTGCTTCCACTATCCTGAAGAATGAATCCATTTACAGGATCTCTACCAAGTGTTGATTCTTTTGGAACAAAATATCTTAATTTATAAATTTTATCACCAAGAGATCTATTGTCAGAACGTCTCTTCAAATATGTCTCTGATGTTTGAGCACCAATATCAATAATACCACCTTGACTTAAGAACGCATTGTAAATATCATTATTCTCAGCAACATGGAGGAACCAGTTGTTTTGATTTGGATCGAATAATACTGGACATCCAATTTCACCAGCAGATTTATCGGATACCCTACTCTCTACTCTAAGTCCAGTTCCACCATAAATGGTAATTGCCTCTCCTCTAAGAGCATCACTATATGTTGATGCAACTTGGAATAGGGCTAAGTTGATTCCATCAACAATTGCATAATAAACAGTATCATCTTCTAGATTTTCTGGAAGGTCTCCATCTTCACTATAGATACGAACCTTTTCACCAGTAACCAGATTATGATTTACTTGACATGAGAAACGTCCTTCTGCATCTAGACCCACAATTGGTGTGATTCTTTCCTTTGAACCCTGACCAGTAGCTATTGTGGATGCAGTTGAGACAAGATTATCCGTGATTAGAATGTTTGCCGTATATGCAGTGTTGTTGATGTCAACATAAATTTTATCGCCTTCTCTTGCACCAACACGATAACCCTGTGAAATAATTGCTGGTGGGTTATCCTGATCTTTGAAACCAAAGAGATATAGGTGACTTGTAATACCAACAGAAGTTGTGAGGCCAACATCTAATGTGAATAGGTCAATGTTTACTTCTTCCTCAGAAATAGTTTGAGGTGCAACAATAGAAGTTACATATCCCTGATCATCCTTTGTGAATGCTTCAGCCTTGAATCCTTCAGAAACAAGAGCAATCTGACCAAAGTTGGAGTTTGAGTTTGTGATAGATGCGTCACCACCAGACTGACAATCAAAGTGCTTATTGAATCCGATAGCGAACACGGATACGATCTGAATGATCGCATCATTAATCATTGAAATATGGTGAGTATCCCAACCCTTTCTATAAACAGCTCTACTGTCTAGGTGGTAAACAGTGTTACTATTAGTAGAACTAGATTCTGATGCTAGTTGAGCACCAGTAACTTTCGAGATAGAAATACCATCATATGTTCTGGATACTGGGTTATACTTAACGAATGCACGGTCATCCTTCTGTAGTGATACAGCCGTAAACTGTGCCACAACCATGGACTTGAATCCAGATGCGGTAGCACCATCCGCAAGCATACCATTCATGCCATATACGGATCTCAGAGACACGTTAAAGACGTATGGAGATGCACCTGTGACTGTATCGGTCTCAATAGTTGCAGTGGACCCAGAAACGTTTCCTGTCGCCACTAGAGTAGCATCTACATCTGGTAATAGATATGTGAATACTGTTTCTGAAGGTACACCTGTTACGAATGTTGAGATATTATAATCGGCAGGAGTAACACCCTTAATCTTGACGGGAGTACCCACAGTAAGCCCATGAGGGATGTTAGTAGTTACTGTGATTAGAGTAGATGGGCTGATACCATCACCAGATATAATTTCTTTGATTGTGATTGGGTCTGATGCAAATGCACCAACAATTTCCCATTCAATTCTACTCTTAGAGAATCCTTGTGATTGTGCTGGGAATTTCTGGTCAATATTTCTACCAGATGCTTCGTTAAAAGCATTTGATAGTTTGCTGTAATACATGTCAAGGTCAGTTAGACCAGTGCCATCAACCTCATTAACACCATCAGCGAAACCAAAACAAACAAGTTTATGGTGAGAGAATGTTGGTTTTGATTTATTGATTTGGGAGAAATCTTGTGGGTCAGTATAAACTTCTTGATCTAGAGCCCCATCAAAAAATGTAAAGTCTCTGAAGTAACAAGTACCAGTTAATCGAATTAGTGCTGATTTGCCCGCTTCACTGTCTGTGGGATTGGGCACATACATTGGACGAATCTTGGTCTTTCTTAGGTCTAGACCAACGATTGATGTACCTCTAGGAAGAATGCAACCACCCCTATGATCATTAAACTTGTAGAGCATGTTGTCTTCGACATTTAAGTCAAAGATTGAATCTAGGGATAATGTAAGAGTTCCAGCAGCAAGAGATTCTGTGCCTGAAGGAGAGATGGCTTTTGCTACACCACCATCATCCTTGATTCTATATCCAGGTCTGTTATCAATAAAGTGCTCACCTGGGAACAGAAGAATTGTTGTTCTGTCAAACAGGTCATTATCATTACCTCTTACATAAGAGAATCTAGCAGATTCTAGAAGGGCTCTCTGTAGAGTTTTGAATGGTTGTGATAGTGAATTACCTTGGTTTTCAATACTATCAGTCGCACCGATGTCGTTAGGATTTACGTATAAAATCTTACCTTCGGTATTCTTAATAAAGTTCTGAAGCTTACTAAGAGGCATGGATATAAGGGGCGCTACTTGCTTTATGTTGTATTTAGCAAGTTAGATATACCTCATTTTAAATACCCGTGGTCGGACTCGAACCGACACTGTAAGCATTTTAAGTGCTCTATCTCTGCCTTTGGATTACACGGGCAAGACATTACACTTATCCGAATGCTTGCTATGGGGCATTTAAACCCAACATTCTGACAGTTTGCAACGGAGTAGGACAGGGGTCCACCCTGAACATCCAAAGGGGGCTGATTCCCAACTACAGGGTTTCGGTATATCCGAACCGCTGGGCACCTTTGGTTGGAACGTCTCAAGTTCCTAATGCTTCCTGTGAGGATCGAACTCACCTTAGCCCGATTATGAGTCGGGAGCTTTCACCAGAGAGCTAAGGAAGCAATGGTTCTGCCGAGAATTGAACTCGGTTCACACGCTTATAAGGCATGGGCTTTAACCAATAAGCAACAGAACCCTCACCAATCAAATATCACATATGGGTGGATGATATTTGAGATATTCCCTGAATGTCATCTTCATTTCTTTCTGTGTCATTCCACAGTGATTAGCCGCCTCTGGCAAATTCATCGTACAATCATACAATGATTCGTTTGCTTCGTTAACGTTTTCTGGTGTAGTCTTTTTCTTATCGTTGTTCAATTTTCAAGAACCTCAATTTCAGCGTAAACAATTTGATCGTCAGTTAGATTGTTGGTGCAAACTGCAAGTACACTCATAAACTGATCTGGAGTTTCACATTCAACAGTTTTTTCAGAACCCTCGTCACTGATAATCAGAAACGAACGGGTGCAAATGTCGATCACAACTCCAAGAACGGTTTCGGTGTTCATCTGGTGGTTCTCTTGAGTACCCACATATTATAACCGATCAATGGGTGAGTATCAAGCCCCATGTGACAGTTGGTAAACTGGCCTCACTGGGTCTCTGGATAGAATGTGTTAATTCTATCGTATCTATCTTGTGTATATCCTTCTGCTTTTTTATATGCCCATCTTTGCAATCTATATTCCTTTGCTTCTTCCTTAATCGTTGCAGATTTATTTGCATCAGTTGTCCTACTTCCACTCGACTTTTCATTATTATAGTTTGTTATAGCTGCTTGCTGCTGATCTCGATAATATGAACAATGTGATGAGCAGGTTCCAGGATTTGGTTGTAAAGCAAGAACGGAAAGTAATACAACAGAACTTCCAGCAGATACTCTATTCGATACACCTCTTCCAAAATTTGCTGGAACCAATACAGTACCAGAACCACTACCACTTGTTAGATTTACACTAGCTGCATCTCCCTGAGGATCATCACCAATGTAATTGTCATAACTACCATTTTCCATCACAGCTTGTGCGACTTCATAGTAAACAGTTGTTGCTGTTCCTGCAAGATAATCTCCAGTACTTCCGATTGCAACGGAACATCCACACCCAGAAGCAATTGTTGCAAAGTTTACTGCCTGAGCTAAGTAATTATTTGCATCAACTATTGATTGAGCATATGATTCATCACTGGCCAGTGATAATGAAACAATCTCGGATATGTGATCACCATATTTTTCAGAAGCTTCTGAAAGATAATCAATATCTTCTTGAAGTTGATTCAACTCCGAATTATAGTATTCTTGTAATTTTCTGTTCGCCATTATTAATTGAGAACTAGAGGTTCAGGATTGCCATGTCTATTATCTATAATGGTTTCACCACTTCGTTTTACTTTAATTGCAGACTTCTTAAAGTCACTTGTACTTTCACCCCTATACTCAATAATAAGATCATCAAGATCTTTTCTTTCCCCATGAATAATGTAATAGTATTCTAAATCTTGTGCCTGATGTCCAACATACACAACATTATTTTCAATCTTCTTGACGTGCAATGTACTACATGCTTTTCCAATTGGTGTTAGTTGAACAGTAATACTATCTTCATGAACTAATCCAGTCCAATAATGTGGTAATTCAATAGACTTTTCTTTCGTTTTTCCACGATAATATACGCCCATTTCAGGACCTTCCAATGCAGCATGTGCAAGTCTCCAACCCTCACCTCTAGTTGGATGTGGAATATCAAACTGTTTAAATGGTGCAGCAACACCAGAAAATGCACCAAAAGATGCCGTGATAGTTGAACATGTAATATTTCCAGCAGTTGCATTATTAGCTGCCTGTGCTTCTGATGCAGCCTTTACAACTGCTCCCGCAACCGTGGATACTGATGCCTTAACATCTGCACCAGCCTTAGTTGCAATACCAGAAACATTTAGTGAACCCAGAACATTTGTAATACCAGTTAATTGTGCCGCAACTGGTGCTCCAAGTACATTTAGAGATGCAATTCCAGGAGCAGGAAGTTTTGGTCCGATATTTACTGTTCCAATATCAACACCAAGACCAGGGCAGGCACCAAAATATGCAGGTCCAGATGACGTAAAAAGTCCAGGGATAAGACTACTAAAAGTCAGACCACTAATTGCCTGACTTGGTATTGCACCAACATGAAGTTTTCCTGTTGTAAAACTATTGAATGATCCAGCCATCGTTAAATTCCTCTCAGTGATCCAGATATTCCAGATAATGTAGATGCCCAACCACCGCCAAGATATGACTCAACCAAAGATGCAACCGTGGATGATCCAGCATTTTTCATATCACCAATCATATTTAAAAATCCAGTTGCATCAAGAACAACATCCTTTTCAGATACAATTTGAACCTCACCACCCTGCACTCTAAGAGTTTCATTGGTCTGTAAATTCATGAGACCATTGGCAATCATTTCAATCTTTCCTTCGGGAGAAACACCCTCAGCCTCAAATATAATATTCTTTGCCTTTATCTTTACGTTTCCATCCGCCACAAGTACAAAGTCTCCATTTTGACAATAGATTGACTTTGCAACATTCTCATCACTAACCTGTGGTGGTTCTACATTACAAACTTCTTTACTTGGTCCAGCTGTTACTACAGTTTTTGCACCATTGGACCAGTGAGTCTCACAACTTCCACCTTTTGTCCATGTTGTTAATACTCTTCCCGTATCAGCACTTTTCGTGGTAGTCTCAGTTTTACCTGGGCCTGCCAAGATAGAAGCATTCTCATTATCTAATAACCTATAACTTCTATTACTCATTTAACTTCTAATACATTGTACAACTGAGAGAGTGCTGGTCTTATATCTCACCTGTTCTTCTTTTGTGAAATCAGTTGCCTTTGTGAAGGAGAGATTTGGTTTAATGATAGCACCAGCACCAGTTCTACTATTTATTTGTATATCTGGAAGATCTGTCCATCCACAAGTCTCACCTTCAATTTCAATTTCAACTAATTGTCCAGCATCAGTATATTTTGGAATTAGGATAAGTCCAGGTTTTGCTGGAACAGTAACTATCTCATCACCTTCGGCATATCCATATCCCATACTGACTATTTTGACGCCATTCAAACAACCAACAACTGGAACAGTAACGATTGGATTTGGATCATCCTCATCAGGAATTGGTCCTCCACCACCACCACCGTTATCGCCAACTCCTGGATCAACAGTATTTGAACCAGGATCTTTATCATCATCAATTGGTGGATTTGGTTCTGGTTTGATTGGCTCACGTTCATCTGGATTTGGATTATCATTTGTTGATCCATCAGTATCATCAATATATCCATACCCAGGGTTTGTAATAATTACCCCAGTTAGAGATCCATCATCATCGATTTCAGCATATCCACCAGCTAGTGATCCATATCCACAAGGATCATCGAATGCAACAAAGGGTGGATATCTATATCCCAAACCTCTACTCTCAAGTAGAACTCCTATAATAGATCCTTTCTTACTCACAACTGCAGCTGCAAGTGCTTCTGCAGTTGGATTTCCACCAAAGATACTTACAATTGGTGGACTACATTTGGGTGAATTTGCAATATCACATGAAGTCTGACCCTCTGCTGTTAATCCAGCATTATCCAACCATGCTGCTGCATTAGATCCAATATCTGGTATTGTTAGTTGACTTAAGAAACTATTGTAATCATCAACCTGTTTCTTAGTTGGGCCTCCAAATGGGCTTGAGTTAAACTTGGTAACTTCTACACAATTCTTCGTTAGACATAAGAATCCAACCAATCCCAGAACCTGATCGATTGCACTTGATATTGCCGAACCAATATCCAAAACACCATTCAGAAGATCTTCGATGTCGGCAATAATCGGATCCAGTACACCCTGAATTGAATTTAGGATATTGTTTACAAGAGCATTGATAAATTTTTCTGCCGCACATAATGGTGAAGCAGCTAATTGTCCAAGTAGTGCGGCAATAAAGTCTCCAATTAAACCAGGAAGTTCATCAATGGTTGTCTGGAAAATACAAAATATAATGTCAAGAATCTCGCTTATGACAGCATCTTTTATATCTTTTAAGACATCACCAAGAATAATTTCTAGGGCCTCTGATAACAATCTTCTAAGTTCTCTTAGAACATAGTTTCTCACTCTTTGGACCAAAGTCCTCATCACAGCAGCGATGTTTTGAATTACATTCTGAATTTGGCCAACAAAATCATAAACTTTATTGACGGCACCAAGAACATATGTGTTATAATATTTTTTTACTCCTGTTAATATAGTAACAATCTTAGATATTTCTACTCTAATTCTAGATACGATGTCATCCCCACAATTGTTAGGACCATTAAATTCGTCCATCAATTTTGACATCTCATAGGCGTGCATTATACTGGGAACAAAATCTGCACCGCCAGTTGCATCACTAATTTGATTTACAGCATTATCTCCTTTTGGGCTTGCTGATTTGCCTTGAGACTGAAGTAAAGAATTTTTATCGGGATTCTTACCCTCTCCTGCAATTCTCCAGATTGGAATACTTGATGATTCCAATAATGGAGATGATAGGAAAGGATTTGCTCCGTTTGCTAGATCTGTGAGTGTTAGTTGATTGTCATTATTCCATCGATCAAGAACACCATCAATAACAGGTTGCTGAGCCTCATCGGCATCCATGAAATATCCAGTTACAATCTCACCACCAACAATTCCACTATTTTGAAGATTTCCAGCACCAACAGTAGTTGGTTTTTTGACATATGCAATTGGAAGATCTGTATCTGGAAGTATTGAAGTATCTTCAGTATGGTATCCTAAGATCCTTACTGGTACTCTTTCACCCCAGTTGTTTCCGTCAGAGATGGTTTTGAAATTGGACGGAACTTTTCCAATCCAATATCTATAACCATCCCTGCCAAGGAAATAACTTGTAGATATAGCTTCTCTAAAATCCATTAATCCTCGTATACTCTACATTCATCTGCGTCTGGATTTGTATCACAATATAGTTCAAGTGGTGTGGGATCATGATGATCCTCTGGATGATTTTCGTGATAGTTTTCCAATTCCTCCAGTTCACTCTCAATGTGACGACGTTGTTGTGGGGAAATTGTAGGATCTTCAAGAATCCTTTTGTCTTTCTCTATGTGAGCTTCTATGTTTTCCATGATTAGTTGCTTTTCCTCCCTCTAGTATCTCTTATGAGTTTTAGGTGTGAATAAGATCTAGATTCTGTTATATGATGGCAAACTTCCTTTATGAGATATTTTCCACTTAGGTTTTCATCTACTTCGTAGTTACACCCAACTTTTGGAATCTCAACAGCAATTACATCACCAGCATGTAGATCAAAGTTTGATGGGACTGTAATATTTAGCACCTGTGTAAAAAGTGCATTATATCTGAATGGACTCTGTGCTATAGAATCGCTAAAATCTACATTTAATTTATCAGTATCAGTAAGACTTTGATTGTCTTGAAGTGCAACATAGAATCTAGTTGCATTGTCAAACAATCCTTCTGGTGGTTGATATCTATCTTTACCTAACAGATCAATGTCTGTGGCTTTTTCCCAGTCAAAATCAGTTTTGCCATCCTCTATAGATGCATTGAATGCATTGAAAGTATATCTCTTTGCCGAAAATGCACCATATTGAGATTTTTGTATAAGATTGTTTGATTGAAGTTCTTGATATCTTAAAATTTTTCTATCAACATCAACTCCCTGTGGATCATATTGAGACTGCATTTGCCCAGAAAGTAAATATGGTTTCCCTGGAGGTTGTGCTGAGAGTTTATCTAATGATCTAAAGTTATATCCTCTTCTTGTCTCATAGAAAACATATCCAGAAGATTGTTCTGGTTTATCACCCACAGTCTTTACAGCCATGTGCATGATGACTGTGAATGGTTTTCTGTTATTTCCTTGATATGAAAAATTTGAAGTTGCTGGATCGTATGATAGTTGTTTTTTTGTTTTGAATTCTGTATTCAAAATATCCTGAACATGTTCATGTGTTGGTTTTTCTTTTAGTTTCCTAGCAATTCTGTGATTTTCATTATTGAAATATTCCTTTGAAATGAAACTGAGTGTGAATACCTCAACATTATCTTTGGTGTTCAAATCTCCAGGTTTGAAACATATCATTGACTGTAGATCTAGTATTTGATTGCTTTGATTCCTAATCTGAATCTTAGCAGTCTCACCACCAACGATTGGTAATCCAGCATAAAGTGCCTCATTATATTTTTTGCCATTGATGCTATTTTTACCAGCATCCATGACCAGAACCTTTGCCGTCACAACTGGTGAAAAGATGTCTTCATAAAACATAAAGTCACCACCAATACCAGCACTGATGTCAATGGTTTTGCTACCATCGGCACTCGTTAGTTCAAATTGTAGATACTTTGAATAATCGGCTGCTGACATTATGTGTACGCTGCGTTTATGTCTCTAATACTATTTAATGAACTTGCACCACTGAACTGAAGTGGTTCACTTACTGATGCTTTGGAACCAGATGATGTTGATCCAGTTTGTACTGGGATTGGTAGAACGGCTATGGTTGGTCCTGCAGTTGTACTCTGTTGTATTGAAGCTCTAGTGTGTCGTTGTCTGACAGATACTGGACTCTCCATAGAACCAGCGGCACCATGAGATACGGAAATTTGATCCGTACCAAGAATCATCGCCTCTCTTCCATATCCACCTCTCATATAAACCTTTCCAACGGCAAATGGGAATGTTGTTTTTGATCCTGGTTGACTTGGAAAAGTTCTCTGAATATTTGGATTGTTCTCTTGAATATCAACAGCTGGTGAAGATCTTCTTGCATGGTATTGTTGTTCAACCAGAATAGCATTTCTCAATGCAGAATCCGACATTCCTTTTCTGAGACTTTGTTTACTACTTCCAAGGTATACTGTTGAACCTCTTGCAAACATTGCTTTAATAGCATGGAAAGAAACTTCTCTAATTTCTTTCTTTTGTTTTCTGGATAGATTTGCTGGGCCATCAATATGGAAGTGTGTTGCATATTGGGTTTCGGTTGTTCCATCTGGCCCACGTCTACTTCCAGATCCACCCTGTATAAATCCACCAGGATCAGAAAGTCTTTGTGGTATTAGATTTAATCCACCCTGTCTAATTGGTTGTCCAAATGGTGCTTGTGGTGCTGGTTGCTGTTGTTGTTGAGGTCTTGGTATTGTTGCAAAACTCTCTGGTGATTGCCATCCGTAATTTTTTCCACCCCATCTTACTGGTTTTCCATTAAGAATTGCTTTATCACCAAATCGTCTTTGTGGTGCTTGTGGTTTTCCAAGCTCTTTTTCGTAGAGGGCTTTTAATTGGTTATATTTTTTAACTGGTTGCCCATATGCACTTTGCCCTTGAGCATTGGGAAGTGATGCCCATTCACCAGATAATAGGGCTGATACTCTCCTACTGAATCCTTCTTTCTGGAGCATTGCCTGAGTTACTTTTCTTCCCTTTATAAGTGTCACAGCACCCTTATCCTGATTTGCAGGAGACATATCAAAACCATTGGACTTATAAGGTCCAGTGAGAACTCTGCCACCAATACGTTTCCAAGTAAATGACATAAATTGATAACGACCGAAAGCATCACTGACTCTACCGCTTCCATCTCCAAGTGGAATTGGAACAGAGGGGTGGCCCCTCAATTGTGGTTCTTGTTGACTAAAACCAAAATTAGTATTATATCCATTATTAGGTTGATTGTAAGTACCCTCAGCAAATGCAATTACATTCAATAATGCTCGCATTTCTTTAGTCTGCCCAGCACCTGGAGTTCCAGCTGGAACTGGTGCAGGTGTTGGTGCAGGTGTTGGAGTGGGTGCTGGAGTTATTGGTGTAGTGCGGATAGGTTCTTCTGGTTGGGGTGTAGTAGCTTGTCCAGGTTCTTCTTCTCTTTGTCTCCTTTCTTCTTCAGTGGGTGGAGTTGTAATATTCAATATATTTGTCTTCGCGTCTTCAAAATTTCCCTTAAGACTTTTAACGTTCGTGTCTAATTCTGCTAGTTTTGTTGCCAGTTCTCCATTGGGATCAGTAAAATCTCCAAAATTAAAATTCATAATATTTTGTATTGCCTGACTTACAACTCCACCAATACCATTAATTATACTTCCAACATCCCTGATCATGTTAGTTCCAGCGGTAATAATATTTTCAATTCTAAACTTTAGGGTATCAACGAAAGTTAAAATTCTTGGCAGATTATTAACCAACCATCCAAGCAGGAGGAGGCCTAAGGAATCCATAATCTTACCAAAAAATCCTTTACCACGATCTAGAGCATTTCTTACTGTTCCACTAACGTATCCAGACTTAGTGGAATTTGCTTCAACTAATTCTTCTCTTCGTCTTCTTCTATTTCTACTTTCAAACAAAAAACTAGTTCTTCTTTCTGTTTGTATAGCTTTTGCAGAAACTTGAGACTTTCTTGCTAATACCTTTCTTGCATTTATTGAAGTCTTTCTTGCAAATATAGAGTTCTTTCTAAGAGAAACAATCTGCTCATCTAGATTGGACCTCTTAAAAATATTTCTCAACAATGGGGTGTTTAGTTCTGCCATCGTTTACACTCCAATATTGTAGATTGAATTTGCAAGAGATGAATATGGATTTAATGGATCTGATGTTGGTACGGCAGGAACCATATTCAAAGGAGATTTTGGATATGATTGTTTCTTGGCAAAGTCTCCAGTTATTGTTGCAGTATCAAGTGAAATATAAGTTGGCATCCCTTCTGCAGGGCCTCTCTGTGCAAGATCTGCAGCACGTCCAGCTGTACTTGGTGGACTTATCAATGAATCTAGACGACCAGCGGGTGGAGTAACAACTGGTTGAACTTCTGGCATTTCACCAGTTTGAGATGGTTTTGCCGAAGTTGAAGTTGATGCAGAAGGAGTGGGTAAGTTTGATTTAGTTATAACTCCCATTCCTTCTAATGCATTGCGAATTGGATCATTAATAAAACCAAGTGCCTTATCCCATCCAGGTTGCCAACTACTATCAATAAGGTCAGTAATTGGTTGTCCTAACATACTACCAACCGCACCACCAAGACCAGCACCAGCAACAGCTAATAATGCACTCAAAATTCCACCACCAGCAAGAGCTCCTGCTCCTAATCCTATTGATGCACCACCATAAGTTAATAAGAATTCTGGCAAAAATCCAAGAACCGCTTGTGTTGGACTTTGACCACGATTCATTCTATCTCTTGCACCAAGTACAAAAGAAGCTACACCTAAAAGTCTACCCAAAAATGGAAGTATTCCACGTCCCATTCCCTTTACGGCATTGAGTGGTTTTCCAAAAAATCCTTTTACTTTTTGCCAACCACCACCAGCTGCTGCTCTAATTGGTTGGGGAATAAGACTTTTTGCCTTATTCCAAATTCCACCAAATATACCACCTCCAGTTTGGGGTGGTGTAGTTCTGCCACCAGGGGATGTTCTTCCCCCTCCACCTCCTCCACTAGTACCTCCACCAGCACGGCCGCCTCCAGTACGACCTCCACCACCAGATCCAGGGGTGACACGACCACCTTTACCACCACCAGGAGTTACTGGTGGTTGTTTAGCTGGGAAAAATAAATTCTTTAACCATTTAAATGGTTGTTTAATTAGAAATCCTGCAATTGATAATGACAAACCACCAATGGTTGCTATTATACCAAGCAATCCACCACTTAATAATGCAAATGCTCCACCAGCAGCTGCCAAAGCAACACCAATTTGAGTTTTAAGTTCCTCAAATTTATTTGTACTACCATCGGCATCCGCCTGGAACATTTTGAATACTTTATCAGTCAACCATCCAACAAAAAGAAGCATAAGTGCATCTTTAAGTTTATTCAATCCACCTTGAACGGCACCAGTAATTTTCTTGACTGGTTTTGTAATTGCCCGAACAATTCTACTCTCTAGTATGCTTTCGGCACGACCAAAAGATTCTTTTTCCGCAGACCTAATCCTTCTGGTTTTTTCTTGTTGTATATTTGCTTCTTCTTTTCTAGTTTCCGTTTGCAATGCACTTGTGAGTGCCGTAATGTTATTTGCAACGGCTAAAATATTATTATTGATTGCCTGTAATTGTTTAGAGAGAAACGAAAATGTTTGTTGCTGCTGTCTCTCTCTAACGTTAGTTATTTCTTGTACGGCACCAGAAAATGATTGCCCTAAACTTCTTACAATCCCACTACCATTTGATTTAACAATCGCACCACCACGGCCTGCTGAGGTTTGTTCCGCAGCAGGTAAAAGTCTGGATGTGTCGATTGTTATCTTAGATGCCATTTGATTGTTTACGTTTTAGATCTTCTTCCTCTAGATATGCTTGGAGAAGAGAAACGTATACTTCTCTTTCCCATGGCATCATATCTTCTAACTCTGTCAAACTATATTTATGGTGCTGAATCAAGGCAAAATTAGTTTGATAATATGAAGTCAGAGACTCATGTGCCAGGGCTATGCGAAAAAAGATGCTAAGCCCTCAAGAACAATTTCATTCTCAACACCAGTATTTGGATTAGTCACTTTTAAAGTGTGACTAAGTTTTGGCATGGTTGCAAAGAATCTTTCAACTTTAGAGAACTGTGATGATGTAAGATCACCAACGAACTCATTCAACTCTTTCTTTGAACAGTCTGATGCATTCCAAGATTCTTCTTCATTATAAACCTGCTCAATACAATTTGCGATAATCTCAAATCCCTGATCAACATTTATATCTTCACCATTGAAATTTGATTTCACGAATTCGTTGAGTGATGGATATTTCATTCTCAATGTGAGATCACTATCCAATTCAATGTCCCTTGAATGTTCTGGATCAATTTGAACATTGATGTCATCAATATTAATTTGCATGTCAACTTTGGTTTCCCCATCATCAGGGCAAGTGACAACAACATCAATCAGTTCTCCCACTGACTTTCCACGAACATTTAAAAACAAATATTCAATATCAAAAGTGGATAGAGTCTCAACCTTAACACCTCTACTTAGAATACATGCAGATAGTACGTTCTTTACAGCCTCACTAATCTGCTTCATATCCTCACTTTCAAGTGCCATAATGAGAACCTTTTCTTCTCTGACTAGAAAGGGGCGATACTTGATCTTCTTCTTTGTAGATGGCAACTCAAGTTCATATACAGGAGTTGTAGACTTTGGTAAAGGCATGATCTATTATAATAATTATTTTTATTTAGTGTCTATTTCCTAAACAACTTGATTAGATCCAGTACTAACAAAGTTGATTACATCTGAGGTTGCTGAAGTTGTGGGATTCCAATTATCTTTTGCAAAGATGAAATCATCAACCGCTTTTTGTGACAATCTATCAAACCCTGATTGATTAAATGCGGTGAAATAATTTGTCAATGCTGAGTTGGTTTCCTGTAACTCTGTAACATTATTTGCAGACAAATTATTCTGAGAATTATTAATATCAGTTAGATTGGAAACGGACTTTGGTGTGGCCCAAGGATATAAAACAAATGATCCATCATCATTGAATATGTATCGATCAAAGTTAAAATCAACACTCACTCTCATGATTGAGTTTGATGCCTCATATGAAACTGGTGTTCCACTTACAGAAACTGGAAATGCAGAAATAAAATTATACTGAACTCCATTAGCATAATCTCGATCAAACTTTGAAATTCTGAGACCTTCACACTTATATTGATCTGGGAATCTCATTCTATAAAAATATCCCCTGGATCTTTGATCTCTTGCACCTGCACCAGAGATATGTTGAATCCAGGCCTCAAAAAACTTTAAAACTTTATATTTTGAATCGCAATAGAAATCTAAAGTTATATTATTAAATATTCTTGTATGTGCATACTGCTGTTGAACACCAGTGAAGTTTCCTTCAATGTTCATAGTTGCAAGAGATGAACCTGGGAGTGTTGCACTATAGCAAAGTAGTCCAAGTTTTCTTCCAATGAAGTTACTATCAAGGCCTTTTTGATAAAAGGTTGTTAGAAGTGATGATGGAAACCCACCAAACATTACCTCATAATGAGATGTTTGTGCAACATTCATTAAGGTTGATTTGATTTCCGATATTTTTCTTGGTTTTACCACTCTAAATACCTATAGTGATTTTTTTATGAATGTCATATAAAGGTAAATTTATCCCCTCAAACACAAAAAAGTATAGAGGAGACCCAACTAACATTATTTATAGGTCTCTGTGGGAAAGAAAGTTTATGGTCTATTGTGACCTAAATGAGAACATTCTTGAGTGGGGTAGTGAAGAGTTCTGGATTCCATATCGCTCACCAATTGATTCCAGAGTTCACAGATACTTTCCAGACTTCTATATCAAGGTTCGTGAAAGTAATGGAAGTATTGTCAAATATGTGATTGAAGTTAAACCAAAGAAACAGTGCAAAGAACCAAAAGTTCAAAGCAAAAAAACAAAGTCATACATCTATGAAGTGACTGAGTATGCCAAGAACCAGGCAAAGTGGAAGGCTGCAAGAGACTTCTGTGAAGATCGCAAATGGCAATTTAAGATTCTTACTGAAGATGATCTAGGTATTAAGTAATGCCAAGAAAAACACTCAAACAAAGACAACAATCATCCAGTAGAATCCAGCCTCTGATTGATAAGATGACTGGTGCAGAAGATCCTGACGATTTAATGATGGAGATTCTAGAACTTCTACCAGAAACAGTTGAATCTACTGATCTTGAAGTTGGTAATTATTGTACCTTTGTTTATGGGCCAAAAACTCCTTTTATTCAATATGATCAGAATCCTCTGGTCGCTGTTGTCGGTGTGTTTGAGTGGGGATTTCGTGGAATCAATTATCACTGGGGAAATTTTAGAAACTATACCAACGAAGAAGTAGTTGGTGAAGTTCATCTATTCAAAGCTTCTGAGTTAAGTGATCTGAGAAGTATCCCCTATCAAAATTATAGACTAAATATCTAAAAAGAAACGTAAATGTCTTTTTTTAAAGCATTATTTAAAGATAATGCAACAGCATCACTTCGATATCCATTAGCGACTCTTACTGAAGAGTCGGATTATCTTTTGATGGAAGTTATCGAATACAAGCCATCAAATCTTGAAGGTGGTGCATTGGAGCGAGCACTTGAGAATGGTGTTGGAAACCAATCACCAAAAAGAAAAGCATCCATAATCCTACCAATTCCAACAAATATTACAGCTGCAAATGGTGTAAGTTGGAACAGCGCATCATTGAATGAATTGGAGGAGATTGCTGGGCAGGGATTGATGAATCTGATGCAGTCTGAAAATTTTGATCAGGCAGGGGCTGCAATAAGAGAAGTTGGATCTAGAATGCAAGGAATTGGTTTTGAAAACGGCAGAACACTAACTTTAAATGCGATTACCAAAAGAATACTTCAAAACTTTGGAAGTCAGGTAACTCTTGCACAAAGTCTTGCAAGAACAACTGGGCAGGTTCTAAATCCAAATATGGAACTTCTGTTCTCAGGTCCTGGTCTTAGAAGTTTTAGTTTTTCTTATCAACTATCCGCAAGAAACGAAAACGAAGGTAGACAAATAAAAGAAATATTAAGAGTATTGAAAAAAAGTATGGCTCCCAAAAGAGCTGCGAATGAACTTTTTATCTGCACTCCAGACATCTTCTCTTTAAAATTTAAAAGAGGTGCAAGTGATCATCAGTATCTGAATAGATTTAAGCAGATGGCACTTACAGATATGTCTGTTAATTATACTGGTTCTGGAACATACACTGTGTATGACAATGGAATGCCAACACTCATCAACATAAGTATGACATTCCAAGAACTAGCACCTGTTTATGCACAAGACTATGATAAGGGTGAAGGTACAATAGGAATGGGTTACTAATGGCTTACTTTAACGAACTTCCAAACGCACAATACCCTTCACCACTTTCCGATAGGTCTTCTGATAGGGAATATATTCAAATTAAAAATATCTTCAGAAGAGTAAAACTTCGTGATGATTTGGTAAACAAACTCGTTGCATTTGATAATTATGAAATTAGACATGGCGAAAGACCAGATCTTGTTGCAGAAAATTATTACGGAAACTCTGAACTTGATTGGCTTGTTCTAGTTTCAAATAATATCACAAACGTAAGAGATCAGTGGCCTCTGTCAGACTTTGAATTGGATCATTATGTAAAGGAAAAATATGGTAATAGTGCAAATAATATTGCATTCTATGAAACCACGGAAGTAAAGGATGATATGGGTCGTTTAATATATCCTGCTGGTATTGTTGTGGATTCTGATTTCACTATTCCAGATCCAGATGTATTTGACTCAACACTATCACCAATAAAATCAGTAACGAACTATGAATATGAAGTTCGTAAGAATAATGAAAAGAGATCTATTGTTCTACTCAGAACAGAGTATGTGACACAAGCCCTTAAAGACTTAAGGGAGGAAATGTCTTACGACAGATCCTCCCAGTACGTGGATAATAAAACTATTAAGGCTGATAATATCAGACTAAAGGGTTAATCATCCATCAGCAAGACGTTGGAAATAACTCAAAGTATCATCATCTTCTTCACTTAAGGATGAGGATGTGGTTTCTTCTGAGTTGAAGTTTGGAGTAAATGTGGGGGCGGATTCGCCACGACGCTCACGATCAAACTCTTCTTCCTCGGCAACAATTTCAGGATCCTGAGTCTTGGGAACTCCACGAATGCCGAGAACATAGTCAAGGCGAGTCTTCAGTTCATCATAGGACTTGAACTGATCAGGAGCAACCAGTGCTTCCAGAGAATACTCTTTCTTCCAGACTGCCTCCATGGCATCGTCATCATCAAGCAGAGCCTGAGAACGAGCGAACTCAGAAGAATCATAGTTCCAGTAACCTGCAACCTTCTTGATCTTCAGTTTGAAGTTAGCACCTGCCCAGAAGTCAAAGGGGTTGATGGGTTCTTCATCTTCAAACTCGGGTTGCATGGCAGCAGTGATCTTATCAAAGATCTTCTTACCAAACTTGAAGAGGAAGACTTTACCTTCATTGTCAGGATTGACGGGATCCTTGACAACATAGATGTTGCTGTAGTAGGACAGTTTACGCTTCTGCTTACGAGCGACATCTTTATCAGACTCTAGACCACTGTTCCAGAGTTGTGAGTTGTATTCAGATACGGGGTCCTTTTGTCCGAGAGTGGTGAGAGAGTTCTCAATGAACCAACCACCAGGGCCTTGGAAGGCATGGGAATACAGTTTTGCCCATGGCAGATCTTCGCCATTAGGAGCGGGGAGGAAACGGATTACAGCATAACCGTTACCAGTCTTGTCGAGTTGGGGTTTCCAGAGACGATCGTCTCCACCACCAGTCTTGGTCATTTTTTCGACTTCCTTCACCAGTTTGTTGGTGAGGGAACCTAGAGAGGATTTCTTTTTGAGATCGGAAAAGGACATTGGATTTGGCCTGTGTTGTGAACTTGTTTATTATAGGGGGTTTTGGGTCAGGAGTCAAGGTCATCCATCATTTCTTTCAGGGTCTCTTTCATGTCCATGAAAACTGCATTAACGTCAGATCCACGGCCGAAACCCATCATTTCAACGAATTCTTGAATTGCTTCTTTCCTTTCGATTGCAAATGGATCATCACTTAAAGACATACGGGTATACATGATACTTTGTTTTTCAACCAATTCATAAACTCTATCAAGATGTTCCAACTTACCATCATAATCTAGATCATCATAATGCCAAATATCATTATAAATTTCTTCTTGTAAGTTGTTGATATCATCCAATTCTTTTTGGATGATATCTGAATCCAAAAAATCGCTCATGGTTATCCTTGACCCTAAGATATTTAGAGTGGCAATTTAGCCTTAGAAGTTTTTTTCATAAAATTAAGTCTAATGGCATCCCACTTAAGTTTTTCCTTGAGTGGTTTAGTTACCAACTTTGAGATTGTATCTACTTCAATATTATTATTCTCACAAAAGAGAACAATTGCATCAATGTAATTAATTTTTTCTTTCAGAACAATCTGTTCAATTTCCTGGCAAAATTTTTCGGATGTAATGAATTTTTTCTCAAGTTCTTTTTTTAATTCATTTTTCATTGTATCTCCGTAGATATTCACCCAGCAACTTGATGTACTTTGATTTGTCATATTCTTCATAAACAACACATTCTCCATTTTCGCATGACATAATAATTACAAATTTCTTTACTATTATACCAGTAAGTTCGTATAACATGCAAGCATAGGCTGCACATTGAACAAAGTAATGCTCAATCCATTGTTTTGGTTTTGGTTGCTTACTAGTCTTGAAGTCAATGATTGCGAGTTCTCCTTTGTACTCTGCAATACAATCAACAGTACCAGCAATCATGAATTGCCTACTATATAGCGCCTTTTCAAGACAGTGAATATTGCCAATCTTATTCAGTTCTGGTTTTGCAAGTTTGAACAAAATCTCTGAAAGAGGTTGCACTTTGGGAAGATCTTCATTCTTCAAATAGTGCTCAGTCAGTGTGTGCATATCTGTGCCACGACTGGCTGCTTTCCTCATTGTTCTATCTGCCACCTCATCGCCAACTTTTTTTCTCCATTTAGAAAATTTGTCCCGATTAATCCAGCTGATCACTGAAGTAATCGAGACAAATGGTAGATAAGTTTGACCTTCGGTGGAAGGCACCTCATAGTGCCTCACACCATCAATCTCTTTTCTTTTTAGTTCATCAATGAAGGGTAGATCAATATGATTAAACATTACAAATTGGCTTCCATTTTTGCTAGTAGATATTCCTTAACTATACCAGATCTTACAATATCGTCAACACCAAATTCTACAAGATCGAATGATGGCATTTTGCGTAGGATACTCATAAAGTCAATAATACCATTTCTCTCATTTGTCTTTGTCAAGTCAGACTGAGTTGCATCTCCACAGAAAATAATTTTACTATTCTCACCGATACGAGTGATAATAGAATCTAGTTCGTGGAAATTGAGATTCTGGAATTCATCAATGATAAGAATAGCATTGTCAAATGTAGTACCACGAATGAAACTGGTTGACCAAAAAGAAATTGTTTCCTGCTGTTTTAGATTACCATACAGCATATCAAAATCTGTATCCGTGGGCATCTCGAACATATACTTCACCATATTCTTATATGGAATCTGATAAAGTGATGATTTGTCTTCGTGATCTCCAGGAAGGAAACCAATCTCTCTTGTAGCCACAAGAGACCTAACGACGTAAACCTTCTCGTAGGGTGTAACTTCGTTTAAAACGTCACACAGAGCGTTATAGAGGGCAATAAACGTCTTTCCAGTTCCAGCACAACCATATGCAACCAGATGTTTACCCTCATCATAAGAACTGAAAAATCTTTTTTGATTTTCCGTTAACGGTTCAATGTCCAAAAGATAATCAGAGTTGATTGGTTTCTTCCTTTTCATCTGCTTGGCAGTGAGGCCAACTCCGATTGGTTGCTGTTGGTTCTTTCTCTTTTTAGCTGGCATAGAAGTTTACTAGATTTTTTTTACATTTGAACCAGGAGATCTTGATGCTCTATCGAGCACCTCATTCCATCCAGGATTTTTGGCTACTAGTTTGTTTCGCCATTCTCCAACTTCACCCACACCAGGGCATGTACTTGGATCAGAATAGTCTCTCGACCAATCTGGATTGTCTTTACGCCACTGGTCCCATTCATGAACACTCATCTTCACTTCTTTTGTCTCACCTGTTTTGAGGTGGACAACTGGATACGTTGCCATATGTTAGTATCTCCACACAATTATTTATTATGACTTGTCCAACCAAGTGCTTCCGCAATTACGGGAAACTCTCCAGCAAACAAGCATTTGCACTCATTGGCAATATCCATGTGCTCTTTCTGAGTACCATTTGCGGATCTCAGATCGATATAATGGATCCATGAGCGAACTGAGCCACTCATGTAAAGTTTTGTTGGTGTGGCCAAAGGAAGCACAAAACGAGCACATTCCTTTGCAATACCTTTGTCAAGCATTGCCTTATAAAGATCCATACCCTCACGGAAATATCGTTGAATCTGAATCTCAAACTCTTGCTTGGTGAATTCATCAATATCATCAATAGAGTTTTGACGATTCTTTGTATCCTGACGACGTAGATCAAACATAGGAATCTCCTCGGCAAGCAGAGATGAATCTGCATAGCGTTGGGAGAACTCTTGATATGTGAAACTACGGTGACGAAGGATCTGGGCCGCCAGTCCTCTGGTGGTAGTAATCTCCAGAGTCATGAATGCCTGCTCAAAAATACTCCAGTGCTTATGATTGATGCAGTATTTGAGAAGACCAGCAATCTTCTCATTCTCTTGATTATTTGGATTGCTTACACGAGCACAATATGCAATGTTTTTCTCTGCATCAGGGGTGACAGAGATCAATTTAACATGATTCATTTTTGAATTGCTTACGACACTTTTTCACTTCTTTGAGTTCATCCTTGATCATCCGATAAGCATCCTCAGCAGAGATTCTTTTCGCCATTTCCATGGCGGTGATGACTTCAACTCTTGTACCAAAATGTTTGAGGGCCTCCTCAAAACAGTTCAGTTCACTATACATTTTAGCATAACCTCAACGTTTTTTCTTTTTCTCTGGTGGTTGATATCCCCAAAGTTTTGGTTTGATTGTTCCCTTTGTCCAACTAAATTTGATAAGTCCCTTTCCAAACTTATCATAGTACATATCAAACAGTTTAGATTCCTTTTGAGTTCTTGTGATATCGTAGTGAGTTACATCATCAACAATATATTCAACTAGAAATGCATCTGTTGGAAGACTACGATCTTCCGCATCAGTGGGGGAACAACTTACTTTAAGTATGCTACAACCATACCGTTCTTTACAAAGGGATTTTTCGTCTTCAGTCCATGTCATAAACTCAGGATCGATTTCCCCATACGATGTCCTCGTAGGCTTCGGCAACAACGTTTCTTGTGATTCGATATTTCTTCCCAATTTTCTTATCCTTTACTAAACAAAGCAGTTCTGCCTCATCCTTGTGCAGAGATTCAAGTAGTTCGATAAAAAGAGATTCTCGTCTTGTACGAGTCAAATCTATATTTCCACCTTCTACAAAATTATAGAACATTCTCTGGTTACTAATAAGCCTGGAGATGCCATCTCCGATTGGTTTATCACTAACAGTGTATGGAACTTCTCCATCTGGAAGAGCACTTTTAATGGACTCATCAAAGTTCCAGATAAGAAGAGAAACTAAAGCAGGATTGCGATACTCTTTCAAGAGATTGATCTTTTCTGTTTTAGTTTTTGCGCTTGATACTGCTTGTAGAATTTCAGTTTGAAGCGGGTTAGGTGGTAATTTTTTAGCCATGAATAAACTCCATTTTAGTCATAATCTTCTTCTTCGTCGTCAGGGTGTTCAAAGCGAAATGCAATTAGTTGATCTGGGAGAACGCCTCCTTCTTCATCATACATCTCTGGATGCAATCCTTGGGGAACATTAAAAGAAATTACGTTCTCCCTAATTATCCAACCAAAGATGGATCCTGTGAGAAAGGCACCAATAATAAGGAACGTTCCTAAAACAAGTGAAGCTGCTAACATGGTCCCTCTCCTAGACTTTTTGTTTTCTGAAATCAAAAGAGAATTTAAGATGCAAAGACAATTCTCTTTTAAACAACCTAATTTTTTGATTAAAATTTAGATCTATTAATTGCTTTGGCTTTTTGACTCCGTTCAGAATAAGGTCTACTCCTCTATTTATAGGTAAGTCAGAGGATTTTTTGTTCTCTGAGGAATTGAATTGTGTCACTGCATCCACCTATGGTTTTGTCTTGTACTGTTACTTGTGGGAATGTTGAACCCTCACCAAATTCGGCATAAAATTCTTCTTTAGTAAAGTCCACATCAAGATTATAGACCACGTACTTCTGCTCTGTCAAGTCAAACACTTGTTTAATCTTGTGGCAGTATGGGCAATTGTTTTTTGAATATACTGTGAATGACATATTTCTGAGTTGGTTAATTTATTTAACAATAAATACTGGCAGCTATTTTTAAAATAATGGGTCTTGCTAGCACGAAAAATATTTCGATTCATCATGTTCATATCCCAAGAACTGGTGGAACATATATTAATGAATTATTCAAAATGAATGATCTCATCCTAGATTATTTCTGGGGTACAGAATGGCCAAACACTGACGAAATGATTCTATCTGAAAAGGTTGATGAAACGACAAACTTTTTAAGATCAGATACATTCATGGGTATTGATGTAAGATTCTTACATAATCCAATGTATTTTGAATTATCTGATGATTTTAAAAATGTGGATCATAGATTTGCAGTTGTCAGAGACCCATATGATAGATTTATATCAGCACTAGCCTGCAGTTGTCTCAGTAGTGAACAAAATTATAATTTACCAAGAGTACTAAAAGATTTGGAGGATAGAGATTATTTCTTCAAATTCATGAAAATCATGCGTGAAAAAATTATCTATAGGACCAATTTTTTTAGACCCATGGTTGAGTTTATTACTGAGGATACAAAAATCTATAAGTTTGAGAATGGTCTATATGAAAACTTCCTGAATTGGTTTGAGGAAAATTTCAATATCAAACTACTTGATGGCAATGCTGATGGTAAATGGATTGATTACAATTTGTTCCGTGAATATGGAGATTCTATCAAGGGAGAGATTCTTGAGGGAATCGAAATTAATCCAGTAATAAGAGAATATGTAAAAGAGTATTATGCTGCTGACTATGAAAGATTTGGTTATTGATTACTTTCTATAGATTGCATTGCCAACAACCAGAGCATCAAGATCAGTGTCATTGAATACATCCAGTGCATTGCAAATGTGACCAGCTATTGGTTTGCCACCCTTGTTTAGGGATGTATTCAACAACATAGGAATACCCGTAATTTCTTTGAACTTATTGATGAGTTCAAAGAAATTTTTATTTGTTTCATTAACAGTCTGAGCACGACAGGTTCCATCAATGTGTGTGATGGATGGGAATCTTTGTGGATCCAATACATTCATCACATATAACATGTACTCTGACTTACCTTCCCAATCAAAATAGTTGGAGACTTCGGATTCAAGAACAGATGCACCAAATGGCCTATACCATTCACGATGCTTTACTTTATCATTAATAATTGCCTTTCCATTTGGATGAGAAGGATCCATAAGAATACTTCTGTTACCAAGGGCTCTTGGTCCAATCTCACCGTGACCTTGATACCAACCAACGATCATTCCATCAGCTAACATCTCTGCAGTTTCTTGTATCGTCTCCTCGGTTGGTGATTCACTTGGACATTCATCATCTTGCCAGAATGGGAATCCACTAGTATCAAATTCATCCTGATCATAATATTGTCTTAGAAACTCCACGATGCCTAGACTAATTCCAGTATCATTCGTATGTGGAGGAACAACCAGACCAGGAACCTTTTCCCTAATTTTAGAATTAATTACGGTATTCAGTGCGACTCCACCAGTATAGGAAACTTTTTTGGCACCATATTTCTCTGCGATTTCTGCAAAGTATTTTGAAAAGATATTCTCTGATACTTCATGTGCAATGGAAACAAGATCCGCCTGACTATCAAAATCAAATTTCTGGAAAAAAGGATGTCCCCATACATATTCCAAATCTTTGATTGATAGTTTATCAAGACAAGAAATTATAGACTTTCTCTTTTCTTCTGGACTAATCGAATGAGCTTTCAGTGCCATCAACTTACCTGGCAAATCATCCATGAGGCCACTGATTTTCATCAGTTCTGCAACTTCACACATGATGATACCAAGACTTTTTAGTTCATCCCTATAATAATATTCTTCTCTAGAATATCCCTGATAGATTGAATGGGTAATAAAATCATCACCAAATCCATCAAAAATTAAACCAATATCACACTTCTCTTTGAGGGGCCAGATCGATAAACTATGAACCAAATGATGATCGATTCTAAAAATGGGACATGTGAATCCCATCTGCTCAAATGATGGAATATTAATTATCTCATAAATTTTATTCAAATCAAACTGAAGTCCACCATGAAGAAATCCATCGATTGAAATTCCAATGGCATCAATTTCTCCTGGAGTTACATTCCATCTCTTCAGAAGATATGACCATTGAATCAGATCATCATTATATCCAAAATGTTTTATCTGTAGATCTCTTGCAATCTCACAATACTTTACCTTAGTGTCATCGGTATAAGTTACATTGGCACCATGACCATCCAGTCTAAGCCCCACAAATTTCATTTTGCACTATCCTTTAAAACTATAACTTCTTTCTGAAATTCAGAATAGACAACCAATAGAGGATTACTCCTACCCTCACTAGCTGGTAGTTTGATTCGTATATACCTGCTGCACATAAAGTCAATGATACCAACGTTCCTGTGGTACTCGACTTCCATTCCAATTGCAAACATACAAAAAGGTCATCCGCACACTATCTATTATAGCACGGATGACCTAGTTTGCTACTCGTCAGCGGGTAGTGGTTCGTTACCGTTGATAACCGCACCATTAAGAAATGTAGGAGCTCCAGTACCAGCACCATTGACAATGTTATTGGCTCTTATTCTAGACATCTGAAGACTTTTTAGTTATTTAGAGAGAAGAATTGTACTTATCAACTTCTTCTTGAACCCAATCAGGAATTGGACCAATAGAAGTTCCACCAGTGATGGTCTTTGGATACTTATCTTTGATTGTTTGAATAGTATCTTCCCAAGTGGTAGTCCCATTGACTTTATCCCAATACATCATATCTAATTGTTCTTCACGGGATGGGTATTCTTGTTGGCGAAGAGTAACGTAGTCAGGTTCAATGATATCTGGACCTTCTACGATTTCAATACCTTGTTCGGCAACATCTTTGATGAACTGTTGGTAGTCGGAGTTTTCTGGGTCAACCAAGAAACTCATTTGAGTTCCTAGTTTTTGAATTGTATGTCCAGTACCAAATGAATGAGAAATTAATTTGTACATTTTTATAACTCCGCTTGAATAACTGCTGCTGCTCCATTACCCCATGTGGCATTAGCATTAAAACTTTGCCCACTATTAGTAATTGAACTTAGTTGAAAAGTTACCGAAGAATTTGTAGATTCTCCTTGTATGGCGACACTACCTACAGAATACCAATTAACCGCCTCAACCAGGCAGTTACCTGCAGTATATGAATGCATAGTCGGAGTGGTTCTCATAGGAGGACTTAAAAATCTCGTCACCAGAGCACCAGTTCCACCATTCCAATTTCCAATAGCAATTCTCCCATTAAAAGACTGACAGTATCTCTCACACAAGGCAAGTTCCTCACCATAGCTCCGATGTTCAAAAGGTGTACTTTTGGAACCTACTTCTAGTTGGACGCCAGTTAAGCTAACGTAATTACTTGCACTACTGTAAAGATTAATATTGTCAGAGGGCGCCCTTTCGTCGTTGTTGGCTACAGTCTTCCAACTGTTTTCAGTTCTAGATCCGCCAGTAAAAACAGGCCCCGCAGCAAACTGCCACGAAATTGAAACTCCAACTGCATTTGTATTTACCAGCGTGTCAGTGGTATTGGGGTTGATAGTAATAGTTTTAAATTCCCAAGTGTCGGCTGTATTTACGGTAAAACTTGCGTGATATGATTGTAAGCCTGGAATAATAATTTCTATTCCCACCTTGCCTGTTAAATTGCTTTTAAGCCAAAAGGACAGTATACAGGTCTTTGCATCTGCTGTTCCGTATGCAAGATGTTGTAAATTTTGTCCTTCTATAAGGTGCTCTATCCAAATACGATCTGCTGCTGACAAAGCTCCCGAAGCTGCCTGATTGGGGCTAATTTTATAACTATTAGCAAAACCAGATGGTGCATCACTGTCCTGTAAGAAATTTAAATTTGTTACGCCTGATGCCAGATCAATGCTTGTTTTCCATCTATCACAAGCAGGATACTGTGCATTTGCACTGAAATCGATGTTAGCTGATCTCTGCGCCACCTGCATAGCTCCGTTAATAATCATATTACGATTACTAAGCGGACCAACCGTCGGCAACTGTTGACCGTCAATTGTGACGTGTCCATCAACATCAATCTGAACGCCGCCATTGGTTGTAGCGGTGTTCTCAATCTTGTTCACCTTAAGGGTGCTCATGAGTCTGCCTCCTGGTCAGCGGGTAGTGGTTCGTTGCCTTCGGCTAGCCAGTCCTGATAGTCTTGCCACAAAGGATTATATGGGTCGGGAGAGACAAACGTTTCAGTATCTATGTGATAGACGTAGGGGTTAGGCTCGCCCGTGATTGGGTTGTTTCTTAAAAGTTTATACATATCAAAGCTCCGCCTCTAATTGATAACCATCATTGTAATAGTAATAACTACCATTAGTTGTGGCAGTTACTGATATGTGGTCACTGGCCATGTTTTCAGTACTTATACTTGACAAGTTATGACCACTGGATGGAATACCAGTCACATTTGGGCTGATACGCATTTCTGGCCTAATAGGATGTGAGAACAAAGCGGTGTATGTGCCGCTGTCGCCATTACCTGAAGCCCTAGTGTTTGTCAATTTTTGATAATATCTTTGGCACCTATACTGCTCATCACTATAGCTCCGATGTTCAAATGGTGTACTTTTGGAACCTGCTTCTAGCTGGATTCCAGTCAAGTCAAAGGTTGCATTGGTACTAGTACCCCAACCACCGCCGTAATCTATAGCCCTGTTACCACCATCCCAGTTGTTCCACTGGTCAAGCGTTGGACCAGCTGCTGTGGTGTAATCGGTTCCCCAGTAAGGAGCCCAAACAATTGCTATTCCCCTTGCGTTTGTATTGGGAACCGTAATTCCTGTATCACCAGGAATTGTTTTGGTAACCTTTGTCCAAGTATTAGCTACGCAACTAAATGGGACTGGAAAAGATTTGGTTGTTCCAGATTCGGTGTTCAAATAACACATAAAATCTTGGTCAACACTTGACCTAACCCAGAACGAAAGAGTCATATTCCCTGATGCCGACGCCCAATTCCAGCCAGAGGAGTTGACGACATTGCCTTCGACATAGTGCTCAATCAACCGATAAGAATTACCACCGGTGCTTGTTGTTGTGTTGGTCATCCGGTAGGCGGTACGGAAACCTTCGGCAAATGGTTCGCCGCCAGTTAAATCAATCTTTTCATTGTTGAAGGCACCATTGCTAACTGAATGCTTAAATCTATCAACAGTTTTGTATCCATTTGCCCCGCTGCTTGTTGATCTTTGCCAGAGTTGCATCGCCCCATTAATAATCATATTGCGATTACTAAGCGGACCAGCAGTAGGAAAATTAAGTGAGTTAACAGACGTTAGCTCAAGGTTCCCGCTTGAATCCTTGACCGCAACCTCACCAGCCGTAACCGGCAGCGTCACATTTAAGTCTGACCCGATTGCATCGGGCACATTGATTTGAATAGAACCGTTTGTTGCGCCGTTCAGTTTGATGCTCATTCTGCACCTCCTTCAGGAAGCTGCTGTGCGGCGATCATTGCCTGATAATCAGAGATTACCTGATCAGTCCACAAAGCAGCAGCAACTGCCTGCATTTCAGAGCACTCACCAGTCATGTCAGAACCAGGAGTCTTGACGTGGCGATGGTAAGTACGACCCACCTCTTTGCCATCCTTTTCAACGATGTCTGCACGACGGCATTGAAGGATGTTGTAGGGCGGGATGATTTCAATTTTGTGTTCGTGACGTTCGGTAAAAGCCATTTTAAGATAATCCGTTTGTAATTAAATAGGTTTAATGAAGTTTACGTTGGAGTGTCATAAACCATAGACAGCATTAGAGCTGTATCATTGTCAAAATTGGCGTTAGTAGGAATAACATCACCACTTGTTTGATGCAGATCTCTAAAAATTAGAGTGGCACCACTTTGTACAGCAGCGATAATTGGAGCACCATTTACAGGCGACTGAGCAATCCAACAAATGCCCATTGGGTGTTGATAGCTGCCAAGATTTGTAGACGCAAAAGGTAGTCCTGAAACCGTAAAAGATCCAGTGCTAGTGCCTTTATTGCTGAATCTAAAACTTAACCTTAAGCATACTTGATTGCCAATTTTTGTATAACTACCAAATGGACCAGTCACAAAAGATTGACCAACACTGTTTCCTCCAAAAAGCATAGTTGGAGTCCAACTACCTTCCTCGTATTCATCTAACAATTCACTTGTTACAGTCCCACTTCCGTCAGCAGAAGCACTAAAATCAATGCCGCTACCACTGGCAAGAACAAGATTCCCACTTTCAATAGTAAAGTTACCGTTGCTTTCTACGGTGGCACGATTAGTCCCACCAGTAACAAAGTTAATTTCATCTGTTCCAAATTGCAAACCTGTTGTTGTAGCTACACCAACAACTGCTGGTCTATTGACGGTTCCGTCAATTCCACTAATACCATTGGATCCGTCTAACTTGAGTGGTGGCATGTTTATACAGTCCCTTAAAAATTATTTATACAATTGTCCAGACAGAACCAGATGGGATAGTCACTGTAGCTCCAGCACTAACCGTAATTGGACCTGCACTCATGGCATTTTTCCCTGAGGTGATTGTATAACTAGTTGACACGGTAATATCATTCTCATAGAAAACTGCATCTCCACCAGCTCCAGATGCACCACCAAGACTTCCCCATGAACTAGAATAACCCTCAAACTGTTCGTTTTGGGTATTATAACGAATCATACCAGCATCTGGTGATGCGGGTCTCTGTGCCGTTGTACCAGTTGTTAGGCCAACTGCATCAGATCCAGTGAATGTTGCTGTAGATGCTGTTAAGATACCAACAACAGAAACACCAGCACCAACAGTTACATTTTGAGCATCAATTGTATTGTTAAATGTAGAAACACCAGAAACATTTAGAGTGTCAACTTCAGTATGGCCAACAACGTCAAGTTTTCCTATTGGAGTATCAGTTCCAATACCTAATCGACCATTTTCGTCAAATCTTGCATACTCATTAGTACCAGTATTATCTCTACCACGGAAAATAATTTGACCATCAGAAGCATCATTTCTACTTTCAATTACAAAAGTGCCATTATTTGCAAGAATTTGTCCAAATTGATTGGTTCCATCTAAATCAGTAATTCTAAATGTAGGAGATCCAGTTCCAGCAATTTCAAGTTTTGTTCCTGGATTATCAGTCCCGATGCCAACCGAACCAGCAAAAAATCCTTGTCCTTTATGGCTTACATGGAATGTATTTGTATCACTGTTATTTCTGACTCTTAGTGCTTTATTCGTATCAGTTGCTTGTGTGGAATTAGAACGAACAATAATGCCTTGAGAATTACCATCTCTTACTTCTAATTTTGCTCCTGGATTGTCTGTCCCGATGCCGAGATTACCCGTTCCATTATACCAACTATCAGCATCAGTATGTAATTTTATAGCATCTTCAGTATCATTTGTATTACGCATGACAAATGAATTGCCAGCAGTATTATGTGTATATAAAATAAATCCAGTCTGAAGACCCGTAACAGAATCTCTCTTAAATCTATATCTACCAGTATTGTTATTTACAATGAAACTAACATTATCACCACTAAAATCACTGGTCTCAATATCAAAGAATGGACTATTTGATCCAATCTTTTTACCAAGAGATAATGCAATATCCTGATCTCCTGTTTCATTTGGTTTGAACCAGGCTCTTTCACCAGAAAGTTCAAGTTTGTATGTTGGAGATTCTGTATTAATACCAACATCAGCTAAAGCATGAACTCTACCATTAAAAGTAGAAACACCAGAAACGTAAAGATTAGTAAGTGTTGAAATCCCGAGATCTACAGTGGATGCAGTAAGAATTCCAGTTACATTGAAATTTGCAATATTAAAATAATCTGCATTGATTGTTCCCTTGACATCCAGAGGTGCAGTTGGTTGTGTACTACCAATACCAATTGATTGGCCAATGGCAACAATTATATCACTATTAACTTGACCACCAATAGTAAGATCAGTACTGATTGCAACCGTATTTGCATTCAGATTCAGATTATTGGGACTAGTAATGTTGGGAGTGCCAGAAGAACCAATAAGTTCTACTCGCCTAACTCCAAAATTCTTATCAGCCATCTGATTTTTTAGTTATTTATGAATGAGTGAATGAAAATCCATCACCAGAAAACTCAACACCATTGATAGATGGTCTATCATCATTATCAAAGGGATTGAATATAATTCTTTTCCTCGCACCTCTCATATTATAAAATGCAGTCCAATAACTCAGTGATGTATCATCATCACTACCCTGCTGATTCCAAAGCATTTCACCAACATCAACACTTGCAATTCTCTTCAACCAGTTATGAACCTGTCTGGAGGTTGCCGTGGGATATGACTGAAGATATAGTGCAATTACACCAGTAACAACTGGAGCAGCTGCCGATGTTCCGTTGAAGTAACAATCATAGAATCGATTATCATCATATCTTTGATAATCAATATAACCACCAACACCATTTGTTCCAGGTGCCAAAGTCTCATCTGCAGGAGCCCAGACATCAATTCCAGATCCATTATTGGAATAATTTGCCTTTCTTTCAAATAACAGGCCATCTGATAGACTAACAAAATCATCCAGGGCACCAACACAAACAACTGGATGAAATTCTGGATCAACAGTTTCATCAAATCCAATACCCTGTGGATTCAACCAATCGCGATGATTACATGGAACAGTACCAGCAGGAAACTCTGCTCTTGGATCAGTAGTACCAAAGAATACATCTTCCATATAATTTAATCTATCTGGATCCATGGATCCAATCCCAAGTCTCTGATTATTATTTCCAGCAGCCGCAACATAAATCACACCCTCAGCCATCATTTCATTTGCAGCAGTATCAGTGGAACTTGATCTTGAGGATGATGACCATTCATAATCAGCACCATACAGATAGTTTTTCATTGCAGTAACGGCATCAGTGGTTGCTGCGCCTGCACTAAATTCCCCTGTTGTTCCTCTGAACTTGTAAGTAATATTACCATCAGCAGAATCAAATTTAGCAATATATCCCCAACTGCCATTCACAATCGTTGGATTTTTAATATTGGTTTCAGTATTGACTGGTTTATACTTATGAAAGATTTTGATCAAATCATAATTTGCCTCAATACCCATTGCAACATTGTCACCAATACCAGGAACATTCCAGATATTTGCTTCAAATGCAGCACCCATATTATTACCAGCAGCCAAACCAGCACATGCCGTTCCATGACCATTAGTGAGTGAATTGGTTCCATCCAATCTATAACCCATTGATCTATCTGCAGTATATACTGAAGAGATTTCTACAGTACCTACGGATGAAAATTCTGCGGATCTACTTGCATTATTTTCCCACCAATCAATAGCTGAAGTTGTGGTAATTCCAGTTCGACCATCGTCTTTGGTATAGGTATATCCATTACTGGTGAAATAATCTGGATCAATGTAATATGGGCCATCAAGAACAATATCCCTGACTCTAGATTGTCCATTAGCATCCATAAACTCAGGATGATATTGGAGAACACCAGAATCATGAATCACCACATCAACATTTTTTCCAGTAAGACTATAACTTACATCACCATACTTTGCCGCAAAGTTTCCATTTCCAGCCCAGAAATCACCATTGGTTTTAATACCGACTCTTTTTACGGACCATCCAACACGATTTAATTCTGCAGATGTTGGATTACTTGCTGGTGGTCCAAGACTATCAAGTTCTCTATAGATTTTAACTTCACCCTTAAATTTACTTGAAAAATGTACTGGTGGTGGATATGCATCAGCATTACATGTTGGGCAGAGTTCTATCCATTTGATGTATTCATGATTTCTGAGTTCATCAGCCTCATCTGCTGTCAAATCAAAAGTTCCTCTTGTGGGACTATGAAGTTTATCATCGGTACAAGAAACAACACGATCTGGAATATGTGGGCAAGATGATTCACCACAAAGAAGGTCATGTATCTCTTGCCAATATTCAGATTTTGTGACACAGATTGTAAATTTCATTTTAGAGAATCGTTTGTCTAGCGAATCTATAAGTGGTTACACCATTGATTCCAGTATCAGGAGTGACTTCAAGATTACATGTAGTACCATCCAATGTTCCTGTCGCAGAAAGAATTAGATTTGGATTGTACATCACGGCATATTCTTGTGCATATGCGGTAGTTCCATTCTGCATGATCAAAACTTTCTCGGACTGAATATTGTTGTTGTACTCAAAGAAGAGAGTATATTCGGCAGTCTTGAAGTCAGTATCTGTAATAACATAACTGTCAATGGTATGTGCAATACCAGCGATAGCCGTAAATGTTCCGAAACCAGTCTGAACACCAAATCTTTCAACCTGCAATGTTGTCTGTGGATTGGTGGTTCCTACACCAACATTCTTCGTGGTGTGAATACCAACGGAAGTAACGGCCCAGGTTCCTGCAGCACCTGTATTTCCACCTGTTGCAGTGATCGTAACAATACCAGAAGAAACTGGAGTTACGGATAGATTTGTTCCGAAGTTTATGGTCTGTGCAGTACCGACAGTTACATCATTGTCTCTGACTCCGATACCACTACCCTCTGCGGTAACTCCAGTAATTCCAGATCCATCACCAATAAAGGTTGTTGCAGTAACAACACCAACAACAATATTTGGAGTTCCAGTTAATCCTTGTGCAACGGTTGCAGTATCAGCTAATGTTGCGGTGGTTGCAGTGCCAGTTAGATCTCCAATAAAGGTTGTTGCAGTAACAACACCCGTGAATTTTGCATTACCAATGACATCCAAATGTGTTGTTGGTTGTGTTAAACCAATACCAACATAGTGATTAAAGACTGCACTTGGTCTGGTTGGATCACCAGCAACGTCAAGGAATGCAGAAGGTCTCGTACTACCAACACCAACCTCACCATATCTATTGAATACGACGAGCATATTCTCGTTAAGTGGTAGTCCTGGTGGTGCAGATGTTCCACCCAGATTATAACCAAAGATCTCAATTTGACCATTGGAAGGAAGTTCATCCTCCGCATTATAGTCAATCTTCATTCGGGCATCTGTACTAGGATTACCCTCATGGAAGTGAATACCAGTCTTGTAATCAATATTAGCTAAATCAGAGTAAAAATTAATAACTCTATTTGCACCTGTTATATCAATGTTACCATCAACTGTAGCTGTACCATATACAGTAAGATCTGTGGTCGTAATTGTAGTATCAATGTCGGCACTGAGAGCAGTAATCTGACCTGTTGCATCAACATTTCCAACATTAATATCTGGCCTTCCATCCAATCCAAACGAAGTTGTGGCATATCCAGATGTTCTGGCAAATCCAGTAATACCAATATCATAATCACCACTCAGTCTGGCACGATCAATTGTACCAGTTGTGATATTGGCTGCATCGGATAAATTATTTGCAGTTGTTGCAGTACCAATAATATCAATGGTGAAAGAACTTCCGACAAGATCAAATGCAGTGGTGGCATAACCAGCGGTATCTGCATAGGCAACATTCAGATCAGCTTCGACTACACCATTCAATGTGAATGCAGTTGTTGCAAATGATGCAGTTTGTGCTAGTCCAGTGATACCAATATCATAGTCACCAGAGAGTCTTGATCTGTTAATTGTGCCAGTTGTGATATTGGCTGCATCGGATAAATTATTTGCAGTTGTAGCGGTTCCTGCTAAATCACCGACAAATTGAGCAGCAGTGACTACACCAGCAAATGATGCGGTTCCTGTTGGTAGTATTGTGGCACCAACGCCAGTAAAAGGAATACCAACATGAAGTCCAGATCTTGCGGTAATAAATCCAACCGAGTCAATATTATTAACATCTTCATAAGTAAGTGTTCCACCAATGGTTACGTTACCAGAGAAGGATGCACCAACACCAATTAGATTTCCGATTGTGATATTTGGAGTTCCATCCAATCCATATGATGTTGTCGCAAATGCTGCAGTAGAAGCAAAGGAAACCGTAGCCGCATTTCCACTAATATCAATATCATACTCACCAGAAAGTCTGGCATTATCAATTCTACCATCTAAAATACCACTTGCATCATTCAAGAAGTATGAAGTGGTTGCGGCAGATGCAGTGGTTGCAGAAGCAACATTTAGATCTGCTTCAATCTTACCGTCAAGAGTAAATGCAGTGGTTGCAAAAGAGGCAGTCTGAGCTAAACCAGTAATACCAATATCATAATCACCAGTCAGTCTATCTCTAGAGATTGTGCCAGTTGTAATATTGGCCGCATTAGCAAGATTAGTGGCAGTAGTTGCGGTTCCAGTAATATCAATACCGTAAGAATCTCTAGCAAGATCAAATGCGGTGGTTGCATAACCAGCAGTCTCGGCAACAGCAACGTTTAGTTCTGACTCTATCTTATCATTGAGATAGAATGCTGTTGTTGCATATGAAGAACTTGATGCAAAGGATACAACCAGTTCTTGCTCAAGTTTGCCATCTAGGGTGAATGCTGTGGTTGCATATCCAGCAGTCTGAGCAAATCCTGTGATGCCGATATCATAATCACCACTCAGCCTTGCTCTATCAATTGTTCCTGTGGTGATGTTAGCGGCATCGGCAAGATTAGTGGCAGTGGTTGCAGTGCCAGTTAGATCTCCAACAAAACCGCCCGTAGAAGTTGTGATTCCAGAAATATCAACATCACCATCAATGTCAGCACCATCGGAGACCATTTCCCCCGCGATGTTAACACCAGTGTTTGTTGTCTGGAATTTGAATGATCCGTTATAATATAAGTATGCAGAACCATCATTGGCAAACAAAGCCATTGGTTCATTACTAGTTTTCGTAATGCGAATATTACTTCCACCACGAATATATAAATCCCCGTTTCCTTGGTCATCAATATAAGAATGTGATCCACTATGGTAAATTCTTAAGTCTGAGGATGCACCAAAAACAGCTCTGGCATTATCACCAAACTCCAGTGAATTTGCACTGGCATCCCATATCATGTCATAAGACGTTCCATAGAACGTCGCATCACCATTCACCTGAAGTGAATTTAGTATTCCAAGATCAGTCAGTGATGATTGAGTAACTCCAGATCCAAGAGTTGTTCCATTCAGAACTTCATTGGTATCAATATAGTATGCATTATTGGATGTAACAACCCCAACCATGAGGTCTGGTTCACCCTGAAGACCAAATGCTGTGGTAGCAAATGAGGCTGTCTGTGCAAGACCTGTCAGATTACCAACAACATTTCCTGTAAGTGGTCCGACGAATCCACCAGCCGTTAGAATTCCAGTGATGTTGGCATCACCAATAACATCTAATGGAGTATCTGGTTGAGTCGATCCAATACCAACAAACTTAGTCGTAAAAATACCGACCGTAGAATAATCTACCCATTCCTTAGAGTCGGATTGTGAAAAATCAATATCGACAAAAGTATCGTTGGATGTATTGGTGGAAATTGAAACAAAGTCACCACCTCTGAAGTTAATCCCTACATAAGAACTTACACCAAGGATTTGGTCATCTTCGGTTACGAAAATCGCTCCAAGGCCTGTTGGTTCTGGTTGAACCCACTTAATACCACCAGCATCCTTTGATAGATATAAACCTAAAGTTCCTCTATTATCATCAGAGTCTACAAGTTCTCCTGGTTTGAAGTCACCACGGACTTCCATGGTATAGTTTGGAGTAAAGGTTGTAGTACCTACACCAACTCTACCAATAACGCCAAGAGTTTTTCTATCTTCAGAGTGTTGTTCAACACCTAATTCTTTTTTTAGCTCTCTTCCGCCAAGGTATCCAATGTCTTTTGCCATTTTTAGATATTTGTAGTTTCTAGAATACTAGTTACGAACTTTAGATCTGTTGCACTACTACCAAGAGTTACCAGTTTGTCTCCAGTTTCTAGAACCAACTTTCCAGTAATCAATTGAGCGGTTTCATTACCAGGAATTGGAAAATCTTTTAGAAGCTCAGTATCAGTTCCACCCCTTCTGAACACAAATGTAATAGTCTGTGTGTCAGAACTTAGGTTTGTGCATTGTGCTAATAGAACAACACCAACAAACCCTACAGGAGCTTCATATACTTCACTTAAAGAAGTATCAACGACCTGAGTAACTGTTTGAAATTGATTAACGGCAGCAGCTGCAATTGCCATTTTTTAGTCTCCTAGTGCCAGAATGAATGGGGTAATTTGTGAGAATAAACTCTTAGAATAATCTCTTCCAGAAATAGTACCAGTTGTTTGATTAATTACAACACCGTCACCAATTCTAAAGTTTCCTCGTTCATCTGTGCTTGTATAGATTACTTCACCGCCATTTTGTTTAATGACTTCATCTTCTTGACGAGAAACACCACCGCGAGATGGATATGCTAAAGTAATTGTGTTTCCAGCACCAATATATTCAAAGGAGTGAGAGGATGCGATTTGCAAACTCTGTCTTGAGAAAAAGACCGTAGATCCGATACCAATATCATTATTTAGATTCTGTACCAAAGTAACTGTACTGACTCCAGCGGAAGGAACTGTTGATGAGTCAATTGTATAATATAGAGGAACCATAAGTGCTGTGGCTGCAGCACCAGCACCGCCACCACCAGTAAATGTAATTGATGGTGCTTCAACATACTGAAGACCACCGCTCAATAGATTGATTGCAGTAACCTTTCCATTGCTAACGACCGCAGTAGCCTGAGCACGAATAGTATTACCAATTCCAGTTGGGAATTCAACGGTGACAACTGGTGCTGAAGTGTATCCAGAACCACCCTCGGTAACATAAATGTCACCAACTGATTTATAAAGTTTATCTATGTATACAGCTTGTCCACTATAAGGTCTATTTGAACCGATACCAGCAATTTCTAGAGTTGCATTTCCTCTTGCCAGTGAAGTTGAAATATATCCAGTATATCTATCAGTACATTTAGAGGTATAATCTCCAACACCGTTAGCTACAAGTCCTCTTGTACCAAAAGATGAGTTTGAGTTGGTTAAGTCTAACTGCCCACCTCCACCAGCATAGATTGCCGTATCATTACAGATGGTAAAAATTGATACCAACTGACAGTATGCACCATTCGTAACGGATACGCCAATACCACTACCTTGATTAAACTGTGTATAGGCATCCACGTTGAATGAACCCTGAACACCAATGTCATCAATCTGATCACCCTCATCAGAATCAAATCCATTGATTCTTGCACCAATACTATTCTTAACAAAGTTTGTGCAGTTACGAATATATGGGCCCTTACGAATAACACCAACACCCTGAGAAGGAATGAGTGATATATCGGTTACACCAGCACCAGCATTTCCTGGATAAGTTGTTGTGAATCCAGTTGTGGCATCATTACCATCAAGTCCGTTCTGAATAATTCCAGTAACAATACCAACACAACTATAGATTGCAGAAACTACGTTTGCACATCCATTAATATAATGATTCCATCCAGTAATTGGATCTGGTTGGATGGATTCATCCATCGTCTGAAGAAATTCAGTCTGATAATTCTTCATTCTTTGGGCAGTTCCACCAGTATCATAAGTATGTTCGATGGTGGAAATTCCAACGTTTACTTCAAATGTATTATCATCAATAACTCTCTTGACTGGGAAATCATAACCATAAGTTCCATCTGGGAAAATTGTTGTCGTTACACCAGCATGTTCAGATGAGCATGTAAATGCCAATTGAGAAAGTCTTACAGTATCGCGAATTGAAAGGCCATGAGATGCTGCTGTAATGGTTGTAATGCCAGTATCCTTACCGTAGATTGCATTGGTTACGTTTGTAGATGCAGCAGCACCAGTTGGTGCCCATGGTGCATTGTTAATTATAGCTCTTGCAATCTGCCTTGAATACATAAAGGCATCGATTGAAGTTGAACCAAAACCAACAATGTGATCAAGGTTTCCATTAATATCAAAATATGACTTACCAGCACCAATACACTTGGAATTACCACCTCTAGTAATATCATGACAGATTGCACGATATACATCTTTAATATCATCTCTACAACTTGTACTATCAATCTCAATTGCAGGATTTCTATAATCAGTACTCGTAATATAACCTACAGTCTCATTAGCAATAAAATTAATGTTTGATCGGATCAGTCTGGCTGCATCGAAGAATCTATCAGATGCAGTGCCAAGAAGAGGTCTATAAGTGATTACAGCTGCTCCAGTTGAAGCAACACCCACGAATGATAAATCCTGTACTGTTCCACCCTGACCCAACTGAATGACATCTTCTCCAGGATTTGCAGGAGATATTTCACAGTTTCTAATATCACCACCAATAATGGTAACAAAATCCTGAAGAACGATAGGATTATCTTCTATGTAAAGTCCAGCGGCGACATTGATTGTATCTCCAGATGTTGCAATGCCGGCCGCTTGCTTGACTGTTAAAAATGCACGATCTTCAGATAGACCAGTGTCATTATCATCCCCATTCTTATTAACAAAATAACTATTTCCAATTGGATTGGCATTTATAGAAACAACTCTTGTTCCAATTCCACTTGGATCATCTTGTTTTAAGAATAACTTACCATCAGGTAAATTAACAGCTAACTCTCCAGCTGCTAATTGTACGGCAGTTGGAATCTTACCTGCTACGGTACTTCTTCTAATTCGTATTCTTCCTGCCATTTGATATAGTAACCGTAGTCGGGTTTTTAGTATTTATAAACCATTCAAATCATTGATAAACAACCATTCTTCTGGTTCTTCACCATCAACTACGAACTCTTGATAGAAAGAATCAGCATCATCTTTCATCTCCATGTCAATTAGATTTGTGATTTGTTCACAAAAATATTCTTCAACATAGGTGATCATTTTTTCACGAATTTCATCAACAGTCATATTCACGTCCATTGCTAATAATTTCAATTTGGTCCTTTAGAAGAGAAATTTCTTCTTGATACTTTACAATTTCTGATTCGAGGAAAGCAATCCGTTCATAGTGAAGGTCGGAAAGATCAGTCATTGGCTCCTGCTGTTCTGCCTCACCATTATACCAGAAATCTTCCCAATCTTGGTAGGTTGCGTCTGAAATCATTTTGAATCCATTCTCCACACAATTGTTTTCGACCCAGCGATAAAGAGCTTGATAACGCTCTTTCCAAATTTGTTCTTGGTTCATGATCTGTTGTATGTATGAATCCAGTATAGACAAAAAAAGAGGGGTTGGCAACCCCTCAAATGTTAAGTATTTGTTTACTTGGTGAGAAGAAGAATCTCACCATAAAGCAAGGCCATAAATGCAACGCAACTTATGGATAAGATCCCAGTAACTTGTAGTGCTTCCATGGTTCACTTAACGTAAGTACGACCACGATAGCAGAAACTGCCATGAGTTTCCCCATTTGCTGGGCATACCTCGTACTCAACACCACGATATGAAGTGTGGAGAATTTGAGCGTTATGTAGAGCAGCAGCTTTATCAATCTGCTTTTTGATCATTTGAAGTGTGTTCATGATTGACTCCTAAAGAAATGAGAATTAACCTTCTCTGCCGTAGCAGGATCCGTTTTCCCGTTCCTTCAGTCGTTTGCGTCCTATGCTTTGAAACACTTAAGCGTCATATTGCGGCCAAACAATCGATATAAAAATCGCTGTTTAGCTTTATCAGATAAGTCAGATTCCATTACGGTCTCTGCTATTTCCCTGATTTGAACACAAGTCAGGTCTGGTTGTCGCAAATTGGCTATAAGAAAAAGTTCAATCATAGGATGAACGCTCCGTTCCGCGACTTACTTGCGTCTGGTTTCCCAGATGAACGACAGGTCTATTATAGACCATCATTAGTATTTAGTCAACCCATGTCAAAATTTTCCGATTCTCCGATCAAACGGTCGATTACGGTGTTTTTGCCACTTAACTTCTCAATGGCATGAAGATTGGATTTTTGGTATTTCTTCAATTTCTTATATTTCTTCACTAAACGGATGAGATCCTGTTTTGGAATCTCAATGTCAATGTTGTCAATATCAAATCCTTTAGTCATTTTATAAAAAACCCTACAGAACAAAAAAAGCCAAGGGATTTTTTCCCCCGATTTATGGAATTAAAAGCTAAATTTGGTTTTGGACCTCTTTCCAGTCCTTATCAAAGATCTCTAAACCTTTCTCAGTCAGGATGTGATCATACATTTGATCAAATACCTTTGGTGGCATTGTACAGATCTGAGCACCATTGTACCAAGAACGAATAGCACGTTGAACACTACGAATTGATGCAGAAAGAACCTGAGTCTTCACACCATGAATACGATAGAGTTCAGAGATAGAACGAACAACTTCCAGACCAGCCACAGATTGATCGTCAAGGCGTCCTACAAAGGGTGAGACATAAGTTGCACCAGCCTTTGCTGCCAAGACTGCTTGAGCGGCACTAAAGATCAGTGTGACATTGACCTTAATGTTCTGGTCTGAAAGTGATTTGCAAACTGCAAGTCCATCACGGGTACAAGGTACTTTAATTGTGGCAACATTACCAAACTTTTCATAAAGGCGTTTACCTTCACGATACATTTGGCCTTCATCACCAACAACTTCCATACTGATATCCTTGATACCAATATCTTTGATCTCTTGATAAACATCTTCTGGATTTCTACCACTTTTCATAATCAGAGTTGGATTCGTGGTGACACCATCAATCAAACCAGTTCGATAATACTGATTGATTAATTCTGTATCTGCTGTATCAAGAAAGATCTTCATGTAATTGTGAGTGTACTTCATAAGAGGAAAAGTATAACATTAGGAACTGAATTCGTCAAGCATGTCTAGAATATCATTTAAAGCTTCATGATATCCATTATGCCATTCACCACTTTTGTCGTGGCGCTTTCCATCATATAATGCTGTTTTTAGTTTGTATATTCTTGGAAGAATATCAACCTTTGAAAGTCTTGAGCTAGGCATCGGAATTAATCCTCTACATCATAGTTTAATATTGTATACACATAATAACAAACTCCAATAAGAAGTAAGATTATTGAAATAATTACACTCCATGTCGGATCATTCAGATTTTCGTGAGACCTTAGAATGAGATTCACGGAATGGTTCCCAATGTTGCCACCCATATTTATGGACAGCCCACATACCCACAATGGGTACGAATACAAGAAAAAATGACATGAACCCAAGAGACCATGGGTTCTGCATAACATGGCGAACAAATAACATCATTGATCGAAAAGAACGGCAAAGAAAAACATGAGAAGTCCAAAGACAATAGGAAACATTAATAACACTAATTGTGAGATTTCCATAGTTCTCTAAAGTAAAGATCTACTTGATGGAGACAACCTAAAGGAGCATTCTCTTCACTTAAAGCCCATTCATAACAAAATGCCTCCATTTGGGGAGTAACCCTTGGTGGGGTATACATTCTTGCAAATGAAGACACTGCGAACCAAAATCTTTGCCTAATGGGCGGTTCCATTCCCATTGTAGTCATCGGAGTCATAGTAGTGTCCTTTCTTTGATCCGAAATAGATTGTAGTCAATACGAATGGGACCGCAATAATCATGAGTGCTTTCCCTAACAATTGGTCCATCTTACTGTGTAGTTTGTGAGATTGGTTTTGTTTCTTAAGAATGATTCAGTAACAAACCATTCACTAGCACGGGAGTAAACAACGTGTTGTTTTTCTCCAATAGTGATGATGTATTTTTTCAAGTTAGTTAACATGAATAGTACCGATCATGCCAGCTCCTTTATGAGGGCCGCACCAGTAAGTATAATCCCCTGCATCAGGAAATGCAACCTCAAAGTCTTCGCCTGGTAACATTGCGAGACCTTCATGTGATAGTTCTGGATGATTCTCAACTACAACATTATGAGGAGGAAGCATATTATTAACAAAGTGAACTGACTCACCAGCACTAATAGTGACTTCAGCAGGATCAAAAACCAGATTACCGTTGGAACCCATTTGAACGTCAACAGCCCATGCAGGCAGTGCAAAAAATAGTGTAGCGAGAAGAGTGAAGAAGATCTTCATGTTTGTTTACTCAACTACACTATCTAGGTATTCTCTCTCATTTTTGTATAAAAAATCAAGTTTTTTATCAAGATATATTTGTATTCCCTGACTTATTTCTGGAAGTAACCACTCATGAACTGGTAGGCAGTATTCCCAGTTTGCTGGTTGAATACAGTTCATCACAACAACAGTCCAGAAAGCTGTCAAATGATTGACAATAGTAGTCATGAAGTAGTCCTCATTTCTCTCATACCTTTACACTCAACTCCACGTTTTAACATGGACATCATTGATTGCTGTGCAGAAATCATATCAAAATAGACAGCAACCCGTTCTTTTCCCCAAAGAACGTAATCAACACAATAAAATCCATTTTTAAGAGGGTCTCGTATTTTACGCATAAAAAAGAGGGTCCGAAGACCCCCAGTATATCATAGAAATATCATTCCTGCAAGCATAATACCGAAGCAAAATACAGTGAAGAGTAAGAGTGATCCAGCCATCCACCATACCCACTTTGGTAATGGATCAGAGGGCGTTTCCACGGGGAAGAACTTCCTCAGGGAAGACAAACTGCTCATGTGGTTGATCTACTGGTGCCATCCAGGCACGTAGACCTTCATTCAATAGGATGTTCTTCGTGTAGAAGGTTTCAAACTCTGGATCTTCTGCTGCTCTGATTTCCTGGGATACGAAATCATAAGCACGTAGATTAAGAGCAAGACCAATAATCCCAATAGAGGATGTCCAAAGGCCCATGACAGGAACAAAAAGCATAAAGAAATGAAGCCAACGCTTATTGCTAAATGCAACACCAAAGATCTGAGACCAGAAGCGGTTCGCTGTAACCATTGAATAGGTTTCTTCTTCTTGAGTAGGTTCAAACGCTTTGAAAGTATTTGCTTGTTGACCATCTTCAAATAATGTATTTTCTACTGTAGCACCGTGAATAGCACAGAGTAGTGCTCCACCCAGGATACCTGCAACACCCATCATGTGGAGGGGGTTGAGTGTCCAGTTATGGAAACCTTGGAGGAACAAGAGGAAACGGAAGATCGCCGCAACGCCAAACGAGGGGGCAAAGAACCAACTAGACTGCCCGAGAGGGTACATAAGGAAAACGCTGACAAAGACAGCAATCGGGCCAGAGAACGCAATAGCATTGTACGGTCTAATCCCTACGAGACGTGCAATTTCAAACTGCCGAAGCATGAATCCTATAAGAGCGAAGGCTCCATGGAGCGCCACAAAAGCCCAGAGTCCCCCAAGTTGGAACCAGCGGACGAGATCTCCCTGAGCTTCTGGACCCCATAGAAGAAGTAGGGAATGTCCGAGAGCGTCAGCAGGAGTTGATACAGCAGCAGTAAGGAAATTACATCCCTCAAGATACGAAGAAGCAATCCCGTGAGTGTACCAGCTTGTGACGAACGTTGTGCCAGTGAGCCAACCGCCCAGTGCCATGTAAGCAGTAGGGAACAGAAGAATACCTGACCAACCAACAAAAACGAACCTATCACGCTTAAGCCAGTCGTCGAGTACATCAAACCACCCCCTTGTTTGTGTTTGTATTAGTGTGCTTGATACCATTAATTTTTTCCTTTTTTTTCTTTAACCAATATAGTTGAGGCCATGTGTCACGAATAATCTCTCTTAACTTTTCTGGAGTTTGTTCGTTGTACATAGATGGAAAAAGGGACCCGAAGGTCCCTTGCGAAGTTATTCAGTTATGAATCAACCAACAGTTGGTGCGGTGAGAGCAACAGGAGTGCTTTCAGCAGCAGCAAGGTCGAGAGGGAAGTTGTGAGCATTACGCTCGTGCATTACTTCCATACCGAGGTTAGCACGATTAAGTACATCTGCCCAGGTGTTTAGTACCTTACCTTGACCATCCATGATGGACTGGTTGAAGTTGAAACCGTTGAGGTTGAATGCCATGGTGCTAACACCAAGTGCAGTGAACCAGATTCCTACGACAGGCCATGCTGCAAGGAAGAAGTGAAGTGAACGGGAGTTGTTGAAGGATGCATATTGGAAGATTAGACGACCAAAGTATCCATGAGCAGCAACAATGTTGTAGGTCTCTTCTTCTTGACCGAACTTGTAACCATAGTTCTGGGACTCGTTTTCTGTGGTTTCACGAACTAGTGAAGATGTAACTAGTGAACCGTGCATTGCACTGAATAGTGAACCACCGAACACACCTGCAACACCCAGCATGTGGAAGGGGTGCATCAGAATGTTGTGCTCTGCTTGGAAAACAAGCATGAAGTTGAAAGTACCAGAGATACCTAGTGGCATTCCATCAGAGAAAGAACCCTGACCGAAAGGATAGACGAGGAATACTGCACTCGCAGCAGCAACTGGAGCAGAATATGCTACGCAGATCCAAGGACGCATACCGAGACGGTAGGAAAGTTCCCACTCACGACCCATGTAGCAGAAGATGCCGATGAGGAAGTGGAAGACTACCAACTGGTAGGGACCACCATTGTAGAGCCACTCATCAAGAGATGCGGCTTCCCAGATGGGATAGAAGTGTAGACCGATTGCGTTAGAAGATGGAACGACAGCACCAGAAATGATGTTGTTTCCATAGAGAAGGGAACCTGCCACGGGTTCGCGAATTCCATCGATGTCAACTGGTGGGGCAGCGATGAATGCGACAATGAAGCAAGTGGTTGCAGCAAGTAGGGTTGGAATCATTAGAGTTCCGAACCATCCAACATAAAGACGATTGTTGGTGGAAGTTACCCAGTCAGTGAACTGTTCCCAAGTATTCGATTGTTTTTGTGAAAGAGTTGAAGCGGACATTTGAAAAAGGGTTAAGTAAAAGTTCGGGGGAACGAACCAGTTATTAGTATTTCCGTGCCACCCTCCGGCTCGGATATTAGAGACGTGATTTAGACTCCCTAGAGGTCTCGGTTTACGGGGAGTTTACAATAGATTAAAAAACGTTACGTTTCTTAACCCGTTGACCTATTTAGTATAGCAGCACTTAGGGCCCCTGTCAAGGGGTCTGGTCTGGATAAATAGCCCAGCGTCTCAAAATGAACGGATGAAAAAAGCAAGTTTGCTTTTTGGTATGTTATTGATGGCGGCACCAGCACATGCCGATATTACTCATAAAATTTCTTCATCAGTCCAACTGACGGTTGATGCTTCTGCTTCTCAGGCAACTCGCTTAGGTTCTACCTACTCCGTAAGTGGTTCTAATGTATCTGCTACTCTTGGCGGTCTTACTGCTCCTGGTTCGACAACTGCTGCGGCAACCATGAACTCTGGCACATATACCCAGACAACAGATGGAAGTGCCTTTTCGTTTAGCGAATCATTCAACAGCGGAGACTCAATCCCAACAGGAACGACCGTTAGTAGCGGTGTGGTTGGAACCCTACCCGCATTTGGAAGCGTCACAACAACTGCTGGTGGGGTGGCTGGTAGTCTCGCTGGTACTATCAATTCTGCTGGCACGATGTCGCTGACTGCTGGTGGTGCTGGTACAAGTGCTACTGGTCAATTTGTTTCTGAGGTTACCATCAGATAAATGAGTAGATTACAAGAAGCAATTGGTCTTGGATTGGTTCTTGGTACAATTCATGGACTACTTCAATCTGCAAATGCAGTCCCAGTAGTCCCAAATTTCACACAAGGCTCAATGACGAGCCATACAGAAACCACATCCAAGGTAACTGAGACCATCAATTCGATGGATTACAACACAGGATATCAGTATTCAGTGACTGGTAGTGGTATCTCAGCATCTGGATTATTATCACCCTCAACATCATCTTCTTCATCAAATATCAATGGAGTGACTTCAACATGGACTGGATTAAAGAGCCGACCAAACTTTGTGCAGACAACACCAGGAGCTGCATTTCAGTATACAGAAACTTATCAGGGTCCTGGTTTAAGCAATCAGACAATTATTCAAAGAACAACAGAAATAAAAAGCGTAACCGACACTACAAGTATCTTCTCGCAATAATTACACTGTTTTTTGCAACCCCCTCTCATGCTGAAACCGTTGGTGGTGTCTCTGCTACTGCTGCTCCTGTTGCTAATTCCTCAGGCAGTGTTACAAACCAAGCTATACAAGTTCTTCAGGGACCATACATTACAAACACCTATGGTGGTGGTATCCAATGTCAAGGACCCACTCTTAATATTACTCCATTCATAACTGGATCTGCATCAGCCCAAAAACCATATGATCCATATTACATGGATCCTGTTTATGATATGAGAGATTTAAATGAGGATGGTGCTCCAGACAATCCTGGAGATATTCTTTATCGTGTTCCAGTAAGAACTGGCCAGAAAGATAATTATAATCTCTCTGTTGGTATGAGTGCTACTTGGAGTAAACCATTAGACGGCAAATTACAAGAACAATGTAAGGAAGCAGCACAGGCAAATATTGATCTAATGAAGCAAACAACTGCTAATAAGAGATTAGATTTTGAAATCGCCAGACTCAAGAATTGTGGCGAGTTGATGAAAGCTGGAATTTTATTTCACCCGAAGTCACCATACCATAAAGTCTGTGCAGATGTGGTATTGGTAAATCCCCCAGGAGTCGTTGCTCCCCATGTCCACTCTATCCCTTCGGTTTCAAGACAGACTTCAAGGCCCTTATCGCCTGTGTCCTCTCGCGCTGAAGATCTCGGCGCTCCTTTACAGACAAGACAAGGACAGACTTCCCCCTGATAGCAGCAATCTTTTTCATAACTTTCTTGACCGTTGGTTTGACAGTTTTAAGTAGCAAGTCGGCCAGCGGTTTTGCCATTAGTGCAGACGCCGTAGCAATGACAGCAACACCACCAACCTGAACAACCTGACCACCACTAGGAAGTCCAGCGATGATTTGTTTTGGGAGTGGAACTGCTTCTGTTATCTGGACACACTCGTTGCCCATCAGTTTATATTCAACAACCTTCTTTCTAAATCCTTCTACTAGTGTACCGACAGGTTCTTTTGCTTCCTGTGCTGGCGTGGGACAATCTACCTTTGCCGTACTAACGGGAGGTTTAATTTCTGGTGTATTTGGTAATTCTGGTGCTTCAGGTGGTCTAACTTTTGGAGTCTTTGCAGGCTCCGTGAATATCATCTGGTCAGGTTCAAACTGAATAGGATTAAAACTAGGGATGCCAGAATCACAATACGTAAGCAATCCTCTTTCGTCATCAGTGGGGAGCGTTTTGGATCCGTTATTCGCTTCATGAGCTTCAACACATCCAGGGATGTCCACGATAGGTACACCTATATTTACCGTAACTGGTGGTACATATGGTAATGAATGTGAAGGATCATTAAAAGACCACTGAGGAATATCCAGTTCCCTAATTTTAATCTCGGGTATTTCCATTAATCATGAAAAAAGTTTAGAATAGCTGTCCAAGCAGAATGAAAAGCAACGAAGAGAAAAAACTGCTCCGTTGCTTCTCTTCTGACTTGTGTTTTATATGTACGAGAAGTGTATGCAGTTCGAGCCATGATTATCAACTAATATTTTTATTATTTAACACTTCTCATACAATTTTCAGAAAGGAATCGCACCACCAGTTACATTTGGCAGGGGTGATTGTGTTGATTCTGAAACAACACCACCAGTCATTGATGGCATCTCAGGAATGGCTGAATTTACCATACCTGGAAGTGCTTCTGTAATTGTCTTAGTAATTTCCTCGGTAACTTTGGTACGAGCATTCTCAATCATTGCATCTTTATTCATGTAAAGATAAGCGCCACCACCAACAACTCCCAGTGATACAAGACCAGATAGTAGAGCAACAACATTAATCAACTTTTGCATCTTTCTTCTCCACGCTAGGTGCTTTAGTTTCTTCTTCCTTCTTCTTAGCAGGAACAACACCGAATGTGGCTAGAGTCCCAGTAAAAACGCTGGCAATAAAAGTAGGATCGATATTCTTTTGGGGGACGCCAGGAATAGTGACATAATTTAAAGTCAAGATTGCTGCAGACCAGCCCAAAATAAGAACGCGGACAAAGGTAGAAACACCTTCATCCGCCCAATCAAACTTGTTATCCTTTTTGGCATCCTCTTTTTTCTTCAGATTTGATTCTGTCATTTGAAAAGAGGTGAGGCTCTGATATTTATTTAATATAACCGTTCTTCTCAAGCCATTCTCTGGTCATGGGAGTTGGTTCATAGATTTCCCACATCTTACCAGTTGCACAAGCCTCAAGTGCATGTGCAGTCATACCCGCAGTCTTACCTGCCCAGGTTGCTTCTGCTTCCCATGGAACAGCATTCTTAGGATAAGTCCTCTCTACCATCTCTCTCCATAGTGGAGGTACTTCTTCTTCAGGTTTAATGATAGCAATCAAACTATTATTAATAGTTCCTGCCATACAATCTTGTGCAGCGTGCCAACCTTCATGACGCATTACAGCCATAAGAACACTTGGACGATGCATGAATGCTTTATTCAAATAAAAATTATTCGAGACAGTATGATAGACTCCACGATGGCCTGGTGGAAAATACTTTTCATCCGCAAGATAAACTTTACTACCAACATAGTTTAGTAGAACCAACATGTAGTTGAATTCTTCAGCAATAATAGTAAACTTTTCTGGATCTCCGTATTGAGAAGAGATGTCAAGTAGAGATGATACTTCATCTACACCATCCGTACATTCCTGTAGGATCATACATCCCATGGCATCCATGGTGTAATAACCCTTGGTTGGTTCAGCTAGTACTGGATTCGTCCCTAATAGGCAAGTACCAATTAGGGTTGAGCTCAAGGCATTTTTCCAGTTTGTAAACAGTTTCTTCATGAACTTCTCTCAAATACTTTTCAAAGTGTGACTCAATATTGTCTACGTTGGTGTTACCTTGACTTACCCAGTCATGACAAAACTCGTAAACTGCTCGACAGTGATCATTTAAATGATGACTCAGGGCACGAAACACTGCAGCCCTAAGTTGCATTCTTTCTGGAGCATATCTCCAATCCTTGGGAAACTCAGACATGATAATAAAAAAGGACTATACTATGTATAATATCTCATCAAGAGCCATTGTCAACATATGATTTACATACTTCTGGATTTTTTTTACAATATTGACGAACATATGCATGAACATCCATTTCAATCATTTGATGTGCATGATTATGTATTACACCTATAGCAATCAAAGATCCACAAATCAAAAGATTAAATTGACTGACTGGATGAAAAATAATTTTAAGCATTAAAAAGGGGGACCGAAGTCCCCCTCATTATAGCACAGATTCAGTGAATCAGAAGCTGTACTTGACGCCAAGCTTACCGCCGACGTTTAGATCATCGAACTCTTGCTGAGTGGTGATAGCAGAGAGTTCGCCATAGATACCGAGTTGCTCAGTTACGGCAACACTAGCACCAACCTTACCAGAGAACTCGGTCTCGGACTCAGCACCATCAGGAGAAACGATGGTGGGGCCACCCTGAATGTACCAGGCAGCAGACTCGCCTACAGGACCTTCGTAGCCTACGTGTAGGTCGGTTGCAGCACCAGTGTAGTCTTCGCCAACCCAACCAGCGTTGGTCTCAACGTTGACATAGGGACCTGCAAAAGCAGCACCAGCGGACATGGAGAGAGCAGCAGTTGCTGCGAATACAGATTTGATCATTTGAAATACCTCGTTTTTTACTTGCGGAATGATTACCCGCAGATGATGGATCGGTTCGACTCCCGATCGCTTTGTGAATTATAACACCCCTCGGGGGTGGTGTCAACAGATTTGATCCGAGTAGTTGAGGGATCTCCCATCTGTTGTAATTCGTAACATTAAGTTACGAATTATTATTTAGTATAGTTTAACTTGAACGTTTTGTCAAGTTCACCACACTCCAGGAATAATCTGGCCAGTGGTGGCATAGGTTCCGACAGCGATGACGAAACCAAGCATAGCGAGACGAGAATTCAGGATCTCAGCCTCAGGGGTCCATCCAAATTTCATGATAGTTCTCCTAAACTTTATAAGTGGTGTGAGGGTTTTTGGTTTTATTAATGATGATAACTTGACTTCCGTTGTGAGTGAATACTAGTTCATCATCATGCCCCCAGCAGAGTTCTTCGTACAGGGCATTGAGTTTTCTCATGTCCTCCCAGAGGGCATTTTCATTCGACATGTTTTGCTTTTAAATCTGGGTTGGGTGTACTTGGTTCAAATGGTAAACGAGAAAGATTTTTGATTACAATAAAAGCATCTTTATTGTACTTGCGAGTACCCATCGGTGATTGCCACTTCTTGTTATACTCTTCTCCAACATCAATACCAGAGACCGAAGTTCCTCCAATCTCTACAACAATGTTATCATCACCATTCCAATCTAAAGTTTCAATAAAATCTTGAATCCTGTCCATAATTCCATTGTCTTCCCAGGCAAAAAAACCATCTTCGTTTTTTGTCCAGTCACTCTTTGGAATGTCAGACATTACTCGTTCTTCAGGTTCAAGGTTACCAGTCACAGGTTGTCCTCTTTTTTAGTGTAGTAAATACTGCCACCGATTGTGATGGCAGAAACGATTACAAAGAATACCACAATAAGTGCGCTCACAGGTTTTCCTCCTGTTCGGTAAGGATTACACAGTCGCTGGTGGGATAGGCAACACAAGTGAGTAACCAACCTTCTTCCATTTGTTCATCATCAAGGAAAGATTGTTCATCATTATCCACGGTGCCAGAGATGAGTTTACCAGCACATGCTGAACAAGCACCAGCCTTACATGAAGAAGGTAGATCTACACCTGCCTCCTCAGCTGCCTCAAGAATATATTGATCATCAGGGCACTCGATAGTGGTTTCGGTGCCATCAGGAGACTGAAGAGTAACGTTAAAGACGGTCATTAGTAAGTTTCGCAAAGTTTTTCAACAGATTTTGCTAGTAGAACAAAGAATGCAATACTAGTAATAGTAAAGATTCCCTCTGCCATCAGACAACTCCGAAGAAGAGATTGCCTGTGAAAGCATATGAGATTGCACCAGCGATGATGCCAAGCATGGCCCAACGACCATTTGCCTTCTCTGCTTTCTCGGCATGGGTTTCAATCCCATAACGATCAAGATCTTCTTTAGTCATATACATGGTAGGCTCTTTGGCAAACATATTCATTTGCCCCAACTCGTTCTTTGTTACAGTCATTTGTAAAGAATTGTTACTACCCAAGTATATAGGAAGTCTTAATTTTTGTCAAGGGTTTTGTTCTGGAGGAAGTGTTCCATAGAATGGATCATACTCGAAGAAAGAATTCCAATCCTCTATATGGGAAGCGGAGGTTTTCCAAAAATCCCAGAGTCCATTATAACTCCCTTTATGGAATACATCAATGTGAATGTCATGGATATCTGACCCAAGATCGATCTTATACAGGAACAGAGGGATTGCAAAGGTGTTTCCAGAGTTATAAATCAGATCATCTGCAACGGCTCTTGGTTTAACTCCATTGTCAAGTTTGAATTTGTCACCTCTACAATGAAGATTAACTAGTTTCTGTGCATGATGTCTGGTAATAATATAACATGCAGTAGAGAAATCATTAACAAATCTCCTATGCAGTCTAACAGTGACCTGCTGTGGATTGATAATGGCCAACTGAACAACATCGAAGTCATATGGAAGTCTTGATTCAAACTGTTTCCAAGTAAATCCCCAGTGTCTGACTGTACTAATATCACAGTCATCTTCCATCATGATCAGATATTGATCATCACTATTTTCCAACCAGTATTTCAATGCCTTTAGGTGAGATGTGGTACACCCAACTTCACCAGAAGTCATGTTCTCTGGATATCTACCAGTCAAAATACCACTTAGATCGTCATTTCGACCATCACAGGCTGAAATTCTTGTATAGTTCTCAATACCCCAATACTCAAACTGTTCCTCCATGTACTTACGACGATCTTCTTTATCATCAAGATTGATGTAATAGATGTGAGGAATACCCTTCAGTTTAAATGTAGATTTATTCTTATCCATATCAATTAGAATCCAATTGCTTCCAGTTTTTAGGGATCAAATCTGTTAGAGATTTGTCTTTATTGTTTGGGCCAAACCATTTCATTGGTGCAATAACATCATCAAATCCAGATAGCCATGCACCCCACCAAGAGAATGATGAGTTTGCGATGATATGTGTCTTACACATTGACATTAGGCAAAGATCAAGACGATTATCATTGGTTTCAGAGATACAGAACCTATCATCTTCAAATAGTTTTTGTTCTGCACACCATTGTGGATCATCAGAGAAGACAAGAACCTGACGATCTGGTTCAAATTCATTCAGGGCCTTTTCATAATAATCCATACCCAAATTATAATGATTACCACTGTTCTGAAGATAATCGGTTCTTCTTACATGAAGTGAGATTGGATTATCCCATTGGAAGATTTCTTGGCAAGGAGTACGAATCTCTTCTCGGAAAGTAAAGTCTTCTCTAATACTCGCTTCAATGTGTTTGAAATATTTTTCGGACTGATAAAATCCCCACAAGGAAACATCATTGGGGCATTGATTAAAAAGAAGTTCATCAAATTCAAATCCCCTTTCTTTTGCAAAGGGGGCATGGCCCATATCCAACATTCCAATATTGGACTTTGGTAGGTGTGGTAGTTCAAAGACTTCAAAGAGTTGATGTTCATACCACTCATTTTCAAAATTAGATTTTGGAATGCCAAAATCATATCCTCTTCTAGCAGCAATGCCTCTCAATGAGGCATATTGGAACATCTGATTTCCAAGTCTACCGAGTTGTCCTAGATGATTAAACGCTAGCATTTCTATTCTTCAGGTATGGTACATTTTGATAATATGAAACTAGTTGTTCCTTTGGAGTATTTCTAAGTCTCTGCCAGAGTTGATGATTCTCCATGAACTTTGGATTATTATAGTGAGAATTATGTGTTCTACCGTGCTCAAAATGCCAGATATGGCCATCAATTCTACCAACTCTATACCCTAAAGCATTGAATCTATAGTAGAATTCACAGTCTTCAGCACCCCAGGAAATAAACTCTTCATTCCATAGACCACCTTTGATGACGGATTCCCTATTATAAAATTGAGTCCATCCAATCGTCGAAGATTCTGTCCTACACTGATCTGAAATGACATCTAAATTGTGCCCAGAATTAATAAACTTCTCAAACACTTCCATGGGATAATTGACTTGATATTGCCATACCCCACATCCGTAAGGATATACAACATCAACCTGATCATTTACTATCGCTTCATATGCAGACAAATGTGATGAAATTGGATATACCACATCAACATCATGGCTACAGACAACTTTAGTATCGGCCATAAGAATGAGATCATTCAGAATCCTAGTCTTATGAAATAGATTATCAGAACTCTCCTCAAAGACATGAGTAAGATTATCCGTTGAGACAATCTTTTTAATTTCAGGAAGTGCTCTAAACTTAAAGGTTGATCGAGTATCAACTTCCTTTACAATTACTTTTGCCTTTGGAAAAGTTTTGAGAAGATAACTTACAGAAGTAATAATATTTTTTAGCCTGTCCTCTGATTCAATTCGACAGGGCATGATATATGTTAAGTCCATTATACCTCCATTTCAATCCATGATTCGGGAAGAAGATCACTCATATCGTAATCATTGTATCTAGGTCCAAACCAAGGTTTGGGAGCAATGACTTTGCCTCTACCATTTTGCAACCATGCTCCCCACCAACTCATTGAACTATTTGCAATGATGGCACCAGAACAAAGGCTCATCATACACAGATCATAGTAAGGAACAAATGATTGTACTCTACCATCATTGGTATCTGCCGTGTGAGAGTACTTAAGATTCTCTGTGGGAAGAACAAATCGATCATCAGTAAAGTGTTCACGACACCAATCAAGATCATCGGAAAATACGAAGACTGGTACATCCTCTGGAAACTCTTTTAGAGCCTTTTCATAATATGAAACAGGACATACTGGATGATTCTCTGGTTGATTTACATAATCACCACGACGAACATGAATGAAGATTGGATTATCAAACTGCTCCACAACTTCTTTACATGGTTCTAGAATCTCTTTTTGAAATGTATAATCCTCACGAATAATATTCTCCACATTCTTGAAATACTTTTCCGACTGAAAGTAGTCATGTAGATTTACATTATCTGGACACTCTCTAAAAAATCTTTCGTTGAAATGAAAGCATCCCGTGGCTACATTTTGAGTTCCTTGAGTGAATCCAAAGTTTTGAAATGTAACTGTGCTCATCTCAAAACAGTCAAAAAGACCATAGTTGGAATCACCATAGTCATCTGGTGGTGGAATCAACCAGGAATATCCATTTTGTTTTGCAATACCACGTAGGCCTGCATACTGGAACATCTGGTTTCCCAAACGACCATTAGACCCCAATCTATTGTAACTAATTGCCATCAGTCTCCTTTTTCAATACGAATACTGTCTTCATCAAAATGCTCGGTGGAAAACTCAAACATTTCTGTATCTTCCATAGCATACATTCTATGTCTCAATCCAACAGGAACATGGAACTTGTCACCTGTACTTAGAATAGTAACGTTAGCTAATTCGATACTATCCTGATGCCCATAGTATACCATAAGTTTTCCACTATGTACATAGAAAACTTCATCTTTTTTATCATGATAGTGCCAAGAGCACTGTTTTCCCCTGGCAAACCAAAGGATTTTTCCACAATAAAGTGGGCCATTCGTTATCCATTTTTCATATCCCCAACCTTTGGAGACAAATTTAATTGGATCTCCTTGAGAAGAAGTCTTCATCATTCACTCCTTTGTCGTCGATGTAAAAGTCACCAGATGGTTTGCCAAGATGGAGTTCGTGATATTTACAACCCCAAGACTTTAACTGAGCCTCAGTGAAAGTGTAGAATTCTTTCTCCGCCAACTCGCGGGAATTGTCAAATCTACCCATACCTCTAGCAGTCAAATAGACAACGTAGTGTCCCTCATCATATAATTTATTTATTGCCTGAATCCTATCCCATCTTGGAGTTGCATGAGTGTATCGACCTTCACCAGCACCAGGAAAACAGATTGTACCATCAATGTCAACGACATAGCGCATCACTTGAAGCACCTCCGATATGCCTCATAGAACTCAATCGTCTCCTGAGGAACATACTGCTTCCAGAGATTCAAATTATATAGAAGATCCTGAGTATAACGGTATCCAATAATCTCTTTCTCTAGATTGGTTACAAGATCTTGCACATTGCGATCCTGATATACAGATGCCTTATTGTATACGACACTCTGGGGGAACTTAAGTTGAGCAATATAACCACCCCAGATATCATCCATACGGCCAACATGGGGAAGAACCGTATAGTATGGAATCACCTCACGGGCCAAGAAAGTATTCTGACTGTTGAATGGTGAGATGCAGTTAGAACCATAAGGTTTCTCAACATTGAACTTGACACATGGTTTCATTGATAGTCGTGCCATGGCATCGATGTCAGGATCACCATCCCACAAATCAGCCTGAATCAAAACTTTACGCTCAGTTTTTCCAACGTATCTTGTATCACGGCGATGTGGAACCTGTTGGATTGGAAATCCACGGTGCCAAAGTTCTGGATAGTTTGTAACTGATAGAGGATCGAATACTTCGGTTGGAGATTCATATAGATCCATCTCAATAGTCTTACCAACTAGAAGATCCTTACCCCAATCTTCACATGGAATATTATCATCATCTACGGTTGCAATAACATCGGCACCCTGTTCATATGCATAAACAAAACCGATATTCCTACGTTGAATACTATTCCAACCAATAGTATCCGATAGTTCTTTCCATCCGTGCTCCTGCATGTCTGGAGACAGGTACACACAGTTTAATTCCTTATATAGATGATGTGGGGTCTTTTTATCTCCAACGACCACCAGGGTCCAGCCAGGCATCGCTGCGAAGTTCATGGTTGCCCGTGTGGGATTATTGATAGTGGTTGTTACAATAAACTTTTTCATTTCAGAAACTTCTCAACAAAATGCTTGGTCGTGTAATTATTCACCGCCTTATTATAAGCGTTTTCTCTCATTTGGTCAAACAAATCATAATTATTGATGATGTAATCAAGTTGCCTCTTTAGATCCTCTTCATCATCAAAGTATAGGAAATCTTTATCTGGCGTAAAGAATTTTTCAATTGGATTCCATGGATCTCTCTGACAGAGAATGACACAACGACCGAATGCAGCCTCAAACATTCTCGATTTAATCTGAGGGGCCCATCCCCTATCCAATTGACTAAATGCTGCGTTCAGATCGCCATAAGGAAAACTATGATATCTATCTGCGGTTTCTGGATTGATATTACATAAACCATGAACAACAGCAACCTTAGTTGCCGCATACATCATCATCTTATCGGCATAAGAACATCTGGGTACATTCCCCATACTGTAGTGCCCAAACCTAAAGTTATATTTTGTGAATACATTCTTGACATAACTTTCCCAGGGAACGGCCTTCGGCATACTACCAAAGTAAGAAATATCAATTATCTTTTCTGATGCTGGTGGAATCCAATCCTCGCTGAATGGGAAGAATACAAACTCCCTATTATCAAAAAGTTCTGCAGTATATGGACAGATTGTAAGAATCTTATCTGCCACTTCATGGAGTTTTACCTTATCTCCTGGTGCAACACAGAAGTTTGGTTCTTCTAGAGTGAGAACCACTTTCTCCTTATCATCATAACGACCCGAATAAAGATCTTTATAAAAGTCAGCCATGAAGAGATAACAATCTCTTGCCACACCTTCATACTTTTCAAAGTTCAGATAATAAAGAGGATCTTCTGTGAGTCCATTTTCAGGTCTTAAAAAATTTAATACTTTCATAGTATTTCACCAATATCATTTTTATTTAACTGATATGTACCAGAGTGTTGTACAGATTTAGATGCCATCAAAATTGCTTTTTTGATTGATGCTTGAACAGTTTCACCAGATGTATGAAGGACTGCAAAGGTTGCAAGAAAAACATCTCCAGCACCAGTGACATCATAGACATCAACTTTAGGTGCAGGAAAATATGAGTTTGCCCACTTTGCACCTGCTTTCCCTAGAGTCACAATAACCTCAGAATTTTCTGACCAGGCTAATGCTTCCTCTTCTTCAAATTCATTGATCTTTAGAAATGCGTTTTCATAGCAAGTAAGATCACTTTTTTTAGAATCAACAAATATCTTTCCCGTATAATTTGAGCAAATTAGATTTGCCACATCCCAAGGAATTAATCCCTTTTCATAATCAGAAAAGATGATTGCATCATAATAATCCAAACCACTTGGGATTCTTCCACACTTTTTGTAGAAGTCCGATTCTGTTAGTGGTTGACTTACTAATTTTCCAGAATCAACTCTCAAGAGTTGTTGTCCAGATCTGTCATCAATATATCTTTTCTTAAGCAACTCTTCTGGATTATTTGAAATGAAATCAACTTTACATCCAAAGGCCTCAATGTTTGCTTTAACATTTGATGCCATTCCAGGAAACACTTTGGTACAATTCCAGTCAAAAACAGGAACGGGTGCCTCAGGACTCAGCCTGCGACACTCGCCATAGTGATATTCATCTTGACATGATTCACCGATCAGCAATACTCTCAACGATTTTGGTTGTAGAGTAGTCGCCAATTCGGTCGAAGAATCTAACTTCTTTTGCATAATCAGAACCTACTACTTCCTTACCTTTCCAATCAGATCCAACCATCATTATATCAGGTTTTATCCGTTTTACAATATCTTGTAATTCTTCTTTGCTATCAAAAACGATAACTTCATCTATGTATCGAATTGATTCAAGGATGATTTTACGATTGAAGACTGGGTTTATTGGTCTAGTAGAACCTTTCATTTCTTTGATTTTTCTGTCAGAGTCAATAGCAACAATTAACTTATCACCAAGACTTCTTGCAGTTTGAAACATTTTGATGTGCCCTGGATGAAGCAGATCAAAACATCCATTTACAAAGATAACTTTTGGTTTTAGTTTCATTTCTCAGCCATTACCATGAATGCATTGTTCAAGTCTACACCAGATACGAAAATATTTTTATATCCACGATCAAACATGTAAGCCTCAATAATCTCTGGAGTGAATACATGTTTATGCTTATAGTTATTCCAGGGTCTCCAGTACCTTTGACTAAAGTCTGGAAGATATAGGAACAAAGTGCCCCCATCTTTCAGTTTTTCATACCAATAATCCATCGTAGCAACCCAATCTGGAACATGCTCTAGACAGTGACTTGAAAAGATATAGTCTGGTTGTACATTTGGTGGGAGATTATTTGCCTCCCATTCATTATCAAATGATAAATCAATGGGAACTGCATTGGGGAAAGCCCATTCTTTCTTCATGCATCCAATATCATAACCATATCCTTTACACACATGCTTTGCAAATGGAATGGCAAACTGAGATGCATTTCCTTCAGTTTGAAATTTTGGATACCATTTTTTCTGATATTCAATAGTCTCAATCATTGATATCTCCAGGGTAAGTTAAACAGATATTTTACTTGTGACCAATCGCCCCATCTGTGCCAGAGGAACAAAGGTTTCTTTGACATAGTATCAAAGAGTTGAGGTGATTCAAGAAGGTAATTGATTGCTGTTTCAATCATGAATACAGCTGATGCCCTCTCAAAAACCATACACCAATCAAAGAGTGAATATCCAGGAATGATTTGGTTCTCAACTACTTTATATCCACCATAACTCTGAGAGTCTGCAGGAATATGAGGGAAGAATTCTAGTTTTGGTCGAGTACACCAAAGGCGATTGACATACACAAATTCTTCATCGTCTTTTAGTCCAAGAACATTATAGTACAGTTCCTTTTCTTTTTCAATGTTCCTATTAAAGTCAATATATTCTCTCCAATCTTTCCAATCAAGGCCAAGATTGTCATACTTTCCTTTCATGATTGGTTGATAATCACCAAATCCTTGGAAGAAAAATAAATCATCTTCCATTTTGGTTGGTGCCCCATGAATATATCGTTCTTTATATGGGAATTGACAAGACTCTGGGATTGGTTGTGTACTCCCATTTACAGGATTATCATTGTCACCCCAGGAGACAAATTCAAAGTGTGGGATATAATCTTTCAACCATTCAAACTCATGAATGACTGGCCAATATACTTTATATCCAAGTTCATTTTGAATATAATGTGCGCCTTTTTGAAGGAAGAGAATATCCCCAAGACCACATGGTTGATAAATTAATCCTGTTTTCATTCTAACTCCTGAGGAACTTTTTCACGCCACAGCCATCTCTCATAATCTACCCATTGCCAAGGTGCATTGAATAGTTTTCCAACACATTCCTCTGTATTTTTGTAATGTCTTGGGTGACAGATAAGTGTATCTGCTTTGATATTAAGAGTGTCTACAATATAATTTAGGCAGGTATCCACAATATGAATTTGTTCTGCATTTTCAAGAATCCAACACCAATCAAATACACTTTCAGTGAGATTAGTGTCCATCCAAATCACCTTACCATCATAGTCCTCAGGAATGCTTAACTCAACACCATCGTGTGGCTTACGGAAACTATACCACTTATTTGCAAAGATGAATGGTTCACCATCTTCGATGCCCAACCGTTTCTTTAGTCGATTCTCTCTTTCATAATCACGTTTATATGTAAAATAATCTCTCCAATCATGCCAACCAACACCAGAAGATGCATACTTTGATGTCATGATGTCCGAAGAACCATTTGGTTTTGGTTGATTGGAACAGTCATATAACATGACATTTTCTGTGGGAAGATCAATGTTAGGCCCACATACAACTTCATCGGTGATTAATTGATTGACTCCAGAATTCCACATTTCATGTGTGACTGGATGATATACACTGTAATTTTTAGAAAGATTCTTACAAAGTTTCTGAATAAAAAAGATGTCCCCCAGCCCACCTTGCTGGAGAACAATTACATTTGCTTTCATAGTTGAGCAATTTCTACAATTTGTTCTTCCGTAGTACCAATTGGGAATGCTAGAAGATATCCTTGGTCGGCAAGATGTTCAATGAGAACATGAGTATCACCGATAATCTCCTCTACAAAATCATAACCATCAGCACCATATAGTTTCCTTTGAGCCCAGTTACCCGCCGTGAATTCGCGATCAACATAGATTCTTAGGTCATCCATAAAGATTACATCTTTAGATAGATCCCTGTTCTCCTTCATGATGCGGAGTTCTTTCTCCATGGGAAGACGCTTATCAATGTCTGGTTCTGCTCCATATCCTGCAGGGCCATAATCAGCACCAGGGAAGTGTGCATCTAACCAAAAGAGGGTGGGAGAATCATCCAGATCACTCAGAACCTCTGCAAAACGATCCTCCGTATATCCATTATACAGATGAACGTAATCGAGTCCCTCATACTTTTTTTCCAGATTCTCGTAGAGTTCATCATCTAGCTCTACACCATATGAATTATCTACCATTTCGGTAAGTAGAATTTTATCCATACTAGAACCGTCACCAGTTCCACTCTCAACAAAGTTTTTGATATTAAATGCCTCAAGCATTTGTTTTAGTTTGACTGGATGATTAATTTGTCCCATGATTAGCAAAAATAAGTAAGGTAGATAAAGTCTTCTAGGACTTCCATTTTTTTAGCAATCTCTAGATTATCTTTGATTGCTTCCATTTTACTGTGATAGAGTTCGTCTGAAATATAGAACTCATCAGTAAGATCAATTATACCATCTTTATTGAAATATTTTCCAATATCAGGAGCTCCAAGATAAACTGGAATGGTTCCTGTGGCAAAACAATCTAAAAGTTTTTCTGTGAAGTATGTTTCATATTGCCCATTTTCGATAGCAACAGAGAACATATAGTCACACAATCCTTCTTCTTTGTGAAGGATTTCATTGAATCCCCGACCATAAAGATCAACCTGATCTCTTAGCCTTTCAACCCATTCAAGACGAGTTGCATGTCCTTTACACATTCTTTTATTGGATGCGATCATAGAAATCATTTTTGATTTCTCATAGATCTTGGGTTCTTTAATCCAGAAACCCTGTGCAGGACACCACTTGAACTTTGGATCAATTGCAAGTAACTCTTGATTGTGAGTAAAGATTGCATCAAATGTATCCAGATATTGTTTTGGATTGATCTTTACTGCATCCACAATTTGTGGTGTGATATATCGTGACTCTAATAACCAAGCATACTTTGGCCCTGGTTTTGGATCTATCCATGCCCAAGGGAGAGTGCTATCAATATAAAATGTAGCCTCTCCACCATCTTTTACCCATTCAACATATTTGGATTCTTTGCCATGAACAGAATATCCTTTGTTTCCGTTCGTTAAATGGGTGAATGTATCACCTACAAGATTAAACTTTACTCTTTGCATTAATTTGCTCCACAATCCACTCATACGTCTTACGAATACCATCCTCTAGTGACTGTGAATAGTCCCAACCAAGTTTCTCACGAATCAGATCGTTGTTGGAATTACGACCACGTACACCCTGAGGAGCATCTAGTTTATAGATCTTCTGAACAACTTTACCAGAAACCTTGGCAGCAGTCTCAACCAGTTGATTGATAGTCACCATCTCTTCTGAACCAATGTTTACAGGACCCATAAAGTCACTGTCCATCAGTCTTCGAGTTGCTTCAATGCATTCATCAATGTACAGGAAGGAACGAGTCTGTAGGCCATCTCCCCACACTTCGATAGCTCCACCTGTCTCTGGGAGGTAAGCGACTTTACGGCTGATTGCAGCTGGCGCTTTCTCTCTTCCACCTTCCCAGGTTCCTTCGGGACCAAAAATGTTATGGTAACGAGCAACACGAACTGGAATACCATAGTTCCTGTTGTAAGCAAAATAGAGACGTTCTGAGAATAGTTTTTCCCATCCATATTCACTATCTGGATTAGCAGGATAAGCGGACTCTTCGCGACAATCTGGATTGTCAGGGTCTAGTTGATTGTGCTCTGGATACATGCAGGCAGAGCCAGAATAGAAGATCTTAGTTGGTTGATCCAACTTAGGACGATTGCAAACAGTATATTCTTTCTCTACACCATCAAAGGTTTCATTGAGTTTACGAACACCCTCAAGTACATTTAGGTTGATAGTTGCAGAATTGTGCATGATATCTGCATCGTTCTCACCAGTGAAAACGAAACCTGCACCACCCATATCAGCAGCGAACTGATAGACTTCATCAAAGGGAAGAATGTACTGATAAGGAACAGAAGCGTAATAATTTCCTAGTTCACCTTTATACTCAAGAATAGAATTTACAAACTTGGCATCACGGAGATCTCCAATAATAAATTCATGAGCCTCAGTCTTGGAATATTCAGGATATTTTAGATCAACACCTCGCACCCAGTATCCTTCAGATACTAATTGTTTTACCATATGACTTCCGATAAAACCACCAGCACCCAGTACTAGTGCTGTCTTTTTGTATTCAGACATTTCTTGTTATTAATTCCTTCCTATCTATAATACTAAAAAAGACCCTTGATGTCAAGGGTCTTTTTGGGATCAGGCTCGCCAGTTGGCATGTTTAATGACCCTTACCAACGGGGTCAATTTTTCCAAAGAAAACTAAATGGACATTTAGATTCTTTTTCTTCTTGTCCAAACATAAACTTTTTAGACAAGAATGGATTCAATGATTTTAAAAGAACATTCCTATGGATCTTTAGTTTAAGATCATCTGGCGGTTCTTTATTAATCAACTTAAATTTATCATTTATGTTTTTGGAATAAAAACATATTTCATATAACGGATCTCCTCTTTTTATAATAACAGGTCTATTCAAATCATAAACGTTAAATGCAAAGGAAAGAAATCTTGTCCATGCAGAAATATTAAACCATCCACCAACTAGAACAAAATTATTTTTAGCTGAAGTTTCTGGATGTGGTCTTTGCTCCATCCAAATATTTTTCTCATTAGTCCAACAAATAAGTCGTGGTGCTGTTAATTGCATTACGATCCTATTTGGATTAGTCAGAAACCAATTTGGTTGCTCAAAGGTTGGATAAGTTAGTTGTTGATAACTTTTTTCTGATAATAAAGGACTATCAATAAAAACTTGTCCATTTGTTTCCAACTGACTTAGATTAAAAGTGAATTTAAAATCAATTGGAGATCTAATAGTGAAAGTTCTTTTTGCTTTATGAGACCAGGCTGGACACTCATAATAAGAAAATTTTTTATCAGAACTCAGTATTGCTGGTTCTGGTGGAAAATAAAATCTATCATCTGCCAGGACGGATTTCTCTGGACTAAAAATTTCATCTTGGGATCCAAATCCCTCCTCAGCAAAGTAATAGTATATTTTTTTCATAATTGCTAAAAATAATTTAAGGGTCTTATGACTCCACCAGGGCTAGTTTATCGACATACCGAGTCTTTGACATATGAAGGAACATTATCTGGATCTAACCAACAAGTATATTGATGATCTTCCATTGCTGTCATGAGTTGCATCTCATTATCACAGAGATACATGTCTTTATAACGTCCAGTATAGGAGTCCATTTTTTGAATCCTACAATCTGGTTTACCATTGATTTCTAAAGTTCCACATTGAACATATCTATAAGGGAAACGTTCAAGAAGTACTTGTGTCATGATTAGAATTCAGAACAAATGTTGTATGATAATGTTATTCTATTTTGTTTTGTTGGTTTAACATAATGTTTTAGATGAGACGGAAAAATAATGACAGTACCCTCACCTATTGTATCATGTTTTGAGGTATCAAAATAGATATCACCAGTAGCAGATCTTCCTGTATGAGGCCCAGAAGAAAAGAAAACAGTTGGATTCTTTTCTGTTTGACTCTCAAGAACATATATCAAAGAATATGATGGGAAATATTCTATATCATTATAAATTTCTGGATGGTCTGCTAAATGATGATGTATTTCTTGATATTGATCTTGGGAATCTTCGGTATAAATGTTGTACCATGATTCTTTAACAATTGAAGAATTTGGAACATTTAAACTCTTCAGTTCTTCAAACATAGAATCAACTGATTCCCAAACAATTTGTTTGACAATATCGTCTTCAAAAAGAAAACTATTAAAGTCAAGATCTTTTGAAAAACTTGTGTTGATTTTACATTCCCAACCAGATGGCCTAATTGATTCGGTTTCTGGTTTTTTTTCTTTTATGATTGGTAACAAGTAATCTTTAATTTGTTTATGATTTGGAACTTGTTTCCAATAAACAAAATTTATTGGGAATGTAAAATTCATTATGCTACTTCAATAGATTCAAGATCTGCATAGATTTGTTCCATCAGGATTTCATAATCATCCAAAGGATCACCCGAAAAAACAACGCCTTCATTTTCATAGAAGCGACGAACTTTTTTGAAAAGTTTTGGATTCTTTACATCCAGAAGAAAGTCACCATTAGAAGCACCACGAAGGGTTTGAATGTCTTTCTTGAACTTAGCAGTCAGTGTCATGTGTTTGATTGATTACCTAGTCATTATAGAGGGTTCAGGGGGGTTTGTCAATCGGTTTCCCAGTATCTCTCCGTCCATCCCATTAGATCATCATGGCGTTTCTTCCATGTGTCTCCAGAGTCCGATCCCTTACAAGGATTTATGCAAGTATGGTCCCCAAGTTTATTACAAACAAGACCAGCGAGGTCATGAGGATCTCCAAGTTTTCCAGTTCCTGACCAATAGTGTTGGCCATTTAACCAAAGAGCCCCACACTTGGGACATTCTTTCCTATCTATTGACAGATCAGAGGTTTCTTTGTTATTCATTTTTTGTTTTTAGGTTGGTTTTCCCAGTTACGCGGCGGAAGATTAAGTTGCTTTTTTAATTTCATTTTGAAGAACCACATCCTAATTTTGATTATCAAATACCTCAATTGAAGATCAAGGTAATAGATTAGTTTGGAAGTTTCTTCAACCCCTGCAATGGCAATTAGGACCACCAACGTAAGAACAAGTAAGTAAAAAATATTCATGAGGCTATTTAACCTCTTCCATTTTTACAAACTTTTCCTTGAGATCGTAATAGAGTTTAAAATTTTCTGTGGTCACATAATAACCTGTGATAGAAGAGTTATTGCAGGTGTATCCGTAACCCCTTACTTTTTCGCATTGACCATCAATACTTAAGCATTTGCTGGTGTGGAGATAGTCGTGGTAGCGTTGGTCCAGGTTGATCATCGGATTTCAAAATCGAGTTTGCGAACTTTGCGTTTCCGCCTGTTCTCTTGGTATTCTAGGTCCTGATTACTAAGGGTGCCACCCTTCTTTAGATTGTTATCGGAATTCAATAAAACAACATCACTTAGATCCAAGGCCGAAACCTTGTCCTCCAAGACAGTCATCATGTTCGGGCACCCGCAACACTGACTCTTGCTTGTCGATATCAATTCTTTGTTGCAAATTTTGCATCTGACAGATAACATAATCCAATTTCCCTTTAATCTCTTCTAATTCTTCGTGAATATCTTGATGATGAAATCTCAACGGTTTTTGAATGATCTTTTTCATTTTCTTTGCCCGCATTCCTATCTCTTCCTCCAATATCAAAAAAATTTTTTGATTTATATATGTATCTTTTTAAGCCAACTAACGGACTTGAACCGTTGACCTGAGCTTTACAAAAGCCCTGCTCTGCCAGCTGAGCTAAGTTGGCATACTCCCCAGGTAGGATTTGAACCTACGACCAGACGATTAACAGTCGTCGGCTCTGCCGCTGAGCTACTGAGGAATAATTATTCCCCGAAGGGAAAGCGGAGTATCGGAATCGAACCGACGACATCTAACTTGGAAGGATAGCGTTCTACCGCTGAACTAACTCCGCGAGGCAGGCAAGGAGGGACTCGAACCCCCGACCAACGCATTAGAAGTGCGTGGCTCTAATCCAACTGAGCTACTTGCCCTTGCGTTTTTCTTTGAAGTATATAGTATAATACTTCTTCTTCATTTTGTCAATGATTTCCATGTCTTCTTGGAAACCCATGTACTTGAGGAGTTGGGATGACCCCTCAAGTTCACTTATCAATCTTAACAGATTAACTGGTTCTCTGTCAAGACCCCCGAAGGTATATTCCTTCACGCCAGAATCATTTTCTTGGTGTAATCGTAAGCATAAATCTCACGATTCCCTTTGATTCCCCATCCTAACCAATAGTAAGCGGGAACCATATATTGAGAAACTTTACGGCCTGGACCTTCAAACTCAGGAAGATAACGTTGAAAGATATCTTCATTAATCATATATGCAGTTTGGCCTTCAAGTGAAGAGGGATCATATCCATACTTGGCAGCAAACTTACCAAGTCCATTATAGCGTCCAATAGAGGTCCACTGAATGAGTCCATAACCACCAGCATGGCAGTTGTTATAGGAGACCCTTGCTCCACCTTCACAGATGTTGGGAATAAACATAGATTCCTGTTTGATGTTACCCATGATTGTTGCAAGGGCATTACGATCAGTAATCTTAGTCTTTTTCTGAAGTTGTTCTAGAACATACTTTTCACTTTCAGTGCAGGTTGGACATGTCCAAGTTTTCTCTACGACTTCTAGTTTAATTGCATTCTCCTCATTTACAGAAACATCAACCTCTGGTGGGTTATTAATTTCTTTAATTGAAGGATAGGCACATGCCGCAGGAATTGAAACTGCAAGTGCGAGTGGTAGTAGTTTTTTAAGCATTAAATCAATTGAATTCAGCATCCACCTCTAAGGGTGACTCAAAGTAGTCTTTTCGGTAGTACCTCCCAAGAATGTTGCTATTATAGAAGGCAGGGGTGCCATCTGTCAAGGCCTCGGTCAGCACATTATTTAGAAAGAGTTGGCGTGTCTCTTCGTAGTTTACACGCCCTGGGGTTCGGTGAAGGGATAAGATCTCTCGGCTAAAGGATTCCCTCCCATATTTCTTAATATCATCTTTAAGCTCTGGACAACTTCCATAGTAGTTCTTCCAGTTACTCTCACTCGTAACTCTTCGCCGCTTTGTAGTTTTATCAGTACTTCTAGGCTTTCGTTTTTGCCAGAAATATTTTCTTCCGATATAGGAACGGTTGGTGGTGCTACAGGTAATTTTGTAAATAAAACCATAGTTGTCCCCAATAAGAGACCCGTCAAAGACGCTGCCACGATAGATCCAGGGATTCGGATATTCTTTATTTTCTGCCACATAACCATGACGAAACTGAAAATATTTAGTTAGTCTGGATAACCATCATCATCATCAAAAATCTCATCATAATCTGCAATTGTACCTTCAATTGGTGCAGTGTATGCTTCTGTATCAGAATAAATTTCTGACTCAAGTTCCTCAACAATTTCTTTGAGGGCCATTACTAATACTTTAAGTTTAGCTCTATTCATGTCTCTTTACCTCTAACAAGGCAATTGTACATAAAAAAAGGGGACCTGTCAAGGCCCCCTTTAGATTGATTAGGAATCAGACTCTTCCTCTCTGTACTGCTTTGTAGTATGCAGCACCAAGACTTTGCTTTCCAGGTGCCGCTCCATGTGCAGAACCAAATCCTCCACCAGCTTGAATTTTTCTTTCAAGGGCTCGAATTGTTTTTACATTTGCTTCACCTTCCATGACGCTCTGAATGAGAAGATTTAGATTCTCTTCGTCAAGTTCAGAGATGATGTAGTTTGCTTCCTCAATGGACTCAGCTTCACCACTCTGGATGAGGAACTCGACCATGGCAGACTCCATATAGACCTGCTCAAGGATGTTGTTGATGAATTGATCACTCATACCCTCAACCATGCTTAGAGCGCCGTCTAGGGTCTCTGCATACCCTTCAGTGAAGAGGTGATTGACCACTAGGTCTAGTTCGCTAGACTCTTTCTTCATTTTTTGGCCTGCTTTGATTGCACTACCAAAATCAGCACCTGCCTTAGCAGCTGCAGCTTTTCTCTTGGCAATTTGATCGGGTGCTTGACCAGTCTGATAACCAAAAGTACGTTGCATCAAAGGATTGAATGTTCTCTTCTTTGTAGTAGGGGCAGGAGCAGCAGTAGAAGTAGTTGATTGGGTAGGCGCTGCGGTTGCTCCGCTAGAAGGTCTAGTGGTTGCTGCAGATCCACTACCACCGCCTGAACGGCCACCACCTGTAGAAGGAGTAGTGGGGCGAGCTCTCTCATCACCAGCTCTTGGTCTGAGAGGACCAGTCCCGTCTGGTCCTGCGGGTTGTTTGGTGATTGGTTGCTTGACTGAAGGAGTGGAACTACCAGCGGTGGGATCTTTAGATGGTCTACCAGAACCTTGACCAGGACCTCTTCTACCACGACCACCACCGAGTAGTCCAGTAACACTGGGAACTTTGGTAGCGGCAAGACCACCAAGAGGACCAGCTAATGCACTACCAGCAGTATACTTGATACCTTTCTCGACTGCTGCTGGTGCGGATTTTAGTACATTACCAGCAACTTTTCCAGCGCCCTTTACTACTCCCTGGAGACCTTGCTTTAATTCACGGGCTTTTTGTTTACCCTTCTGAATTAAACCCCCAACGAATTCATGTAGGTCTTCTTCATTGAGTCTGCTGGCAAGTCTATTGACAATCTCTGGAGACTCATTCTTCATTCTGGTTGCCATGGCACCAGGAATGTATCTTAGATGAGTTTCATATAGACCTGTGGACTCATTAACGTTCTGAAGAACTCCTTCAGACTCAACAGCCTCACCAAAGACATCAAGAATTTTTCCGATTGAAGATCTCTCAAAAAATTCTTTAACGTCAGACTCAACATAACCATTCTCAATCATGTTTACACCAACACAGTTAATAATGGTTTCTGCAATCTGCTTTAGCTCTTCAGTCTGCTGTCTATTGGCATAGACATTACCATAAGACTCAACAAGTCCTTTTAATTGATTAGAGGGCTGCATTTTTTTAAACAACTTTTTCCTGTTTTTATTTATAAAAAAAAGAGGGGCACTATTACCCCTCTCTCTTGGATATGATGGGAGTCAATGGTTCAATACGATCCATCTCCTCCCATGTTTTTTCAAAGTTTGAATCCCGAGAAGGTGTCTTTTTTGACATCCTGTTTGATTCCACCGACGACATAACTTTCTACCTCAGTTTCTTGTGGGGCAACTTGTAGTCCTTTAGAAGAAATCCAATGTTCAGTCCAGGGAAGAGGATTGTTTTTAGCCGATACATCAAAGATTGGTTTGATACCAATAGCTTTCATACGACGGTTGGCAATCCATTCCACATATTTTTGTAGTAGTTTATCATTCAAACCAATCATGGATCCATCCTTGAACAGATACTCTGCCCAAAGTTTTTCCTGATTGACTGCATTTTCAAATGTTTTAATGACCCAAGATTCTTCTTCCCTTACAATACGCTTCATGTCAGGATCGTCACCCTCAGCCCACTTCTTAAGAATGTTCTGAGTGATTACCAAGTGCTGATTTTCGTCCCTGGCGATAAGGCTAATGATTTTAGCCGATCCTTCCATAAGCTTAAGTTCGCCAAATGCGAATGAGCACGCGAAGGAGACATAGAATCTAATTCCTTCCAGGATGTTGACGTTAGCGACTGCTCGGTAGAGTTTTCTTTTGAGTTCATAGAGTGTGTTTGCGGCTGCAGGTACTCCATCTAAGACATGTTGCCATTCATTTCCTGAAGCATATGTTGCTGCGGAAGAAATAAAATCATCATATGATTCGGTCACTGACGCTGCTCGCTCAAGAATTCTAGGTTCTTTTACGATAGTGTCAAATACGTCTGATGGATTCGCGTATACATTTTTAATAATGTATGTATAACTACGGGAATGGATCATCTCCATAAATTCCCATACTTTCATGCAAGCCTCCAGTTCGGGAAGAGAGCAATATGGCGCAAATGCCATACCAGGACCCCTTCCTTGAACAGAGTCTAGCATAACCTGATACTTTAGGTTAGAAGTAAAGATATGTTTCTGCTCTGGGCGAAGAGTCTGATAGTCAGCCCTATCCTTCTGCAAAGAAACTTCTTCGGGACGCCAGAAATATCCAAGTTGTTGAGTTGTTAACTTATCAAAAATTGGATACTTGTAAGAGTCATACCTCTGGACTCCCAGAGGTTTCCCAAAAAACATGGGTTGTTTAGTTGTATCAACAGGCTCAGAGTTGAAAACCGTAAAGGATTCAACCTGAGTTGCTTCTGTATTTTCAGAGTTTGTCTTAAATCTTACAAGACTCACAATCGTCCTCCTCTGCTGCTTCTAGTTGAGTTAGTAGTTCTTTCAAGTCCGATGAATCATTCACTTCATCAGTCTTTAGGTCATTGGTATTCTGATAATAACTTGTCTTCCAACCATACTTATAAGTGGTAAGAAGATCTTGAGCCATGACAGAAACAGGAACCTCATTATCTGGGTAATGCTCTGGATTGTAACTCCAGTTTCCACTGATCGCCTGATCAAAGAACTTTTGCATCACAGCAACTATTTTAACATATCCATCGTTATTTGGCATGTCCCATAGAAGAGTATAATGACTCTTAAGTGAATTATATTGTGGAACAATTTGCTTAAGAGGCCCCTTCTTGGACTTTTTAATGGACAGGTATCCGCGAGGTGGTTCAATTCCATTGGTTGCATTTGACACAACGGAACTGCTCTCCGAAGGCATTTGTGCGGACAGTGTGCTGTGTCGGAGACCATGTTCCACGATAGATGCTCTAAGAGTCTCCCAATCATGCTGATATTCTACTGAAGTAATTTGGTCAACATCACTCTTGTATGTATCAATTGGAAGAATTCCATCTGCATATTTGGTACGTGAGAAATATTCACATGCACCCTTTTCTTTTGCAATCTGATTTGATGCTTTTAGAAGATAATATTGGAAGGATTCTGAGAGTGTATGAACTGCATCCCATGCTTCCTGTGAGTCGTACTTGAACCCTAGTTTGGCAAGATAGTGTGCAAGACCAATGAAACCGACTCCAAGGGATCTACGTGCCTTTGTGGCTACTTCAGCAGCAATGATTGGATACTTCTGGTAATCAATCAGTTCTTCCAAGCCACGAACAGAAAGATCGCAAATCTCTTCAAGTTCTTCATCGGATTTGATCTTACCAACATTGACGGCCGAGAGAATACAAAGTGCAATCTCACCTTCACCATCAATATGTTGGAGAGGATCTGTGGGTAGAGTGATCTCCTGACAAAGATTACTCATATTCACTTTATCCTTAAAGGAAGAGTGTGAATTGCAGTGATCAATGTTCATAATATAAACACGACCAGTCTCTGCACGTTCCTTTAGAAGATCCAGAATGAGTTCTTGAGCTCCGATAGTCTTTCTTGGAATAGATTGATCTCGTTCATAAGACTCATATAGGTCGTCAAATCGATCAGTGCCAAAAGCATCATACAAACCAGGAACGTCGTGTGGAGAGAAGAGTGTGATCTCACCATCTTGGATGAATCGTTCATAGAACAGTTTGCTGATCTGGATAGAGTAATCTAGTTTACGAACTCGGTTGTCCTCAGTTCCTTTATTATTCTTGAGAACAATAATATCTTCTATTTCTTGGTGCCAGATTGGGAAGTGTACTGTCGCTGATCCACCTCGGATGCCATTCTGTGTACAGCATCGGACAGTTGACTCAAACTTTTTGAGGAACGGTACAACACCCGTGTGCTGAACTTCTCCACCTCGGATTTTAGCGTTGATGCCACGGATTCTGCCTGCGTTGATACCGATGCCCGCCCTTTGTGCAACATATCTGCCGATAGCCATATCAGAACTAAAGATGCTATCGAGGGTGTCATCAACATCAACAAGAACACAGCTAGCAAATTGTCGAAGTGGAGTTCGCACTCCCGCCATGATAGGTGTGGGAATGTTGAGTTTGTGCTTTGAGATTGCTTCGTAGTACCTTTTGACATAGCTTAGTCTCGTTTCCTTTGGATATTCTGCAAAAATAGTCAGAGCAATCAAGACATACATGAACTGTGGGGATTCATATACTTTTCCACTGCTGCGATCTTGTACAAGATACTTATCTACAACTTGACGTAGACCAGCATATGTGAATAGGAAATCACGACTGTGATCAACCCAGGATTCAACCCTCTTAATCTCTTCCTCAGTGTAATTATCTAGGATGTCCTTATCATAGATACCCTGCTCTACACAATTAGTAATATGAGAATAGAGATCTGGAAGATCTCTCATCTTTCCATAAACTTGCTTGCGAACAGCAAACAATAGAAGACGTGCTGCAACGAATTGGTAATTGGGATGATCCAAATCAATCAGATCAGAAGCACTACGAATTAGAATTTCCTGAATTTCTGCCGTGGTAATACCATCATAAAACTGAATACCAGACTGGATTTCTACCTGACTAGCAGATACACCAGCTAGTCCTTTACATGCCTCATCAACCATCACATGCATTTTGTCTAGGTTGATTGGCTCAATTGATCCATTTCTCTTTTTAACTTTGATGCCGTTGCTCATATCTTTTTCCAAGTATTGAATTTAAGTTGTGCCTCTAATCCAGAGTGGGTATTTGATTCTATCACTTCTTGAACATTATGTCCAGCAAGTACCATATCATTTATGTCTTTTTCGGTTATGTTTGTTGGCCAGATGACGACGCTTTCACCTCGTTCAATACAAGACTTAATGCGTCGGATAATTTCAGGATTACGGGGTTCATTATCGTAAACAAAAATGAGACTGCTTCCCTCAAGACAACGAAAGTTACCATCAGCGCCACATAAAGCCACACTATTGTTGATGAAAGTGCTGTCAAAGGGTCCTTCGACCACATAGACTGGTAATTTTTGATCGATTGTGTCAAGTCCATAAATTTTCGGTGCTCCATCTTCGAGCATGATTGTGATATATTTAATAGATTTAGAATCTAAAGCTCTCCCTTGGAATCCGATAAGATTCTTTTTGTAATATATTGGGATGACGATTCTAGGCTCTTTACGTAGATTTTGGTGATCCATGCCTTTGAATGATCGCACAAATTCACCAAAGTCTTCCGCAAAATAAAACTTGGTGGGATCGATTCCACGGTTACGTAGATAGGTTGAAGCACCTTCCACCTCACTGCATAAAGGAAGAACGATCCTCTGTGTAAACTTAGGTTTTTCAAAAACGAATTCAGGTTCATCGACTACAAAGTTTTTGCCTGTGAAACCACTCTTGAACTTTTCAAGAGAATATTGTTTGTGTAACTGAGGATCAACGTCTTTCAAAAAATTATTGAAAGACAAACTTACCCCACAGTTATGACACTTGAAGTTTGTATTATTTTTTATGGCGTAAATGTATGCCCTAGCCTTGTTCTTGTTCTTCTTGGAATCACCACAAACAGGACAACGAAAGTTATATAGGTTAGACTTTACCTTCTTAAACTTAGATAGTCTTGGAGAGATGAGACCAATGTATTTGGTGTCGATCAGATCCATTAGATACTAGGGCTTCTCCAGACATCATACTCGTTTGAGGTGCTGGTGTCAACCTTAAACCCACTGCTGGAAGCAATTGAATCAAAAGAATGACTGCACTAGCACCAATGATAACAGTCCAGGTTCCTTTTTGCAATTCATCAACCTTCTTATCCAAATCCTGAAGTTTAGTGGAAAAGGTATTGAACATTTTTTCATCATATATTTGATGATCATTAATCATCTTAATGATAGCCTGGTTCGCCTTATCTCCCTCATCAAGTCTATTTTCGTGACGCTCTAAAATTATTGCGACTTTATTACTATTATCCTGAATACTTGAAACGGCACGTTCCAACTTATCCAACATTTCCTTGGATAAGTCTTCGTAAATATCTAACTTTGACTCAAGAACCTTTAGTTTTGCGAACACGACCTTTAATTCCTTTAATAGAATCCCTGTAGAACATATTCAAATTTTTATATTTTTTCTTTCTTCCATCATAACCAAGTGCAGGATCATATCCAGCAGTCGGTGATCCAGAATCTTCTCTTCCAGATCCTCTGTACATGGCACCACCGCCAGCACCTAATGACATCTCTTCACGAAAAATATTAATTATCCTGTTTAACTTAGATTCATCCATCATACTTGATTTAAAGTTTTTAAACATTCATCATCTATTGGTATATCAGTCAATGATGATCTTGGATATTCAGGAAAACGATTCAAAAATACTAAAAAAGTTTTAGCACATGGCCACAGTTCCCGTTCCAATTTATAAAAAAGAAGAGGAACTGTGGCTTCGCCAAAAATGTTAAAGAGAATAATCAAATGGTTAAGTATCAAATTAACTTTGAGTACACCAGTTGACTCATATCTCTTAAACAATCTTTTGACATACTTAAATCGCTTTAGATCATCGTAAAAATCATCTTCAGTTACTGCCTGTGGACTGTCGTAATATTTAATGGCAAAAAGAAGATAATTTTTATCGTTCAACTCAGAGAACTTCATTTATCAGGTGATGGGATATGCTCTATTGCCAGTTGTAATACCAGACATTGCAACTAGAGTTTCAGTCTTGATGCGAAGTTCTCCATGATTATCAGTATAAGTTGTTACGCCAACCCAACCACCATGAGCAATGGCATCTAGATAATCACTTCTACCACCAGGCTCACCTAGGATACCATCAGTGACTGCAAAGATTTTAGTATTATATCCACGCTGATCATCGGCAGAAGAAGGTGCCATTGCAGGATCCACATCAGCACTTACAGGCTGAGTAGAGAACTTCATATATCTTGTAGTGTAGTCATTGCCAGCAGTCCAATCTCTGTTATCAACAGCAGAAGTGCTGATTGTCATGCTAGTAGAACTGGCGATTGAAGTAATAACTCCAAATCCAGAAGTCTGACCAGCACCAAGTAGAATGGTGTCACCAACCTGAAGATTGGTAAAAGTACAAACACCAATACCACCAGTCACTGCACCAGCAGAAGTAACGGTCACAATACCGAGACCACTTCCTACGTTTGCAAGTGCATTAATTGAACTTACGCCAATGTTGTCGTTATTACTCCATAGAGCCATGGTATCTTGCCCTGAATTTTACTTAGTATAATGATATTTATAAAAAAAGGAGACCTTTAAATCAGTCTCCTTTTTATAATCATTCGCGGTTCTTAATTGCCGCTGCAACTGTTTCCAGCAATTTATCATCCATATCAGTCTTGGTAAGTTTTACTGCCTTACCTAGAATAACCAAACAAATCTCAATTAGTTTTTCGCCTAGTTCCTCATTTTCAGGAATTTTAGCAACAGCATCAGAGATAATTTTTGATGCTAAAGGTAGAAGAAAAGCGAGCATGATAGTCACCTTATGGCCATCAATATATATTCAATTTCATTTTTATCAGTTGGATGCGGTTCCTTGCTTAGGATTGATCACAACCTTGTTTGTGAAATTTTTTTCAGTGACTTTTTCTTTTGTCTGGGCATCAATTTCATTTCCCATTTGCTCTAGGAACTGAGTTCTCCAATCATAGAATTGAGTGGATTCTTTCTTAGTGTGATAAGGTTTTGCACCTTTACCAGTAGTAAAAGGAGTCCTCTTTTCCTTATCCTCTCTACCCTCCATTTCTTTTTCAAGTTCCTTACGTCTGGAACGGCTCACAAAGGATTCTTCCACTGCTTCCATTGCTTGCTTACGAATGGTTGCAAAATAAACTTTCTCACCCTTCTCGGAACCATACTGCTTCTTCATCGAAGCCTTCATGCCAGACTTATCATACTTATCCTTAAGGTGTCCTTCTTTCTTCTTCTCACCAGCAGTCATTTCTCTTTCAGAGATCTCTTCACCTTCGGGTTCATAACTAGACATCTGAGTGTTTGCCTTTTTCTTAGCAAGTCTGGGGAATGGTTTCTCTCCAGGTAGAAGGGGACGACCACCTCCTCCACTTCCTGGTCTGCCAGGTTCTCCAGGTAAAGCAGGACCACCACGGGCTCTACGTACAGGCACTCCACCAGTAGGAACATACTGTTTCATGTGCTTATCATATCTTACATCTGTACGGGGAATAGGAGCAGCTTCTAGTACTTCACCTTCTGGTTCAAAAGAGTTCTTTTGTACTCCCTTCATTCTTAAATCACCACCGAAAGCATTTCCCTTCAGTGTTGTACGTTTACGTGCATCATCTAGTGCGCTATTAGCCTTTTTCTGTAAGTGTTTAATACCCTTATATGCAGCATATCCAGCACCTACAGCTAATGGAATCGCAACAACGGGAGCAATTTCATCGACTTGCTCTACTTCTTCATTGCGACTTGCCATGGCTTTGCCAATAGCAGAACGACGCTTTAGAAGATACTTATCAGACTTGTCATGATCACCATCATTGTCAACATCCTTATCTTCTTTACCAACAGGATCTAGACCTTTACCAGATTTGGTGGCAGCAGTCTGTTCACCTTTCTTAGCCTCACCCTCATATGCCTGACCATACTCTGTCATTTCGACAGACTTGATATTAGGATTGGCACGAAGTGAATTAATTTTTTCTCTAGTGGCAAAACGAACATAGGTTCTTCCACTTGTCTTGTCTGTTACACGAATTTTATATTTCTTATCTGCACCTTCACCTTTTGTTTCTTCTTCTACGGGTTCACCATACTTATTTTGATCATGATGAGGACCCTCAAAGGTTCTCTTCATCTTTTTAATGGTCTCTTCCTTATTAGCAATGATTTGCTTTTGAATAGGACTATATGCTTCACCAAATAACTTCTGCTTAACGGCATCCTTCTCAGGGCCAGTCATGGTTGTGTTTCCCATGTACTGACTATATGCAGCCTTTAGATCAATATCTTCTCTTCTTGCACGATATCTAATATCATAAACAGCCTGACGGATTCTCTTAGCAGACTTTTCTTCAGTGTTTCCACCTTCTCCGTCAGAAGATTTTTGAGTATTTGCAGAAACTACAGGACCACCCGCTTTTCTTGCTGGAAGTTCCTCAAAAAATGTTCTATTCATTGTCTTTAGCTAGATTTACGCTTTTTCCTGCTTTTATTTATGAATGACTGAACCTTCTCCCTTGGAGTCATGCGCTGAACATATTCACGGTATGAATCAGTTGCAAATTCATATACCTCATTCACATCTTTAATCCAAGATTTAAATAGATATCCCTCTTTTGTCAGGCAAATAATGTGATTGGCACCCCTACGAATGACCTTACCAATCAATCCAGTATTCAAACTCTCAACTAAAGATCCAACGGAGAATACATTTCCACGAATAAAGTTTTCGCGAAGACCCTTTAGATCAAACTTTGGTGCAATTTCCCAGGTATTATATTCTTCTTCAATACCCATGCTTTGGCGGGTGATCATGAAAACATTTTCTTTGTCTTTTTTCTTTAAAGTATTGGGAAGTCCAGATGCAAAAGTATCAAAATCACCATCCTTTGCAGCCTGCCTCATCTTAGATGCAGACATTCCCTCTACACCTTCAGAATCAGGATCACGCTCACCAGCAGAAACTACATTAATTTTATCAAAAGAATAAAGAGATCCGTTATACTTATTAGCTAGGTTCTCAAATTCTGCCTTCCTATCGGCACCAACAACGATATTCACTTCACTATGGCCATCGGCATGTGCAGATGCAAGAACATCAAAGATGGTCCTCATCTTTGTATCATGAATAATGTTATTGGCATGATCTGGGAACATTACCTTCATTAATTCAGTCTTGGTCGCTGAATCCAGGGGATTCTTCTTAGGATCTTGACTATGTGATGGATAGATTTTATATTCTCCAGTTCCAGCCGTCTTCTTAATATGATTAATTAGTTTTTCGTGTCCAATCGTGGGTGGATTGAAGCGACCGAATCCCACGGTAAGTGGACCCTTTGTTTTTTCCATACCAGGATCCATTTCTGGTTCCTGCTGCATTTGCTGCTGCTGTGGATCCTGCTCTGGAGTACTGGTCTTCTTTTGGAAGATTTTGAGTTGACCGCGCACAGTTTTAGCGACAAGGTTTCCTTCACGGTCATAATAGTCCCCATGACCGTCCCCTGTCAAGCCCATCGCCTTTGCTTGGGCGGCGGCTCCCGAGGCCTCTGTGATGAACGCTAGAAAGTTTTTCATAATGCTATTTATTATAAGATGGCATCGATAGGTACAGACTGCCCTGATAGATAGGATCTGTTAAAAATACCAGTTCTAACTCCTGGTATATCACCCTGAGCAGTTTTTGTTCTTCTATCACTCGCAGCTCTTGAAACTAAAAGAGCTTGATATTGACCGCTATTAAAATCATCAATGTCCCCACCACGATAATCAAAGTGTTCCCATCTTAGTGTGAATGTTATATCACCCTCAGAATTTATATATGGTTTGAATATGAAAGGGCCCTGTGCAATCACATCTACATTATCAATTCCAGATGGACCCCCAAAACCAGGACCAAAAACCGACTGATTTATAAGTGTAGTGTCTTTTATGGGCCTATACAGTCTTCCAACTTTTAATTCTCCATTTTCAAAAGGATTCAATGCATTTCCAGAACCATCTAGAGAAGATTGATAAAGTGCATAAAGATCATTCAAAAATTTCTGAACCTCAGGATTATTGTAAACCAATCCTGGCATTTCTTTGGTTCCAGCAGTCTCAGATATGCCACCATATTGTTGGAATGCTTTTGCACCACCAGAAGCCTTATGGGAAATGTAAATTAGTCTATCACCTTTGGAGTTTTTGAGGACAATATCTGCCTTTGCTTCTCTATTATTAACTCTTTCTGGAACTTTTTCTACAGTGGCAACATCGGTTATCAAACCAAATCCCTCAACCTCAATATCAATACCACTTTTAGGTTTATTACCAACTCCAGCAATTTTCTTCAGTTGATTGAGAACATTTTGTGCCATATCAATCGTTCTTTTTTCAACACTATCTGGCGCTTTGGTTGGTTTTTTTATTTTATTGATTAGAACATATCCAGTTTGATTAGCAATTTTAACGCTGGCAGCTGCCTGTGAGCTAATTGCGCGGGAAACTCCAGATGGTTTCGTTGCACTAATGTTAGTCTTTGTTGGGCTGGTTATGTTCAATTCAGTTCCAGGAGCCAGTTCACCTAAAATATGATCCTCTTTAGTATTTGTTACGTTCTTGAATAAAATTGCTGGAGTTTCTATAGTATATTTGATCGATTGATAATTATTATTTACTACATACTTGTCCCAATTCGGAGTGCCATTTGTAGAATTACCAGATAGGGAAGGCATTAAAAAAGAGGCATTTGCCTCTATTTATTTTTATTCAGTTGTATCTTTTTTATTAAAACCAAATGGAGAAACTACATCTTCAAGTTTTAGTTTCAGTGCAACACCACCTATAGCCTCCATGACTTTTAGAATGTCTTCTGTTTTTGCACCTTCACCCAATTCTTTGGAAACATACCAATACTTTGGCCAAAACTCTTCACCTGCTCTCTTATAATCTTCAAGTGTTAGTAGTTTCATTTTCCAACCCCATAGTCAGGTGCTTTTTTTTCCAACTCACGAATCGTCTTATGCAATTCTTCTACTGCTTTACGGGTTTCTTCAGTCTCTTCCCAAACAAAGGTGTCTCCAGACTTAGTAGTAAATTCACGTTTGGTCATAGGTCTCCCTCCTTACGGTTTTCAGAATAGTGGACATCAAACTCTCCACCAGGATAACGTGCAACTAGTTTCTCAACATTCATCTCCATGACTTCATCAAGAGAAATATCAAGACCAATACATGCCTGAGCAACATACCACATGATGTCACCCAGTTCACGTTTCAGGTGGAAGAGGTTTTCTTCATTAACAGGTTTGCCTTGGAAGAGATTCTTCTTAACAACTTCAGTAAACTCACCTGCCTCAGCAGACATACCTACAGCAGCAGTAAGCAGTCGCTCGGAATGAAAACCTTGGCCTTCAAGTTCCTGTAGACGATAAATGAATGCTTCATGATTTTTTGATGGTTGAGACGTGACCGCATCGACAAACTCAACATACTTTTGGGTGTCAACATTGCTCATAGTTCTAGTGGTTCCTGTTGTGTGTTTGGTAGTTCCTGTTGAATGGGAATTTCTTGTCCCGAAATTGTAATAGTTGGAAGTTGATTCTGTGGAAATGGTTCCAAATCAATCGTTTGATAATCTGGTTTATATTGATAATAATGACCATCCCATGTGGCATTTCTCATGCCAACAAGAGTAGTGGCATCTCTAGGAGATCCGCAGTCGGCTATTTTTTCACCGCGTGGGTTAAATACAGAATACATCAGAACTGGAATCCCTTAAACTTGTTTTCAGATTCTTCGTCATTATACTCCCCATTTTGGCCACTGTCAACAATATTCTGCTCACTCTGCTCACAATCATAGAGACGCATCTTTGCACGATCAATGCCAAGAATGAAACGTTTATGAACTGTTGGATCATTATAGCGATTCTTCAATTGCTTCACCATAATTTGTCCGAGTTCCTGAAGCTCATCTGTAGAAATAAGGGCAAACATAAGATCAGCAGTAGCAGGGAGACCAAAGGACTCAGAAGTATCAGTAAGGTCAATATCAGAGCTAGCATAACCAGAACGAGTGGTCTGCGTGGCAGAAACGATAGGGACGTTTGCTTCAACAGCCAACCCTCTAAGTTCTTCTGCAATAGACTTAATATACGAATATGAATTGACAGAGCTGTTTCCGCGATAACGGGAGGAAGCGCATATATTAAGGTAATCAATGAAAATAATATCAGGTCTAAATGACTTCTTAAGTGCGAGTTCATTAAGAAGTGCCTTAAAGTGTCCACTGTGTGCGCTCGCGGTGGGATACTCTTTGATGATAAGACTTCCCTGAGTCTTCTTGCTAAGGTTATTTACCTTAGTCTCAAACATGGAACGAGGAAGATCAGTGATTTCCTGAATATTTACATTCAGAAGATTCGCATCAATTCTCTCAGCAATTTTTTCTTCTGCCATCTCCATAGTGATATACAGAACATTGTACCCCGATAAGAGTGAGGCCGAAGCCATATGGCACATAAAAAGAGACTTTCCGACACCTGTACCAGCAAGAGCGATATTAAGAGTCTTGTTAGGTAAGCCGCCTTTCGTAATTTTGTTAAAGTAGTCGAGATCAAACGGAATACGATCTTCTTTACGGTGATAAGATTCAAAACGTTCCTGGAAGTCTTGTAGGTAATCATGTCCAATGTGATTATCAAAAGATACAGCTAGTGCATTACTGAGGATGCTTGGAATAGCATCACGATTTCTCTTCTCATCATTGCCATCTGCAATGTGAATGGACTCCATGAGTGCAAGATAGATTGCTCTATCCCGACACCACTTTTCAGTAGTGTCAGTCAGCCATTGCTGATCAACATCTTTATCTTCTAGTTCTGCAATATATTTTTGTGCAGTCTTGATATCTTCACCAGTCAAATCTGAACGATTTGATACCTCAATTTGAAGTGCCTCAAGAGAAATCAAGTTGTCATATTTGACAATGAACTCAGAAGACTCTAGAAAAAGAACCTTCTGAATCTTGTCTTCAAAATATTCTGGTTGAATAAAAGGAATTACCTTTCTTGCATAATCATCATTATGAATTAGATTTCTTAGAATTGTGACTTCAATTTGTTCCATCAACACCCGTAGCTAAATTCCTCTTTTGCGATTGTATCCAGTTTTTCCAAGACCTCTGGGGTGAAGTATTGTTCTGGATCTTTATAAACTGCCTTTGCGTAGACTTTTTTGCCGTCAATTTCATATCGACCAGCAACATTTTTCCAGAGACCACCGAGTTCACCGAGTTCAAGAAGACCATAATAACGATCAAGACCACGCTCGTCGTAATACAAACGTACCTCCACATCTTTATTCTCCTTACTCAGACGCGACTTAGCAGTCTTTGCCTTGATAATGTTTCCAACGATTTCTGTTCCATCCTTTTCTTTTTTCTTGCTGAGATAAATGATGGTAGATGCAGCATACTTAAGGCCGCTGCCACCACCCATTTCTTTTGTAGGAACGTAAGAACCGATAACATCGTAGGTATGATTGGTTACAATCATGGGAATGTTTGCTTGACCAAGTTTGAGAGTCAACATACGGAATGCACCTTTGACCAATTGAGATTTGGTCATGTCACGAACCTGTTTGTCGTTTAGTGCATCAGTGATCTCTTTCTCAGTGGATAGCATACCCAGAGAGTCTAGCACAAACATACAGGGTTTGCGCTCATCTTCAGGTTTCTTTAGGTATATATCTACCGCTTTGAGCGCCTTACTGCGAAAATCTTCAATTGTAACAACATTAACAACGACAAGACGAGAAGTATCGATGCCACGGGATTCGATTAGTGATTTGGTAATAGCGGCTTCAGTATCAAAATAGAGACAATAGCCATCGGGATTGGAATCCAGAAAATTTTTGACAACGGCGAGGCTGAAGAAAGTCTTTCCAGTTGATGACTCTCCAGCAATAGCAGTAATCTTATTCCCAGATACACCGCCAAATACACTACCTGATACGAGTGCATTAAAAATGTACGAGCCTGTGTCAACATAAGTTTCTGTTTCATCAATATCAGAAGCGAGTTTGGTGAAGTCATCACCAATCTCTTTCACAATGTCTTTCAAAAAATCCATAGATCAATTCCACCTTAGAGTATTTAAGTATTCTAGCACATCTCCACGAACATCCAACAGTTCGTGAAAACATTTTTGGTTATGAGCACACTGCCTAAGAGCAGGATCTGGTTTAAGAACACTCTCAATAAAGAGATCTAGCCCACGGTTCCATTTATCCTGTTTAGATTCGCCGTCATCGATTGTATACTGATCCTTCATCCAAAAAAGTCCTCCAGACTAACAGTTTTTTCTACAGACCAACCAATAGCATCTAGGATTGCCTTTAAGGGATCCACAAATGCTTTACTAAATTGAAGTTCATAGTCCACATACTTATTCAGATCCAGTTCTTTTGGGAAATCTTGGATGAAAGAAAATACATTCTCATGAATAGTATTTGGGACCTTCAAATAACAGAACTTGATTTTTTCACCATTCTGAATTAAAGAATACTTGTTTGTAAGTTTCTTATCCTTTATGTAGTGATTAAAGAGAAGGGCTCCACGAACATGAATTGGAGTACCCTTTTTGTAGATGGAAGAACGATCATTGAACTTTTCAACGTCACTTACAGATCGAGGAAAAGAAATTTCCTCTGGTGCCATCTTTTTGAACTTTGTTCTAGATTGCTCAATGAAGTTAATAACATCATCTTCAGTTCCAGTCATCACAAGTTTGAGAGCATCCTTGATCATTTGACGACAAGGTGCTGGTGTGGATGATTTGACTGCCTCAATACCCATGATCTTCAGTTTGGGTTCTGCATATGCAACTCCCTCACTGTTCCATACGTTGAGAATATATCGCTTCTTTGCGGTCCAGATGCCACGGTCAGCGATATTCTCACGCTTCATTTGCATCTTCTGGTCATAAGCCGATACGTATGATGCCAGTTCCTGATAAGACTTATCAATAAATGGTTCCAGTTTGTCTTGACAGATCTTGTCAAGTATAGAAACAATCTCTGCTTTATTGCTAGACTTATTACCAAAAAATTTATCAACAAGAGGTCCAAGATTAAGATAGATTGAGTCTGTATCGCTAGCGATGACATAATCTACTTCCTCAGTTTTTAAAAGGGTATTTAGATACCCATTCATCTTGTTCTCAATCCAACGAATCGAGACCTGACCAGACAGAGTAATGGCCTCTGCGTTCTCTAGTTTGTAATACCTGAAGTATTGATTACCAATAGCACCATAAGCAGAGTTAAGAGAAATCTTTTTCGCCATTTGAATGTTGTTACATCTGGCGATCTCCTTTTTAAGTGCATCAGTAGGCGTCTTCTCGTACTCCTGCTTGGCTTTAAGCATCCGCTTCTTGAAAATGACACGTTCTCCATACATTTTGTCCATGAGTTCTGGTAAAAACCCACGCTTATCCTTACGGAACATAGCGCCGTTAGCACAGACAGCGTAGTCCTTATACAACTCAAATGTTATTTGCTCATTAAGTATTTTTTCAACCGAAGCTGTTGGGTGTCGTTCATCAAGAAGGGTCTCTGGCGAGATATTGTACTGCATAATAAGATGAGGGTAGAGAGAGTTAAGGTCAAAAGACACAACCCAATCATACCTTCCAGGAATCGGTTCCTTAACGTATGCACCCGCATATTTGTCATCTTTTACACTCCCCTTTTTAGGTGGAATAACGATGTTTTGTTTCTTGAGATAGTTATAGATGATACTATCCCACATACGGACCTGATAGAACACGTCATTATAGTTTACCTTGGCATCATAGGCCATGGTCAATGCTAGTTCAATCAGTTTCATCTTGTCTTCCAAACGGTCAACAAGTTCCACGTCAATGATATTATATTCTACAAACTTTTGCCAGTCGTTTGTATAGAAATCTTTGAATGTATCAAACTCGGAGTGATCGAGTTTTTTCTGCCCCAGTTCTACAGAGGCAATGTGATCCAGACGATAAGATTCCTGACTGGTATATGTGAACTTCCTGTATAGATTTAGATAGTCAAGTTGAGTAACACCACCAACATCAATACTGAGTTGTTTACGGCCAGCAACAAAGATCTCACGCGGTGTCACCAAACCCCAAGGTGATAGACGCTTCATGAGTTTCTCACCCAGAACACGGTTCAGACGCTTTGTGATGTACGGCATATCGTACAGTTCACAGTTCCAACCAGTGATAATGTCTGGAGTATTCTCCATCCACCAGCTGATGAAGTTAGATAGTAGATGGTGCTCAGAATCACAGAGACGATATTCTACATTATCCTGAGAGTTGTTGAAAGGTTTTACACCCCAGGTGATGATCTTCTTCGTGGTGTAATGCTGAATAGAGATGAGAAGAATCTCTTCTTCAGCTGACTCTACATCTGGGAATCCATTCTCGGATGCAACCTCAATGTCAAGAGTATAGAGATTGATCTTTGAAATATCAAAATGAATCTCATCATCAGGATACTTATCAGAAATATACTGATAGATGAAACGCTCATTACCGTAGATATTAAAGTCTTCTACACCATCATATTTCTTGATAAATTCACGACAATCACGAACAGATCCAGGTTGAATTGGTTCAACATAATTTCCCTCAAGAGTTTTGTATTTGGTCTTCTTATTAGAAGATACAAAAAGAGTCGGGTTGAACTTCTCCCGAGTCATGAAACTTTGACCGTTTTCATAACCCCTGACGAGAAATTGGTCCCCGACCATCTGAACGTTTGTGTAAAATCTCATTCTTTAATAAAATCTTCGTATGCCTTAACCAGTTTTTCGTGAGGCTCAACAATAGTAAGTATACTATCAGAATGCATCATTAAGACCTTCTGATGTGACACTTCACTATCTGGCCAACGAACTAACCTTTTATTGATATCTGGTTCCTCATCTTTACAAAGAATACGAACTGGATTGGTTAGTTTACAATCTGGTTCCCCAGATATTGGATCCGTTTCAAGTTGCTCAACCTTGGAGATCAATACTAGGTCCAGGTTCTTCAGAAGTAGGCATTGAATCATTTTCTTTAAGTGATGAATTGTACATTTCAATTAGACTATCTATTGGGTCAACGATAGTTACAACCCAATCCATTGGAATCATTATCTCCTTATTTTTAGAAAGACGAATCCACCTTGACATTACAATTTGAACACTATTTTGACCATCAATTTCAGGCTCTTCCAGAAGAATTTGCGCCTCTTCCTCTTCCTCGTAAACTGTCAATGGATTATTCAATAGATATCCAATAACTTTATTCTCTGGTGATAGAATTTCTTTAATGTCTGAAATAATTTGCTCACCAGATTTGAAAATTGCTAACTTGACTGTCATCGTATGAATTGGTTTTTTACATTATAAGACCCCGCTTGGTCGTTGTCAAGCGGGGTCAGGCGACGATATTTGGGTGCCCGTCTTATTTAGAGGTAATCTTTACGCTTGTGGTTCTCAGGGACGATTTTTCCAAGGACAATAGTCAGAAGCCCATCCTCAAAAGTAACTGATCGAACTTCCGTTTCGTCGCTGAGTGTCCAGGAACGTGTAAACGACCGTTGAGCCACACCCTTGTGCAGGTAGTTAGTTTCCGTCTCCTTGTCTTCTTTCTGCCCTTCCACGAAGAGTTTACCGTCTTGGGTGTAGACATAGACCTCTTTCTTTTTGAACCCGGCCAGAGCGAGTTCCAAACGTGATTCAACATTATTTACTGTTACTACATTGTAAGGTGGATATTTTGTTGTAGTTTCATGAAGACTAAAGATCCTATCAAAATAATCATCCATCCCAATACTATTTCGATGAATCTTTTCCATCAACTGCGACAAATCGGCAGCATGATACTTCGATAAACTTGTCATTTGTAGCTCTCCTGAAAGCGAGATTGCGTTGTGTGGTCCCCGAAGGCAACCGTTATTAAAGGATAATACATAAACCTTTAATAAGACAAATCCTTATTAAAGGTTTAGATATCCACTACTATTTAACCACAAAACGAAAAAAAGAGATACAGTGAAAACCGTATCTCTTTATAGGGTTGTTCCGATTGTAGAGTGTGCCGCACGAAAAGCACGAAACTATTTATTCGGTTTCTTGGACTTTTTTACGTTTGCCAATATTATACTTGGTCTCTAGTTCCCACTCATCTTTTTCTTTGTATGCAAGGACTTTGATTTGATTAAGTGGTGCAATATTGGTGATCTTTTCTGCGTCAAATACAGTAATCAGACCCCAATCAGATAATAGTTGGACAATACGATTACGTCTTTGCACATCATTCACAGTAAGATTTGCCTTCTTACCGTCAAGAGCAAAGAGTTCCTTAAAATGAACAATAAAATATTTGCCCTGCTTATGTAGAATATGACATGATTGGTATAGTTTCTTCTCTTTCCTAGAAGCAACACCAATACGGGTCAAAGTTTCACGAACCTTTAGAAAATCATCTGGTTCATTTAGTGAAATTTGCACCATTTGATCTGGTGCCCACTTTACTTCAGGTTCATTAACGACGCTCATCTTTTTCCTCCAGTCTCAAGTTTGGATCTAATAAAATCGATTTGTGTTTTGGTCAGAATCTTCAAAGCCTGGAGTGCTTTTTCATTACTATAACCATAGTAAGATTTGACACAATCAAGATCTTTGATATCTTCTTTACGAAGCCAAGGAGAAAATCTCTTACGCTTTCTCAGACTATTTAGTAAAAAGTCATATTGCATCTTTTTGTCTAGAAAATGAGTCTTGTTCATCTCATTTGCATAGATTAAAGAGTCGAGTTCTCCAGACAAACATTTATTCACAATGAATGGAGGATATTTTTTGATGCAGTCTGGATCCTTCTCAATCAGATTCTCTTTAGTGAAATTGATGGAGTTCAGCCATTCTTTCAATTCCATAATTAAAATTTAGCGGTAACAGAAACAATTTGTGCTCCAGGGTTTCTAGCAATAGCAACCCTTTTTGCATCTTCATAATCACGGGCTATAACTTCTTCTTTGAAGACTGTGCCCACTTTGTACAGGGTGACTTCACATTTCATCGGATAATTTGAATATCGTCGGTTTCAGTCCAGAGTTCAATCTCATTACGGAATCGACCCTCGGACTTAAGTTTTTCGTATCGTTTACCTGCTTTCTTCTTCCACCACTTGATGATGTTATCAAGTTCATGCTTGTCCCAATTCTGACCACGACGTAGTTGAGATTGTTCACCAGAAAGAACCTCGCGAACATTCTCGTAGCCGTAGTCAGATGTATAGAAACGCTTTTTCTCAGTGAGTGAGAATGCTTTTGCAATTACACTGTTGAACTGAGAAAGTTTTTCTGCATCATCAAGAGAGTTCTTGATGATAGAAATCATCTTGGTCTGCCTCTTCATCTTCTTGGAAGATGCTTTGTTATCTGTAAGAGGTTCACCACCATTTAGATAAGTGAACCGATCATGCAGACGATGAAACTGCTCATCATGAAGCAGTGGAGTAAATTTACTCTCAGTCAAACCACGATACCTAATGAAAGGTTTTAGGCCATCATATTGTGATGCTGATGTGGTAGAACCATACAGAGATGTAGTTTCAAATAAAGCAATATCTTTCTCAAACTTCTCACTGATAAACTCCCTGGCAAAGTGAGAGCAACACATAAGTGAAAGCAACTTACCACCCAAAAAGTTATATCCAAAGGGTTGAGTCGGAACAATCACAAAACCCATACAGGCATGGCGATTAAACAGACTGAGATCTGGTGCCTTTCCAAGCCATAGATTCCTAGGTTTGGAATTGATTGTTGGAGATCCTAGACGAATGAATCCAACAACAGTATTAGTTGTGGTCTCTTTTATAATCCACTTGTGTTCTCTTCCAGGAATATTTGATTCATTATTGTGAGAAGAGACAGCAGCAAGTAAATTCTTGTAGTACTTCTGGTCAAGTCCACCCTTACCAACAGGAATCATGGAGAATTCCATATCTTCTGGATGAATATCAAAGTTGAAGATATCCTCAGAAAATGATGACACGGAAGACATACCATCAAGTACTTCCTTCTTCACATAGCGAAGATAGTCCTCAATACCATTAAGGTTTTCAAAGTAAGAGATGAATTCATCTGCAGCCCAAACTGCATCATCATGGGATACCGTCTTGATCATTTAAGTTCACACTCCACATAAAATTTTAAAACCTTCGTTCTTAAGTGAACGAATACCAACACTTTGTTTCATTTTACCACCTTTCATTAAATTTGAAACGTGTGTAATAATAAACTCTCCAGCATCAGTATCATGAATAGCAAGGTAATCAAACTCTGTGCCAGTATAATTGCCAGTTCCATTATTACGCTTTCTTCTTAAATCCAAATTAAATGGATTATATTTTTTATCGCAAGGGGAATGACGTTTGACTTGAATTTTGATACCTGTAGAAGCAATCATAAAATCCCATCCAGTATCTAAAGTTGGCAGAACAAGAGAATACTTTTCATCATCAATCAGTTCATAATACTGCGCTTCAAATGCTTTCTCACTTGCTATTCCTCTCAATCTATGTGGTTTCATTTGAAGTTACACTCCACCATAATTTCTGTCAGTGCTGCTAGCAGGTTGATCTCCTGGTCAGCAACGAAAGCGATTTGATACTGGTATTTAGCTATGATGAGGACTGCTGCTGCCACAGAGGGTCCCTCAAGGCGCTCGTAGAGCGCGTCATAGACATTCCGAAGGATTGTACCTGGATCGTTGTCCAGGTTGTTCACGACCCATTTACGGACCTCCTTGAAGTTCTTGGCCTGAAGGGATCGCATCAGACCATCAATGTTGACATCAGAGAAGGATGCAAGAATACCAGCATCAATTTTACCACCAACAGCATAACGCTGACACTCATTCAGAACACGACGCCAATCTGGGAAGTGTTTGTTGATAAGTTCTACCAGGACCTTGTTATCATATTCAATACCTTCTGCACCAAGGATTTCTTGGATGCGCTTAAAGAACTTGGATGCGATTTGAGGTTTGTCTGACTTGTTTGTTGTGAACTCAACGACGGCACACCGAGAATGAAGCGGTTCGATGATGCGGTTTTTGTAGTTACAGGTGAAGATGAATCGGCAGTTGTTATGAAATGCCTCAATATTCGCCCGTAAGAGGAGTTGTACATCGTGGGTCGTGTTGTCAGCTTCGTCAATAATGATGACTTTTGGTTTACCATTTCCTTGAAGTGAGACGGTCGAAGCAAAGTTCTTGGCCTGGTTCCGTACCGTGTCCAAGAACCGTCCCTCATCAGATCCATTAATGACATAAACATCTACTCCTAATTCGTTACAAAGTGCTTTTGCGACAGTGGTTTTGCCACATCCTGCAGGCCCAGCCAGAAGTAAGTTAGGTACTTCACCTTTATCTAGGAAATCCTGAAATGTCTTTTTGATGTTTTCAGGAAGAATACATTCTTCAATTGTTTTGGGGCGATACTTTTCAACCCAAAGAAATTCGTCACGCATAATATTTTTTGATTTCAGAAATGTCAAGACAGGGATTGAAAGACAGATTAGAACTTATAATTGTCTTTCGTGTTGATGATTTGATTTTTGGAGCTCTGTGTGGAAGATACGAATCAAATACTATTATATCACCTTCTTCTGCTTTTGGTTGATATTTCTTCTTTGTTTTGGTATCAAAGAATTCTGTCACATAAGCGGGGTCATCAAGCTCAACATAATAAACATATGAAAGGCTTGACCATGGATGTATGTGCCAGTCATGATAATCATTTTGAACGTACTGTTGAAACCAAAAATTATCAATCCTAAGTGATGGGATATAATATAGTTTATGAAGATGATCGTAAAAATCAGTTATGTTATCTTCATAATAGGAAAAATATTTTGGAGTTTCTTTTGTGGGCAAATTTACCCTTGTAAAGAAATCTGTTTTGTATATTGAAGATCCCTCATCTGTAGATTTATCCAGGCTATTGGGATCTATATCTTCAATTTCTTTTAACAGAGTTTCTTTAATATGTTTGTGGTTTTTTAAAGAATACTTCCAAATTTTATTTTCAATCATACCCACTCTGGTTTACGATCAGGAATACGTAGATAATTATCACACACCCAAGGTTTAGATGCAATATACATCTTATAAGCATCAAAAGTTGAAATGCTTGTATCAAGTTTATATTCGTCAGGCATTGCACGAACAAATGGTGTGGTTTTTTTCCCACTACGACCAGTTGGGTCTCCAGTGGGGAAAATCTCTTTAGCCACCATCAGAGTATGAAAGCAAGTATGAACCTTTCCATAACGCATTTTGTACTCATCACAGAGTGCAATGCCATGGCTGAGTAACCATTGCCAGTTCATCACAAACTCATTAGCCCATTTTGTGCATGGATGATTACGAAAAGCACCCTTCTCAGTGGCATAGGGAGTACCGTCTGCCTTGGGAAGGGTGCCAAATCCATGACCCCATTTATCGGAAGCAACAATAGAAAGCATCTGACAGGTTTCTAGAGGCATCTTGACGATATGCTTGTCAGGAAGAACTTGTGCAGACTTCCAGGGATCGGGGTCAGTGACAAAAATGTTCATTCTAAAGGTCTGATGAATTCGTTAGAAATGATGTCACTTGCTTCAAGTTCCATCTTCATATATTCTACACCATCCTGTGGCATGGTGTGGTCTCCACAGGTAAAAATGTCACATACTGCCATGCCTTTTTCTGGCCAGGTATGGATGCTAATGTGGCTCTCGGCAAGCATGGCAACACAAGTCACACCCTGAGGTTCAAACTTATGTGAGTTTAATGCCAAAAGAGTCGATTTACACTTTTTAGATGCTGCATAAACCGTATCTCTAATCCACCCCTCATCATCAAGAAGATCTGGTTTACACCCTTTAAGGGTGAATAGTATGTGTCTCATTTTTACACTCATAATTTATATCATTCCAATGTCGAACTGCATTTGCAACAATAGCCACATTGGTAATAAGGTAAGTCAGAAATATAACGGTGCGGATTCCCGCTATGATATCTGACTCTTTGTTAGACTTAGATGCTTTTTCACCTAAAGATTTTGCCCACCACCGCCATAAAGTTTTCTGCCTTTTCTTCTTCACGAATTGAATTCAGAATCTGGTTCAAGAGCAATGAAGTAGGTAAGTGGTTGGGATTCAAGCACATTCGTGAACTGAGATAGACACTTACTGGAGATTGATACTTTGTAATTTCCAGGAAGAATTTTGATATTCTCAACCTTGAAATTGAAAACAAATTCCTTATCAGTTTCTCCAACTACGATGGAGTGATCGTTTGAGGTATCGTTCTTTTTATCACGAACAGAGAGGCGGATGACACCTGCTTCACCAATGACAGCTAGATCTGGTAGATCTAGAGTATTTGCAGCCTGAAGAAGTTGACTGAGATGGCCGGGAGTAATCTCAAAAGTAACATCTTCACTGGGGAGAGTAAGTTTCTTCTCTGGTGGAGAAACAATCACATTAGGATCGGCAAAGAAATAACGAGAACGATTACGACCCTCACGAATGGTTACATAGTTACCGTCTGAGAAATCAAGTTCGGGGTCTTGATACAGACGAAGAACTTTTAGGAACTGTGGCAAATCATAAATTGCAAAGTCTTTTGGAAATTCTTCCTTGATTTCGGCCTCGGCAAGAATATTCTTCATCACTGAAATAGTGCGAAGTTGATTACCTTTCTGAAATAGAATGGATTGATTGATCTCAGAAAAGTTGGTCAGGATTGAAAGAGTTTGTTTGGTTAGTTTCATATCAATAGGGGAAATCGGAAGAATTCTTCTTGTGGAGTCCAGAGAAATGGTAGAGAAGGATACAATAATGGATTGCCTTCAAAATGTCAAGACGTGACTTACCATTCTTTTTGCCAAACCGAGATAGGTATTTGATTGCATTAGAACGACAGAAGGCCTCTGCATCACCAATACTCTCAATTAGGTCAAGAGTCTGAGTCTTTGATTCTTGGGAAGTATAATGTGCCTTATAAGTTCCAGAGAGGTAGTCACGGATCTCTTTCATCGTGAGATCTTCTTCATATTTCCAGAATCCATTCTTCTCTGTAGATTCCAGATTTAAATCAATTTGATTTTCATTCATAGCGTCTTCTTTTGCTTGTGCAGTCCATCCATCATCATATGCAGACATATATCTTGCATATGTATCCTGAGCTAGTTTATCCAAAGGATCATCACTCATAATATCTTCTTCATTATTCATTTCATCGTAAAGTAAAGACCAGGAATTAACCATAGCAGAAAAGGAAATCATTTACAAGTGATTCTGCTTTTTCTTTTCCAAACTTGCTGGAAAGATATCCACTTACAGGATCCAGGCGTTTCATATATTTGTCGAAATCCCCGTAAGTAGAATGAACAGCAAACCCACTAGGTTTCTTTGATTCTAACATATCTTTGTATGCTTGTAAAGTAGTCATTCCATAAATTCATAATTCCTCAAAAGCAAAAGCTACAGATTTTCTTTCTCGTATACAAAACCTATTTGGTGCTGATCCTTTATGCGATAATTTTGAATCAAATAGAACACCACAATTTGGAATAAAAGGAAGTCCAATATAATCGTGATCATTGGTTTGTACTACAAATTCTCCACCCCATGTAGTATCCCAGCCATCCGACAAGAATACTAGAAAAGTCCACCAGTTTTGATCCTCACCACAATCAACATGAAAATCAGATTCTTGCCCAAAAAACTGTATGTTTGTATTGATCCGAACCATTTCTAAGTTTCTTTTCAATATTTTTTTTGCTAAAAAATTGATCTTCGTTCCAATGTTGATCATTTGGAAGTTTACGCCGATAGAAAATTCATCTCTACTATCAACCAAATTTCCAAACAAAGGAGAGTTTCCATGATTTTCAGATTTGTTAAAAACCCAGTGATTATACTGGGGATTGAACTCATCATACAATTCATCATAATCTTTATTTGAGAGAACATCTTCAATGAAGAAGATGTTCTTTGATTTTTCATACCATTTCATTTTCCTGGAATTCTACATCTGCATCAACCTTATCATAGAGTTCAATGAAAGATTGTTTGGTTTCATCATCAAAACGATTCAGACAAATTTGAATAGCCTTTGCCTTATCACCAAAGATGCTATATGCACGGATGATGTGAACCAAGCGGCGAGTGGAGATAATTTCATCAACGCCACCATCATAGAAGGTTTTGCGGATGATGTCACCCCAATCTACAAGACGCTTACAGAAGTCACGGTCTTCCACGCCAAGGTCCAGAGAGACACCTTCCAGGATCTTCTGCTCGATTGCAGGAGAGGGATAGAACTGCTCAAAGGTCACAGGGAAACGCTCCAGGAATGCCTCATTGAGCACGTTGGTGCCGATAAAGCGACCGTCATCAGAACCCTTACCCTTGGTATTGGCAGTGGCAAATACGTTGAATCCAGGAGCAGCCGTGACGTGCTTACCAATCTTCTTCAGGAAAACACCCTTACCCTCAAGAATGGACTGGAGACACAGGATCTTGTTAGATGCAAGGTCAATTTCGTCTAGAAGCAGCACAGCTCCCCTTTCCAAAGCTTCGATAACGGGTCCATTATGCCAGACAGTTTCGCCATTAACAAGACGGAACCCACCAATAAGATCATCCTCGTCAGTCTCAATGGTGATGTTTACGCGAATCAACTCCCTATTTAGTTGGGCGCACGCTTGCTCGACAGAGAACGTTTTACCGTTTCCTGAAAGGCCTGTAATGAACGTAGGATAGAAGAGACGGGACTGAATAATTTTTTTAACATCTTTAAAATTACCAAACTGGACGAAGGTATCATCTTTCTGGGGGATAAGGTTTTGTTCTACAGCAGGTTGCACAGAAGGTGCCTGATAGGTTTGTTCAAGTTTTTCCTGAATAGTCAGATTCCACTTGCCACGACCGACTTTGTAGTCAGTCAATTTATTCGTAACGGTCTGATAGTTGCAGTCGTTCATCGCACACCAAGCACGAATGTCACCAGAACTCACAGAACTACCATAAAGGTTCTGGAGAGAAGTGATGATGTACTCAGGAGACATGGACATTTGTTTTGTTTGAACTGAAGTAATTATACAATGAAAAAGGGGGTTGGAACCCCCTCAGTGGCCAGTTTGAAAAGTGGTCAGACGACCATGGAGATGAATTCTGACAGGATCTTTTTATTCATCTTCTTAGAAGAAAGTGACTTCTTGAATGCGGAACGAATCTGGGCTTTAGTTGCATCTTCCTTTACATCAAACTCAGTTTCCTGAGAAAGTGCATTTGAAGAAAGTCCAAAGTATGCATGATACCCAACATTCTTCATAACAAAACTACGATCTTTTTTCCAAGTATTTTCAAGTTGAGAAACTTTTTCATGATCATAATTTGTATATAGGCGCATGAAACGAGATGCTTCACGGGGAGCAAGAACACGAATCCCAATAAAGTTGACATATGGGAACCTATCCTGAAGATTATCCAAAATGGTTTCTGTAAACTCATGATAATTATATCCAAACTTATAGGTTTTTCCAAGTTTACGATCCCTTAGGAAAGTTACTGCTGGATCAATGGAACGAGTTCCCATGAAAGGTTCAGTGTCCCACTTACGCATCATTTCATAGTGACGATTTAGTTGATGGGCTTCACCATCAGTCAATACAACACACTGAACTTTTTGAAGTTTATTATCTTTCTGGAACTTTGGAAGAATTTGATGAAGTGAAATCAATGCTTCATTCAGAGGAGTTCCCGAAAGTTCAACTTGCCCTGGAGATGAATAGAAAACATGATTACGATAAGAATAGGCCATCCTCCAGATGTTCCGCATACAACTTTCAAATTCACTGGTTTTAGTGCGATTGCTAATGAAGTTCATCAGACAAAAATCTGGAACGACATTGATTAGTCCATTTTTAGGATCATAATGCTTTTCTGGATAAACTGGTTTATCATTCTCATCATAAGTTACACGCTTCCAATTATTGGTAAATGCATATACATCAAAAGGAATATTGGTTTTTTTGCAGAACCAAATCAGATTGAACAATTGCTTTACAGTATCCATCATGATATCAGCCATTGATCCAGACCAATCTAGAACAAAGATAAGACCATGATTCTTACCATCGGCAAGAGTGGTTACTTTCTTGAACAAATCTTCATTGTATTTGTAGGTATGAAGTTTAGTACAGTCAAGAACACCAGTCTTGGATACTGTTGCACGGGAGTATGAATCCGCAGACTTTTTACACTCAAACTCTTTTACAAGATAGTTGACCTCTTTTTGAGCAGACTTTTTATAAGACATATACTCTTTATCTGCAGACCCAAAAATATTTTGAGGGGCCCGAGAATATGTTTGAGCTGCATTATCAAAAATTTTCTGCTGTTCGGCATATGATTCATTCACATATTTGTGAATTTCAGTATAGTCAATAATGACTGTTTCAAGATTGACTTGTGGAAGTTCAATATAGACATTCTCGAAAGAATTTTTGTTGATTAGATCCTTGATGTTTTCCTCAAAAGAACTTTCGGTATGAACTTTTGGGTCTTCAGATTCGGATTGTTGATCTTCATAACTTGGAGTATCAAGATCAGCATCATCGTTCACTTTTTCATCAGACTCACTGGTATCATCGGAATTTTCACCATCTTCAGAATCATTTTCAATGAAATCTTGAGATTGAGAACTTGAACCTGACTGACCATCATTGTTATTGAGATCATCAACTTTTTTCTGACTGTCCTGCTGGTCTTTACAATATTTGTACAGAACTTCTGCGGCTAAAATTGCATCCGCAAAGGTTTCTGAGTCGGCAACCATATTGACAATATCCATCTCCTCACCACCTTCAATGGGAATATCAACGTAGTTACCAATCTTGAACCACAGATTCAACCTATCCGCAAGATTGAATTTGGAGATATCCTCATCTTCAAGAGAAAAGAAATCATTATCAGATAGTTCACCATATCCCCTGAAGAAAGTCTTGGACAATCCAGGATATTTACGTTTCATCAGTTTTTCAATACGTGCATCCTCAACAACATTGACAAACTGGGGAGGAATTTTATGGTTTTTTGACCAGTCTTCATCTGGAGTGAACAGTGCATGGCCAACTTCATGACCCACAAGAAGATCATAAACAACATTACTCGCTTTCTCCCACATAGGAAGAGTCAGAACGCGAGTATGAACATTGAAACAAGCGGTCTCAACATTCTTGTGCTCCACGATCAAGTCTTCCGTGGCAAGCAGTTTTGCAAGTTGAGACTTGATTTCGTGTTTGACTGCCATAGATCTGTTGCGTATGGGTCTATTATACAAAAAAAGAGGGTCTTGCGACCCCCTAGTGGACAGTTTGAAAATTGGCCTCAGTCCCTCTGACGCCAGTCATCTGGTTTGTCTTGTCTGAACCAATCAACGATTTCATCAGCACTATCAAATCCCGTTTTATAATTGGATGGGTCGGGATCTCCTAGCCCCATCCTATTCATAAAATCATCAATACTACCTTCAATAATATCTCCAGTAGATTGTCTTCTTGCTTTTTTTAACATCTCTCTGGCAGATGTATTTGCCTTTGATAATTTCTCTGCCCATATCATATCTTCAAGTTTTACTTCTTCTCCACTCACAATACACTTGCAAATGAATTCTAGTCTCAATCGATATTGTGTAGACAGCATATAGATCCCCACTATCACTAGTATTTAGACTATTCTACTAAATCCTTTTACTTTGTCAAACTTGATGACGCTTTCAAACTTATCATATAGACCATCTTTATGAGAAATAACAAAGATATTAGCATCTTTGATCACATATTTGATAATCTTTAGGAATTCTTCAGTACCAAATCCATCTAGAGAACTATCAAATACCTCATCCATGATAAGAAGGTTTGTGTTGACAGAATTTTTTGTTCTTGCAATCTCTCTCCAAGTAAACAGAAGGGCTAAGTCGATTCTCATCTTCTCACCTTCAGAAAAAGATGCATATGAAAACTTTTCATGAATCGGAGATTGAATCGATTCATTGAACTCCTCATCAAGTTTGAAATTGATGTAGAAGTCCATCATCCTCAGATAACGGTTTACTTGCTGATTGATGAGAGGCAGATACTTTTTGATGATTTGCCTCTTAACACCACCATCTTTGAGGAGTGAAAACGCAAAGTCGTGATAGCTTAGCGATTCTTTCTGATCGGACAGATCAGTATAGATTTTTTCTAGTTCGTTTTGAAAGGAGACTAACTTGTCATGCTCAGTATTTCGGTTTTCAAGTTGATTGGCAATTGTTTGAATTTCAGATTCAAGTTGTTGTACCTGTCTCTGGAATCCAGATATTGTTGAATTGTTTTTAGAAATCTCATGATTGAGATTAACGATCTCCTTGCTAATTGTTTTGAATTGCTGCTCTCGTTGTTCTTCTTCTTTAATTGCTTGTTCCAGTTCTTTATAACCAGACTGCAACTCTTTTGCTTTAGATTGAGCAGCTTCAATCCTATTTAACCGAAACTCTTCCTCTATATCTTGATCACAAGTTGGGCAAACCGTATGTTCATTGAAAAACTTGTGCTCTTTCGTGATTGTTGATACTTTTTGAGAGATTTTACCCTTAAGGTTTCCAAGTTTACGAAGTTTGTCTGAAGCTCCCTCAAATCCAGAAATTACGGTCTGTAAATGACTTGTTTCATCAAGAAGATCCAGATTCTTTTCCGTATATTGACCAACTTCATCCATTATCTTGGCAATACTTTCTTTCTTGGAATTTATATTGGCATTACCACGATTCTCAAGTTCATTAATGAACTCTTCCTGCATTTTGATTTTATCGATAACAGCATCCTTTTTAATCTCAAGAACTTTAGATTTATCCCTGAAGATTTTAATCTTTTCTTTGATGATGGAATTCATTGCAGAGAAGATTTTAATATCAAGAATATCTTCAATAACTTCTCTTCTATGGCCACCAGAAAGTTGCATAAAGGGTACAAAGGTGGATGACCCAAGAATAACAACCTGTGTGAAAGATTTATGGTTCAGTTTTAAAATATTATCTTCCAGGATTCTTTGATTTGATCTATCATCAGCCTCTTTATGAAGAGGATTGCCATTGACTTCAATGTCAAAGACATTTGGTTTCATACCTCTTCGTACAAAATATTCCTTCTTCCCAACAGAAAATTCAATCTCAACTAAACAATCTTTCTCATTGGTTGTATTAATTAGTTGTGGTTTATTGATCTTGCGAAATGGTTTGTTGAATAAAACAAATGTTAGTGCATCCAACAAAGTAGATTTTCCAGACCCATTGGTTCCAATAATAATTGTATTACTATTCTCGGTGAAATTTATTTCGGTCCACTGATTTCCAGTGCTCAAAAAATTACGCCAACGAATTTTTTTAAATGTTATCATTTCAGTTTTTGGGAGGAATTACAAAATCATTTGGGGTGATGATAGTATAGTTTATACCTTTGATATGACAAGTTTTAATAGCCATATCTGGATCAACTTTTACTGTTTCTACAGAAAGATCTTGATTTTCATTTTGATCTTCTAACATCATAGCATATCTTGAGGCATCATCCTCATCTTCAAACAAAAATAAAACCTTTTCGTAATTTTTGTTAAAGACGGCATAGGCACCTTCTTCCTTTCCCGTCTTTCTGATTAACATGTACATGTTACTCTACTTCGCAAGCTGATTTATATACTTGTTCCAGAATTGATTTTACTTTTGATGTGTCCAAGTTATTTTCTGATTCATCAATATATCTATTCAAAACAGAAAGAGTATTTTCGGTTTCTTCAACATCAAACTCATCAGTTTGATAAAACCCATTGAAATCAAAATTCTCTACTATTTTCAGATCATTGACTCCAGATGCATATAATTTATCAACAAATTTTTCAAATTGAACAGAATCAGTTTTTTTATTGACGACGATTTTTACAACTTTGTTCTCATATGGTTTTGCGTTAAAAGTTTGATGAGGAGTGTCCTCATATGAGATCATATAAAACAAACGGTGAGGATTATTTACAGCCACATGCTCCAAAGTTTCTGTATCTAGAATATGAAATCCTCTTGCATCTTCAATATCGTGCCAATAAATTTCATATGGATTTCCCAAATAATATACATTATCCTGGAAATTTCTGTGATGGTAATGTCCAGAGAAGACTTTTACAAATTTTTTATAGTCTGACTTGTCTTCTCCGTGCTCACAGATATATGTTTTATTTGCGTAGAATCCTCTCATTTCCAAATGTCCAAATGCAACCTTTGCATCTGTTTTAGACATCATGGTAGAAGTTTGTTGACGATTCTCATCATTGATCCAAGGGATCAGGAATGCTTTTAAATTCTCAAGTTTAATTTCGGTAGGGCTTCCATAAACAATAACGTTATCATACTCTCGCAATAGTAGATCGACAGAGTTAATGTTGTTAGTGTCCTTGTAATAAGCGGTGTGATTTCCGACAATTGTATGCACAGTGACACCCATAGACTGGAGACGGTCATAGTAGTTCTTTTTAGCCCAATCAAGAGACCAAAAATCAATCCCCTTACGAGTATCGAAAGTGTCACCCATATCGATAACAGTGTCGATACCTTCTTTTTCGAGTGTTGGGAAGAAGATTGTGTCGTAGAACTTTTTGAAGTAGTCATGAAGATTCTTGTTTCCTTTTCTGGCTCCAAAATGTTGATCAGTAATGATTGCGACCTTCACAGTTTGCCTCCAACAAATCCATCATTTACAACTCTCGTATATTGATCAAGTGTACCGTCTTGCTCACACTTGAGATGCCATCGTGTGATATCAGTGACTGCTTCTTTTGTCAATGCGAATAGAAAATCTTTTCCAGTGTCTTTACGAACACTTTTCCACATAAAACGAGTTTGCTCCACATAGAAAGAATCATCAATCCATTCGACTTCTGCAATTTCTGGGTGTTCACTCATCGGTTCATCTTTGTCTGAATGTTTTCCTTGATCGTATTATAGTCTGAACTGCTACCAGAAAGCAAGCTATCGTCAACGGCCATTACTTCCATAAATCCAGACTTCTCGATGATACGATTTTTAACCTCAAGTTGCCTCTTTTCTTTTTGAATTTTTCTCAAGAATGCAAATGTAATAATTTGTGTAAAATATGCAAATGGATTACTACTCTTCTCTGGATCAAAATTCCTTACATACTGAATGCAATTTTCAATTCCATCAGAAATCATATCATCCTTAAACACATAGTTTGCAAAGTTTGGTTTATGTGCCAGGTGATCTCCAATCTTTTTAAAGCAGGTTCCAATATATTCATGAGTCTTTCTAAAATCTCTTGATTCTTTTAGAAGATCTCTTTTTGTTTTTCCTTCTTTTTCTGCTTCAGCAAGATACTTTCTATACTTAACAATGTAAGCCAAGAATTCTTTGTTGTTTACATAATGCTCTGATTTTTTTCTAGCCATTATATTATCTTATTAGTTGTTACCATTATATCATACTCACAAGGGCTTGACAAGTACCTCAATAATGAGTAGAATCTGGCTTGTCCAGGATGATAAGAATATTAAGGCTCTTTAAAGTCTTTAATATCTAACTTATATAAGTCTTCTAGATTCTTTTTTGTCTTATCAACAGAACCTAAGAATCCCATATTTTTAGAAATATTTCTTTTACTCTCTTCAATTGAATTGGATTCTTCTTCATATTTTGAGGCTAAGAAATTAGAATACAGTTCGATGATTTCAATGTCATCTATTTCGGACATTGTAATTACTTTTGATAGACGTATAAAATATACTCCATCATTTGTCAACTTCATCCAGGGTTCCATTTTTATGGAACAGTAGTCCCCTTTAATTGAATATGAAAAGATAACTGGATCTTGCAAAAGGAGAATTGGATCTTCTTGTGTGGCATCGTCCACCATCATCAAACAGAAAATTTCTTCCCCAGAAACCAATTTTATTGTGCAGTAAAATTCTCTTTCTAGATCTGAATTCATTTATTTAAAGCGACGTTTATAATCTCATAATTAAAGTTTTCTTCTTTATAAATTTTTATTCTTTCAATCAAGTGGTTTAAAGTGTAATTCCTTTTTTTGTTGAATGTGATATCATCAGCGATATCAAAGAGAGTGGCCTTTAATTTCTTTTCACTTTTTCTGAGGACTCTACCAATACTTTGCAGGTTTCGGACTCTCGACTTGGAGGGAGAGGCAAAGATAACATTATGAAGATTCCTGATATTAATCCCAGTAGAAAAAGTTCCATAAGATGCGACGATGATGGCGTTTTCTTCAGTCTCTGTAATTTTTCTAATTCGCTCTCTATCTTCAGTATCTACTCCACCATAAACAAAAAAGACCTTTCGACCATCTTCCACTGAATTATTTATTAATTCAAATAGTGGTTCACCATGAGTTTCTACTCTGGTAAACAGTACCAAAGTATTCCCCTTCTGTATCAAGGCTAAGTTTTTGATGAATCTATTTCTCTGTGGATTATCACACAAATATCTTATCTCTTCTTGATAACTATCAAACAATCTTGGTTGATGTTGAAGAGTGATGATTTTTACGTCAAGGTCTGATAAGTGTTTTTCTTTGATCAACTCTTTTGTTTTAATTGTTGAATATGATGGGCCAAACAGACCTTCCAAGATCCACTTATGTGTCTGACTTCCATCTAAAGTTCCTGTAAATCCAAATCTATATTTTGCATCAGCAAGTTTAGTCATGATGCTGACCAAAGATTTTGATTTAAAAAGATGAGCCTCATCACCCACTACAACTTCAAATCGTTCAAAGTATTTTCTGTCAAGTTTATAGATAGACTGCCAAGTGGTAATAATAACTTGATTGTTCGTTTCTCTTTCCTTACCACCATAGATCTTGTGGCAGTAGGATCCAACATCCCAACCATAATCAGCAAAGTCCTTGTACATCTGTTCCACAAGTGATGTGGTTGGGACAATAATTAAAGTGTCTTTTCCATGCTCAACGTAATATCTAACCACAGAATAAATCATTAGAGATTTACCTGAGCCTGTAGGTGACACTATAAGTCGTCGATTACACTTCAGTGCATCATAGACTGCTTGTATTTGATAATCTCTGGGTTTATGCACAGAGATCTTTGTCATGTAATCTTTGACACCCTCATAGGATATCATCTGATTCAGATCAATCGGATGACCATAGTATTTGTTATCCTGAAACTCATACTTATATCCATGATCATCACAAAACCTTAGAAGTTTATCTAAAAGGCCAATATAAATTTCTCCAGTCTGGATATTGAACAATCTGATCTTTCCATCCCACCACCTGTTTCGATATTGAGGCATGTATTTTGCACCCTCAACATCGAAAGTGAATTGATCTGACAATTCATGTTTAATATGTGGTTCAGTTTTAATTCGTAGATATACTTCGTTCTTCTTGGAAATAATCAGATCACTCATACATTACATTCCTGATGTAAATTTCAACCAATCAATGGCATTCTTTATTATATATCCACGATTTGAGAGTGATTTTATGATCTCCTCCAGATAGCGAAGCATGATATCATAATATTTGATCTTGAGATCTACTTTAGAAAGTCTCTCATCGGCACTCATATGCCTCTGTATGCTCTCTTTTTCCCTTACCTTATAGGGAAATGGTTCATCCTCGTAGACCGCTGGATCTGCCTTTCCTGTGTAGTAGTTGTAACGCTCAAGATATACCTTATCGTAGGTCTCTTTAGCTCTTTCTCTTAGTAGTAAAGTTGTGTTGTAAATTTCATAATATTTTGCATGAAGTTGTGGAGTCTTGAGTGATTCGTTCGCTAGATCATCCCTGTCTATCTCAGAATCACGATCCCACATCTTCTGAATATCTTCAAGATTCATAAATTAGTTCCGAACAAATTAGTTACTTCGTATATACTATACTTGAAAACAGCCTGTGCTGTAAAGAACTCTTCACTTTGAAGTTTACTATCAAAGTCAAGTCCACTTAGACTGACTGGAAATAAATCCCTAAAAGTAATTTTAAAATTTGGCCTAAGATTACTACTCAATACAATGAGTGATCCATCAGAGAACTGTTCCTGATATTGATCAGTAATTCCTTCATTGTCTGTTGTTAGATCTTCAAACTGTTGTGGAGTTTTGGGGAATCCCAATCCAGTCAACCAATTATGCACAGCCATATAGTTTTCAAAATTTTCATCCACAAGAAATGACATTGTAAAATCTGCATACTGGAGTTTTTCTCCAGGAACATCAAGATTTTTTAAATATGATGGTTGGATGGCCGTTCCCAATGAAATTTCTGGAATATTTGCCGTCTGACAAAAGAAATTTATTTTGGGGTTTTTATTAATAGTAAATTCAAATCCAGTAGGACTTAAAAAGTTCCTATTCTGAATTTGATTTCTATATGGTGATGTTGCCATTTTTATTTTTATTTAGATAAAAAAAGAGGGGCTTTCGCCCCTCCTTGATTTATACCCGCTAGGGTGATATCACATGAGGTTCTTAACAGAAACTCTTCTGTAGTAGCGGTTGGTGCCAGCCTTGAGAGCGCCAAGAGCGGCATCGGTGCCTTCAGCGAAGGGATTAGCGACCATGCCGTAGCGGGTCTTAAATCCGATCTTGGGCTGGAAGGTGTCCTGACCAACGGCACGTACCATCTGGAGGGGTACGTAGGGGCAGTAGAATAGACCAGCGTCATAGGGGGAAGCACCCTTGTAACCAACGACGTAGTACTGGAGAGCACTGTTGTTGGAAGCGAAGGGGTCAATGTAGACGCGATACTTACCATTGATAGTACCAGCAAAGGTGTTGCCAGTGTCATCAACGTTAAGGTTAGCGTTGAGGGCGGGGGTGTAGTCGAGTACACCAGCCATGGTTAGAGCAGAAGCAACATCAGCGGAAGTTAGGATGATGTTACCCTTTCCACGACGAGTTCTCTGGGCGATCTGGTTAGCATCGCGCTCGATCTGGAATAGTAGACCCTTGAACTTCTCAACAGACCAACGACCGTTGGAGTCGATATCGAGGTCAAACTGACCAGCGGTAGCGGTGTTGAGTTGAGCACCAGCCTCAGCAGACTTATAGATGGTTCTGATGACTTCGCGGTTGATCTCAGCCATGATCTCTGTGGAGAGAATGTTGGCGAGTTCAGCCTCGGCGTTTAGACCATGAATAGCCTTGAGGTCTTGTGCTAGTTCTAGGGAGTACTCAGCCTTGAGTGCTCTGGACTTAGCGGTTACGGTGACTTTCTCGATTGAGAAGGCCATCTGGTTGAAGTCAGTTCCGCTCTCGCCTAGGGCCTCAGAGTCGGTAACTGCCATACCCTGACCTACGCTGTAGGTGCTAGGAGCAGCATTAGGATCGAGAACGCCAGGATTGGAACCACGCTGTAGGGTAGTACCGAAACCAACGCTACCGCCGCTGTCAGAACCACCAGTGTAGTCACCCTGAGTAGCAGAGTAACCAGAGTTCTGAGCGGAGAATGCGGAATCGGGCTCGTTGAATAGAGCTTCGTCTCCATTCATGTTGTTGTACTTAGAACGCATCGCGAAGATGAGTCCAGTGGGTCCGTTCATGGGCTGAACGCCAGCGAGGTCATAAGCGACCAAGTTGGGCATAGAGCGACGGATGAGGCTGATTAGTACGGGATCGAAACCACCAGTAGGAGCGCCACTGTCAGTCTGACCAGAGCCACGGTAGTATGCACCACCACCAGTGGAGAAGGAGTTGGTGGGGGTTGCCTCATGGAGGTCGAAACCACCTTCAGCGAAAGAACGCTCTTCGTTGAGGAAACGCTCTTGGTTTTCTAGAAGTTGAGCAGTGACAGCACGACGGTGGTTGTCTTTGATGGACTCGCAACCTTCATAGTCTAGAAGGGGAGCCCACTTCTCTAGGAGTTGGGGGTTGTTATACATTTTACTTGAGTAAGTTTAAGGTTTTATGAAAATAATTTAGGTTAACGATCACTTAATTCTGGAAAGTGTTTCTAGATAGCGAGACATTGAACCAGTAAAATCTGGGCCAGCAGCGTCTACACCTTCAGAAAGGGTTTCGGTAGTTTCACCTTTGTTATCAGCGGGGAAATATGATTCCCTTAGAGTCGCTAACTTATCACGGTAAGATTCTTCACCCTCAAACTCAACACCTTCTGCTAGAGAAGCGAGCTTATCCTTCTGAGTTAGTGCTAGACCCTCAGATACTTCGCTGAAGATTGTATCGGCAGTAGCCTCACCAAGTCTTCTGTTTAGTTGGATATTTCTTTCGATTTGCTCGTTGAGCTTGGTCTCCATGTCATCAAGTTTTTCTACCATATTCTCAACAACATCATATTTATCTTCAGGGATGGATACATAATGATCTTCAAAAAGACTCTTCATTCCATGTAGGAATGATTCGGTCATCTCAGTCTTCAGACCGTGCTCGATCTGAAGTGCATTCTCTTCGATCCACTCTTGAGCAACATACTCAAGGTAGGATTCTACTTTTTCTGCTAGTTCAGCTTTAATTCCTTCTAGCTCTTCGGCAATAGTTGCCTCATAGTTTTCTTGGATTTGAGCCTTGACTTCTTCTACGCGAGCGTGAAGAGCAGCTTCAAATACGGTTTTTGCTTTTTCTTGGAACTCCTCGGAGAGTTCTTCACCAGCGAATAGAGCGGCAACGTCTTCATCAACGTTGACTTCTTCTACTTCTACTTCTTCTTTCTTGGTAGCACCCTGAGCAGTAGGCACGGGGGCTCTTCCAAGAGAAGCGCCAGGATCTTTTAGCTTAGCTGAATCGTCGTCGGGTCTGTAGTTCTCGGGGGTAGGACCACCGAGATCTTCTACTTGAGCACCGCCAGCAACCATAGGTTCGCCTGCAGCTGCGCCTTTTTTCACGACGTTATCCATTTCTTGTAAATTAGCGGACATTTGGGAACTCTCCGAAAATAGATCTATATTGTTGAAATCTATACTTATTTATAAATTATAGATTTGATAGGAAGTTTTGGAATAAGTTCAACTTATTCTCCTCCAGTCTTTTTTGATCAACCATGGTGTTGATCGTCTTATATGTTTTTTCTGCAAGTCTTTCGCGGAGAATACCTCCATCCCAAACCCACTCTTTTCCTTCCATGATACCATTAACAAATGCATCAGGAGCTGAAGGATCTGCTACAATATCAGCAGCAGTTGCTAGAGAGAAATCGTCATTAACCATGCTATATCCTTCTCTAGTTGGTGACAGTGTTCCAACTCCACGGGAAGATACACCGAGTTTTACACCATCATTGAGAAGAGCTTCGGCAATCTTACCCATAGGGGTTGAAAGGATTTTAGCCTTTCCAATAAAATTATCACCTTCTCTTTGAAGTGAAACAATTTTATGGGAAACTCTATCAAGGTTAATGGAAGGTCCATCGGGGTGTCCCAGCTCTCCTAGAGCACGCCCCTTAGAAACAAAACTTTCGTTATAACGCTTTACTTCTCTTTCAAGAAGCCCGCAATCATACATTCTTCTGTTTCTATTGGGGATGTTTCCCTGAAGGAAAACTCCTTCAATGTAGAGATGTTTTTGGCCGTTGCGTTGTTCAACGATAATCTCTACTTGTTCGATTTCTTCTCTGATGAGTTTCATTTGTTTAAACGGTAAATCCTACTTTAGTTGCCTTTACATCCGCAGAGCCAGCAAGGATCATATCTTTATGCTTTTTCTCGATGTACTCAACAGTGCCAGTTGGCATAGTCATAGATCCAATGCCCTGATAATTTTCATCAAGAACTGTAATTAATTGAGCAGCTGCATTACTGTTATAAAGACGAACAACAGTAGCTGCGCTGAAACTGGATGCTGTTCCAACAGATGTTGGGCAGTTTTCTTGTGGTCCTAGGACAAGTGATCTTGCCATTATTCTTCTCCTGTTTCGAGTTCAGGTTCAATTTCACCACCAAAAAGTGATGCGGCCGCATATGGACGAAGCGCATCAATTTTTTCCGCAGACTTGCCATAAAGAGCATCTTTGATACTATCACTAATTTCAGATGCACTTGCATCCGAAAAAATTAAATCGACAATATTTTCCATGAAAAGGGTATCATTTAACTAGAAAGTATTTATTCCCTTAGATTTCTCCACCTCTCATATCTGCTTCTGTAGGCCCTGCATTAATCTCCTCATCTTGCGGAATTTCACCCATCATATTAGGATCTTCTGGAATGGGATTTCCAAATTCATCTACTGGTGCATTGGGATCGGGTAGAATTCCTTTCTCAATTTCATCTTGAATTTGCTCATCAATTTCAATGATTTCTTCATCAGTTTGGCGAAGAACTTTTCTACGGAGATATTCGACAGAGTAGTACTTACCAAGATAGGGTTCTGCTAATTGAGCTAAACTGAGTCTTCCCTCAAGAAGTTCTTTCTCCTTAAGTTCTGCAAAATGATTATCATACATATAATCAAATTGAATATGCTCCTCAAGCATCTTCCAATCTTGAGGGGTGCAAATATTCTTAAGAAGACACTGAGTTTTCAACATATCAATGAACATGTTGCTGAAACGCTTTCTAAGGCGACCAACAAATTTGGAGAACTTAAGTTCGTCTCTTAGAATCTCAGAAGAACGGCCAAGATTGAATCCACCCTCAGCTGCAATTCTTGATTCTGGAACTCCTAGTGATCTGTATAGTTTTTTCTGGAAATACTGAACATCACTCAGTTCACCAAGATTCTGTCCACCAGGAAGTGTGGAGATTTCAGTTCCTCTGCCACCTTCACGTCTTGGCAGCCAGAAATCTTCTAGCATAGACATGTACTTTTTATCATCACGAACTTCTCCAGTGGAAGCATCATAGGTAAGTTTATTTCTATACCTATTCATTACATCACGAAGATATTGCTCAGCTTTAATCTTAGGTAGATTGCCTACGTCAATGTAAAAAATTCTACGCTCAGGAGCTCTTGATAGTCTGTAGATAACTAGAGAATCCTCAATCATGCGAAGTTGATTGAGTGATTTGATTGCTTTATGAAGATATGATAGAACTACACCTTTATTTCTATCTACTAAACCAGAAGTGCAATATGTGATTGCATCTTTGGCAAACTTAATTCCCTTTGTTCCAGAATACTTACTACCAACACCACCAGCATAGGTTGGTCTTGGTGTATACATGAAGTATTCTTCAATTTCTGGGAACTGAACAACCTCATTTGGATTTACTCCATTTGGTTGTCTGAATATTGCATTACCTTCTTGTTTTTTCTTTTCCTCACGAACATATCTCATCTTGAGAGGATCAATATATCTTAACTCTTTGATCCCTTCATGTGGATTTTTGATGTCAATCACTTTATGGTAGTAAAGCCTTCCATCAACATACCAGTTTCTAAAGATCTCATGTGACTTTGCATCAAAGTTTAGAAGATCTTTTATGTTTTTAAATTCTTCTCTAATTCTCTTTTTAATGCCATCGCTAGCTGGCAGATTATCAAGATTAATAGTAACGGGAGTGTCATTTAAATCACTAACAATAGCTTCATTTACAACATCTTCAATGGCAGTATCCGCTTCGGGATGAAGAGCCATTTCGCGATATCTTTTTACAAGTTCAAACTCTGATTTATATACACCTTCTAGATCAAGATATTGACCATAAAAATTACTAGCAATATAATGGTCAACCCCGTCCTCATTATTTTGAGGAACGGGGGATACTATACCTTTAGACTTTTTCTCGCTATCTTCAATAGAGAATCCAAACAGTCTCGCCATGTTATAAATTGACTACGTTAATAAGATTATTTAGGAATCTTAGTTAATGTCCCCAGCGCCAGATCCAGCACCACCTTCACCAGCAGCAGCTGTCCACCACTGAACTTGTAGTTCAACAGTGAATTCTTCAATGGTGTCAGAAGAATCATATGAAAGATCAATCTGACCAATATTTGTTGGGAATACGTCGTGGAACTTATACTTTCTTAGAACAGAACCATCTCTATCCAACTGGTAGACAAAAGCATCTGCTTGATAATCAGCTGGATTCGTGGATCCAGTTGCATTGACAACATTATTAATGCTGTTCATCCACCTTTCAAATGCACCTCTGATTTTAAAATCAGTGTCATTGATGACGGTGATTGTCCAGGTATCAAAGGTTCTGTCTCCTGCAATCTTGAGGAGACGACCACGGAAAGCAACGTCAATAGGTGCAACGTTGGATGCGGGTAGAGCAGCTGTCTTAACGAGGAATCTTGACTCGGTTAGAACACTCTCCCCGATTCCCAGATCGGCTGGGAATGAGAGGACAACTTCAAATAGATTAGGCCTTGCGCCACCTCCTGATAGTTTATTTTTGAAGTCTGAGATAGTCCTTAAAGCAGGAGGGTTTTGTTGATTCTTGGATGCCATTTTAGGTTAGACCTCTAAATTAAACGTTTCCGATGATTTCTTCAAAGGAAACACCAGTGCGGGTAGCAACGAAGGTGAGACCGACGAAGTTGATAGAGCGAGCTGGTTTGATGTAAATGTCAGCAACGAATTCATTGCGATCAATTACTGCAGCCGTATTGTTTGTTTCGTCACAAACAACTACGAAATCTTGAACTCCACGATTTGATTGAACTTCACGTAGGAAAGGTTCAACAGAATTTACAAAGTTGGTTCTGGTGATTTCATCGTTGAATTCAAAGAGTTGATCTCTAGCAACTGCGGAGATTGCTTTTTCTAGATAGAGGAACAATCTACGAACGTTGATTCTATCAAAGGCAGAAGCCTTGGCAAGACCAGTCTTATCACCGAATAGAACAATGCCAGATCCAGGAATGAAGGTTACTGGGTTAATTCTATTTGAATAGAGGCGATCTCTTTGTGTCTTATTTGGGTTGTAGGGTAGTTTAACTGCATTTAGAATTGCACCTCTCTGAGTTCCAGCAGGTGAGAACCAGGGGAAGTCATTAATATCGGTTCTAGCACAAGTTCCAGCAATGTCTCCATTTAGGGGAACATAACGGAATTTATCAGAGAAGCGATCATACATGTACTTATAACCACTATCAAAGATCGCAAAGGAACTTGAAGTGATTGGTGAGAAGTGACCAATAACGTTATCGGTAATGGTTTCGGAATCTCTAACAACAGCCTCAGTTGCTCCGTCATTGAAAAGAGCTGCTCTATATGGAGAGAGGAATGCGATTGAATCCTTTCTTCTTTCTGCAACATCAATTGCCTTTAGACCAACTGCTTGAGCCTCTTCTTTGGTATAGTTGCCAGATCCTTGTAGGATAAAGTCAACGGCGTATTCGTCTGGATTATTGAGTAGTTCGTATCCAGCGTTTAGTTTTGAAACAGAGGCTTTTAATGATCCTGTGGTCGTTAGACCAGAATTTCCACCATAGTTTTTACCACCAGCCATGGTTGCTGTGGTATTACCATACCCAGCAAAAGAAATGCCAGAAGCATTTTGGTCCCAGGCAATATCAGTTACCTTTACAAATCCATTACCAATAGCTGCACCAACTTTGAAATCAGTTGCAACGGTTCCTTCTGGTGCTCCGCCAGCAAAGATGTATCCAGAACCAGATCTTACAAATTCTCTATAGTAAGAAACTGATCCGTTTTCAAATACAGAATCTTTTGCTTTTGATAGATTTAAATGCTTCTCAAGAATTGTTCCAGGATTTCCTGTGATTTCTCCAGAATCATCAATCGCAACAATGTGTACTTCATCGAATCTGGATCCTCTTGCTGCAGCAAACTCTGAAGTTCCAGGTCTTGGTGCTAGTTGGTTCCAGAAAATTTCAGAACCAGTTAGCTCAATCTTTTGAGCATCGAACCAATCAGTTGGAGTTGAATTTGTCGTGATTGTGGTAACAGCAACACCTGAGTTGTTATAAACAACTAGATCTTTTGTGCTGGGATTTGTAAGTCTATAAGTACCATTTTCTTGATACTCTCTTAGTGTTACAATTCCAGCAGCTGAAACGTGCTGTACAAACTTAATATCAATAGAATCAGTTCCTACACCAGTAATAATTCCCTTGAAGGATCCATCTAGAACTGCTGTTGATCCAGCACTTGCAACAACTGTATTGTCTGGAACTGACTGACTGACACCCATACCAACTGAAATACCAGTGGTGGTGATTCCATTGATAGTTTGGTCAGCACGGCCATCAATGATGGCAACCTTCATGCTATTTCCCCAAGATCCAGGGTTTCTAGCAGCAAAGGTTACACCAGAAATGATGTTATCGGAATATCCGAGATCTTCGTAGTGATCTAGGCTCTTGATCTTTGGTGCTGTGGTTGTTGATCCAAAGAAAGCATTCTTTAGATCGGTATCATCTGCTCTGACGACTCTTAGTGAGCCACCATATGCAAGATATGATGAAGCAACTAACCAATGCTCATAATGTCTATCAGCTTCATATGACTTACCAAAGTTTGCAAGTAGGTCAGATTCGTTCTCAACAAGAGTTGGAACTTCTACTGGTCCTTGTGCAAAAGGTGCCACCACAGCAGCAACTTTATCAGATACGGGATCTACTCTCCCTAAAGTAAGATCAACCTCTCTTACTACGATACCAGGAGATGCTAAATTGAGCGGCATCTTTTACTCTCCTATGAGGTCCAAAATTAATCTAAACTTATTTATTGTTTAGAGTGTTTTGACTGGGGAAACAGTGCGTGAACACTACCAGTCTGGATATTCCCACCTTTCAAGGTCAGACTTTCTTGATTTTAGAATCCTACGAATAGTACACTCTTTGCACTCATATGAATATGATGATGGAAACTCTCCCCTATCTCTTCTGGTCAAATAATAGCCTTCGATCAAGTCCTTTGTCTTTTTACATGTTCTACACTTTCTTTCTTTGAATAGTAAATGTTCTAAGGATAATTGATCATCAAAGTCCATTATCTATATTCCCACATGTAGGATTGATCTCCATACTCATCAACATGCCATCTATCACCTTCATTATCAACAAACCCACCAACATCATTGACGCCATCTAATATAAATCCGAATGGGGCCATATCTTGCTCAATCTGATTTTTTTGTTCCTCATAAATTCTCTTACGGACATCATTGTCCGTCATCTCTTTGAAATAGTCCTGTGCAACTAACCAAGAGAAAATAACAAGGCACATTGCCAGGTCATCATTGCAACCTTCCTCAGCCTCAAAAGACTGTCTCTTCTGCACAAAAGTCGTAAGTTCTGATATAATATCATAATCACTAGTAACCAACTTATCATCTTCGATAAGTGTTTTAAGATTTGAACACCCTAACTTCTTAACTGCAGATGTCATTCTGACACCAAGTTGAGATTTCTTTCCAGAGAATCCAGAACCAACAACCTGTCCAGCTCTACCTCTCATGGCACACATGAGCATGTTTTCATACTCAAGATCAAAGTAAAGAATAGACGCTACTTGATCTCCAATATCATTAACTTCTACCAATACCCAAGATTGATTATATGCATCTGCAACTTGTTTAATGATGCTTGGAAATAGCATCGGTTTAATTTCATTATTTCTGTATTTTGCGACAACCTTATATGGAAATTGTGTAATATCATAGACAATAAAGGCTGAATAGTCGTGTTCAACTCCCCGAGCAACGTCTACTGTCATCATATAGTTGTGATCTTTTATTGAATTCTCATAGATATCCAATCCTTTATTTCTTTTGACTGGATCTTCATATACTAAGTTTCTGAGTTTAGTAACGTCAATCAGAGTATCAACAGATCCTAGGAACTCGCACTCAAACTCAACCTTAAACTGCTGTTCTGATGTGTTTGCAATAGTCTGGGCCTTCCACTTTGCATTCCTTCCAGGAACTTCAGACCAGTGAACATCCGTAGGAACATATTCATTTTTACCCCTTTCGGCATCATGCCACATACGGTAGAAATGATTCATACCATGTGGGGTAGATACGATAATTACTTTGGTGTTTTTTCCAGACGAGATAGTAGGATAAACAGAGGCAAAGAACGCATCAGCAATGTGATTCGGGATGAACGCGAACTCGTCAAGAAAGATGATATTATACGATCCGCCACGGACAGCAGATGCAGACGTAGATGCGGCGATAATCTTAGACCCATTTTCTAGTTCTAGTGATTGCTTGTTCCAGGATACAATACCCTGTTGCATCCATTTAGGTAAGTTCTCATAAGCAAGTTGTAATCTTCCGAGAAGATCCTTAGCCGTAGATGCTTTGTTTGCCAGGATGGCAATATTAACGTTGTCATTAAAGACTGCATAATGCAAAAGATATGATACCACAGTAGTAGACTTACCAGTCTGTCGCGGCATCTTACAAATATTGAATCTATTCTTATGAAAGTTTCTTACTAGTTTTTCTTGAAACTTGTACATCTTGAATGGTACAAGGCCCTCATCTAGAGAAACGATTTGAATATAATTTTTAGCAAAATATACAGGATCTCCTTTACACTTCAAAAATTCACGAACATCTTCTTCCGTAAATTCTATTTTAGTGTTTGCTTTCTTTAGATTAGGATTGCCAAGATATATCTGATCACTCATAACGAAACTCCTTTTTAGTCTTCTACATAAATGAACGAAGCACTGGCATTGGTGATATTACTGGAAGAAGTAATCACCGCAGTCAGATAACTGTTAGGTGGAACATGAATACCAATAGCCGTTAAATCAACATCAATAGTATCACCATTGGATACATGATATGCAGCAATTGGTGGTGTTGCTTGTGCTGCTAATGTAAATGATCCAGTGCTATCCTCAACGGCATACAAAGATGCGTTGTAATTGGTCTGGGTTGTCCACCTCATATTATTTGTGAATGTTGGATTCCAGAACAGACGAATAATTGCTGGGTCACCAACAGTATTCACAGAAGCAGTCAGTCTCTTAGGAAGAAGGTCTCTAGTATTAATCTTGCCCTGATAGATGAGTTTGTTCTTAAGAGTAAGAAGATGATATAGAGAACCAGGGGTATTCATTCCACTATTTCTCGTCGCAGTCACAGAATAAGGAAGTCTGGTTTGTTCAACGATTCCTTCAATCGCACCCATAAAAGATGCACCTCTGGTTGTAACTACACCAACACCACCACCCAGATTTGCAGCAACATATCCAATCTTCAATGATGGATTGTCTAGGTGTGGATGTTCATATTTGTTTGAATAATCTTCATGATGGAAGAACATCATGTCGCCATTGAGAGGATTCTCAATTGCATATCGCATCTCACCAGCACCCAACCAACGGAAGTTGATTTGATACACATTCAGTTTAGTTGGGTCTAGTGTAACACCAGAATATCCAGTTCCATCTAGTTTATCCAGATTGAACTCTTCCTGTGGTGTCCAGTATTCTGTCTGTGCTACACCAGTCTGTTTGGTTGTTGTGGTAAAAGTTATGGTCGCAGTGCTGGTCATTGTGAAAGAACCAGCTTGAGCTCCGAGTGATGTTGCTAAGAATGAAATCTTTGATTGGTCATACTCTTCAAGATACAAGGCATTGAAGAGTGGTTGTAATTTTAATTTTTGAGAAAGTTGTGCAAGGTTTGCGGCAATACTTCCACCATCCAAAACTACGGGAGTGAACGCAGTGCCATTAAGAGTAACAGTTACAGTACCATCTGCAAGTGCAGTAAAAGCAAACTCTTGGATATGTGCTTTACCACCATTGGCACGGAGGATACCAAACTTTCCGTTAGTATGAGCATATCCAATCTGAAGTGCCTGTTCCTGATTGAACAAACCTGCTCTCTGAGTAAATCCCACTGGGTTTTCTGAGAATGATGCAGTGAATCTACACACCAGACCCTGGCCAGGACGGTATCTAACGAAGTTTCTACTTCTGATAACACCATAAGAGTTTGCGTCTGAACCAGCACTTACCTTAAATCTGGAATCACCGTTGGTAGCAATACCACTGGCACTGAAAGTAAAGGTCTCAAACTCTCTAGGATCTAGACCATATACAGCATCACCTTGAATCTTTGGCGTGATGGGAACTGCAATAGGTTCGCCAAATGCAGATTCTCCACAAGCACTTGGAGTAATGATTTGTCCATATTCATCACACCGCATGTAAACTTCATGCAGTGTTCTCTCTTGATTTAAATAATCTTGAGTATTCTTATTCCACTGAGCCATGATTTAAATCCAGTCTAGTTTTCCAGGATGATATCTTTTAGAAGATGTGATATTTACATTACCAGTTTGTACTGGATAAATGTTTTGTACAATCGCTCCAGGATAATCATCTTGAAGTTGCTCAGCTAAACCTTTATTTGATGGTAAAGATTCTGCTGTAAACTCTAATCTATGTAGTGAACCATTCCACATGATATCGGCAACGTAACTCTCACCAACCTTTTGTGGTTCAGGTTGAGAACCACCGATGTACATGTTACCTGTGAAGTCACCTTGAATAGTGACGCTTTCGGATAGAAATTGTTGAAAGGATTTCATCAGCAGTTCCAAGCTCTAAGGGACTTATTAATTCTGCTATCTGGATCGTTAGCAGTTTTGGCTGAAGTGAGTTTACTCTTCATACCTTTCATTCTTGCACAGAATGATGCTCTTCTCTTATTACCAACCTTTTTAGAAGGTGCTTTTAGATCAGATCCAGGATTTTCTCTTTCATAGGACTTACGTCCCTTTTCATTCAAACCACCAGACTCAGACTTACCTGCTTTCTTAGTCCAGGCTGCACCCTCAACCATTTCACCAATAAATTGTTCAAAAGATTTGGCACCTTCAACCTGAACTAAGGGCTCATTTTCAATACGATCTCTTTCAAAGAAATTGACTAAAATAGCATCTGGATATACCTTTCTGAGTTGAATTAAAACATCCTCTCTTGAAGGTCTTTTAGCAGTTGGAAAGAAGAATTGTAAAGACTTATATTGTCCTCTGAATGTGAAAAATACAGTATAAGTTTTTCCTTGTCTTTGAATTCTCTCATATTTCTCAGTCACATGCTCTTCATTAGCTGGAGCAACAGTTGCAATATCAAACTTCTTCTGATTTGGGGTTAATCTAACAGGCATGGAGTACAAGTCCCAGGTTTTAGGTCCATAAGAACACTCATCTCTAGTCTCATTTTTTCCACACTTGGGACAATATCTCATCATTTTGGGTTCTTCACAACCACAGTTTTCTTTAACAGGAACACAATTAGGCACCATTTTATTTCCCTTCTTCTTCATTCCTTTCTTTTCATATCCATCCCAACACTTTTCACCCAATTCAAATTCTTCTGATTTATTCCCCCAGTTAGCAGCACCAACTTTACGGCACTTAACTAAAGCACCAGATGCATATGCTGAAGGCCAGACATCATAACGCGATTTGACTTTATTATAACAAGCGTCTTTTTTACCACTACCCTTTCCAGGTTTGTCCTTTGCTTCTTCAATATCTTTCGTTGGCATTGGAGCTGGATTTCGGCGTCCCTTAATGGGGGGATTTGGCATTGGAACTGTCTTTTTGGTTGGTTTGACAGTTGGCATACTGCCCTCACCTACGTAACTTGAAGCGGCATCCATATTATGCTCCGTATCGGTAATCTTTGCTTGCATCCATGCGGGAATGTTCTTTTCCTTTTTACCCAACTTACTTTTGAGTTTTTTGGCATCCCTGATTGTATTATCAAGTTGACTTTGTGCCATTGAAACTTCGTGGTCTTTTTCTTCTTTTTTCACGGGTTTGTCAGTTGAAACGTAAGTTGGTTTAGCAGCACCAGACTTTTGTTGTTGGCCAGGATCTGCTGCCTTTTTTCTTCTCTGTGCAGAGAGTCTTTCTGCTTTTGACATACTTGCCCTTTTTTCGGAAGAAACACACTTGGGAGTTCCTTCTCCAGGTTCATCACTAGCACAAGTTCCACCAGTGACTACGTTCACCCAACCTTTTTTACCATCTTTTGATTTGGATTTACCAAACCAATCACGTAGTCCTTCTTCGTTCATTGTTGTTGCTTTAGGAACTTTGCTAATTCAGCAGTTGATCCCACAAAAAGTGCATTATTAGTGACAGACTTGGGACCACCATCATCTTCTTTATTTAGTTCCTTCATCTTTTTCTGCAAATCAATAAGTTTATCAGTAGTATCTGCAACACTCTTCATGATTTGACCAGCAACTTCATATGCTCTGGGAGAATCTGACTCTTGAGCCAATTCCATGATTCCATCAAGACTCTCTTGGCCTTTTTCTATTAATGAATATAAATTGCCTCTTGTATATTCATAATCTTTTTTAATCTGATCTACCAGATCATCTTTATTTGATTTCACAATTTCAGATTTTGTTGGTGTTATATCAACAATATCTGTTTCTGTGTTGAGAGATTCACTAATTTTGTCAAATGATTTTTTCATGGTAGTTCAAACTAGATGTCTTTGTCCTGAGATGGGCTATACTTTTTACTGTCATTAAAGAATTCCAAAGTTTCACTGAACCCAAAATCATCTCCAGGTTCAGCGTCTATTGGATCTGGTACTGCAGTATATCTAACCTCTCTCTTGGCATTTTGTACATCAACACTATTGTAGTAATCAACCTGTACCTTACGAATGAGACCGTCTGTTGTCTCTGCGATTGGGCCAAATAGATATGTGTTTGCTGTGAAACTTAATGTATAGATTATGGCTCTTCTTGACTCAAAATTACCCTCATATTCATCCTGCATTGTGATATTGTTGAGAGCAATTGGAATATCTCTCTTTTCACCAATAGAACTAATAAGATCTACAGTAACCTTGAATGTTGGTTGGAAATATGGTAAAATTTGCTCCACTATCTGTAGGGCATCTTCATTGAGTTTTGCGTAAATCGATAGTTGAAATTCCACATTATATGGAACTGGAAGAAACACTTTCTTTAGATTTTCACCATCAACTGCTTTAAATGTTTTTGTGATATTTGATTTTCTTGATGGATCATAACTAATACCTGTCATCTCAAATGACATTCTCGGTAAAGTTATTGCAATTGGTTTATCTAGTCTTGCCTGTTGCTCCAATCTAGCTAAAAACTTTTGTTGAGGTGCATATGCTAGAGGAACTTTAATATCACTAACTGTTCCAGAATCATCGCTGGTATGTCTGATATGAATATCATTAAAGATAGTACCAAACGAAATGATGGTCTTTCTCAGTATTTCGTGATAGTAATAAGTTCCTAACATCAGTATGTACCAAATGGATTTGATTCTGTAAAGTCTAATATATCGTCTGCTAACTCTTCAATCTCTTGATTCTGAGAATATTCAATTTCAATTCCAGGATCCGAATTATATGAAGCTAATGTATACTGAGCGTTTGAGGTTCCACCAGTAATTGTTTCGCCAGACGTAAAGTTACCACTATTTATGTATACATCAAGGGTTTGAGCATCCTCATCATATTTTTTAACTCTAGCTGTTGCACCAGAAAGACTTCCAGTGACGATTTCATTCTTAATAAATGTTCCAATTCCAGCACTAGGAGCGGAAGAAATTGCAACAACTGGAGTTGAAGTATATCCAAATCCAGCATCCGTGAGGCGAATATCGGTGACACTTCCACCAGCACCAATTATTGATACGGCTGTTGCAGAAGATCCTATGGATGGTCCAGTAAGTGTCACAGTTGGTGCAGTAACATAATTTGCACCAGTTGCAGCAACACTGATATATTGCACTGAACCGTCTCCAAGAATAGCAGTAGCTGCAGCACCAGAACCACCTCCACCACTAAATGTGACGGTTGGGATTTCGGTATATCCAACACCAGCATTTGTGATTACAACTTCACTAATTGCTTTATTATTCACAATCGCAATAGCAGTTGCATTTGTACCACCAACTGGGGCAGAAGAAATAGCAACTACGGGTGCAGTGCTATAGTTATATCCATCATTTGTGACTTCAATTTTTCTTACAGAACCAGTGGTTGCAATAAATGCAGTAGCTGTAGCATTTATTCCCAGATTCTCAAGTGTAAGAGTCGTTATGTATCCATAATCTTCAACTGAGTTGTCAATTGCTTCAACACTGGTTTCAATGATTTCATCTTCAAGTTCTAGAAGTTCGCATGATAATTGATAGACATAATTTTTCCCTAACTGGAAAAATGGTTTTTCATGCTCTATGTTTTTAATCTCATAGAGCCTTTCCCCCAATGGGAAAAATATTACATCACCTTCTCTGGGTCTATCAACAACTATGATTTCTCCAGGATTTGCTGCCTGCAAATCTCTTAGAAATGGTTCAATAGAAAGTTGAAATCTCTCTTCGGAAATCGTAAGTGAAATTTCATTCTTTAATTGAACACCAAATTTTGATAGGATTTCACTATTTGCTCCATAACCCTCATAATTATCAAGATAAGCCTCAATGATAAAGTTATCATCAAGTTTTGATAGAGTAACCTCCCTTGATAGTTTTTCAGATCCTAAAATCTTTCTTGGGATGTAATATACATCTAATCCATAGATTTTTAACTGCTCATTAACAAGGTCTTGCATCAAAAACTGCTCACTAGCAGATCCTTGTAGAAAAAAGGGATTAAGTGCCATTATCCGATCATGTCGAGAGGTGGTAGTTCATATGTTGACTGCATCTTATCTTCGATTTCTCTCAGTTCAGCTACAGCATCATCATAATATTGTCTTCCATTTAGTTCTACTCCACCAGGGAGTTTGGTTCCACTAAACTTGATCATGTTCATACCCCACTGCTTTTTAATCATTGCAGTAAGATATCTCTTTAACCAACTATCATTATATATTTTGGGAAAGTCTGCTGGATTTAGAGCTCTTTCACAATCAATAACAATATAGTCTCCAACAGTCTGAGCCGTCCAATCAATATCAAGATATAATCTTCCTTGTCTCTTTGAATATCTAATTTGCTTATCTGTGGTCAGCAGAAAATCGATATCTTCTAGATACGTCTTTACCATTGAGTAGTGTAGTAGATCAACACTACTGAAATAATACAAATCATTTAAGAACAACTGGTACTTGATACTGAACATTCCACCAGAAATGGAGTTCGTATCAAACTTAAAAATTTTATTGATTCCTAAAACCTGATCGGGAACTTTTATATAATTATTGTTTTCAGTGAATTGAAATTCGCTAGTATTTCCTACAGACTCTGATACTGTTGTGGTTGTAATTCCACTTACACCAGATGCACCAGGGCCTTTTCCACGATCAATATCATCCTGAGTGATCTGATATTTCAGATACATTCTCTCGGAACCATCATAATGACGTTCCTGAAAATATTGAATAGCATCATCAACTAGATCATCAATTTGATCATCATCAACGTTGATTTCTAAAACAGGAGCTCCAAGTCTTCTTAGGCAGTAATCTATAAGCTCTTGTTTGGTGGTTGGACTTGCCATCAGTAGGTTCCCCCATCTATTTCTAAGGTATAATCAGAACCTTCTGTTAGAGTGTTTGTTGCAACCCAAATATTTCTTGTATCATCATAAATTAGAACAGAACCATTAGAAAGACTCTGAGCATCAACATCCTGTAAGTTGTTTAATTTACCAATTACGTCTGATGCCAATACCTTGGTGGTATTTGTTTGGCCAACCCTTACAGTAAACTGGCTCATGTTGTTGTAACTCCTGCTCTAACTAGTGCCGTTCCTTCTACAACTCTTGTGGTTTCAGATGGATTTGTAATTATCACATCATAAACATATCTTCCCTGCTTCAATCCAGAAGTTACTGAAGATCCCAAAGAAACTGTAATAGTTCCATTGGTTGGTGATGAGATTGTAGAAGCAAATGATGTAGAAGTTGAACTGGTATAAGTTTTTTTCAACTGGGCAGATGCTGAATATCCACTCAAATCTTTAGCAGCATTTGTCTGAGATCCCTCTACAGTAAATGTTACCGAATAATCTGAACCTTGATTAATTAAAATATTGTGGACATATACTGCCATTTTTCATGAATCAGAGATATATTATTATTTATTATTATCAAGGAGAGTCCTTAGTAGACTTTTGATTTCAGAGATTTCATCTTTTAGATCACTAATTTCTCTCCTTTTTTCTTCTCTGATTTTTTTAGATTTGATGTAATTTGAATAAGCTTGATCATTTGTATTAATGATCGCACCATTTCTCATATCTCTAGAAAAATCAGAGTCTTGCTCAACTTTTTTATATTGCATGTTTATGCTAAAGCAACTGTTCTAATATCATTTAGTCGAGGTGCAAGAGCCTCATTTGTACCACTGAACACAATCTTAACCTGATATGCATTAAATGGTGGTAATTCATCAACACTAAACTGGAATTCCCTAAATTCATCAATCTGTGTGATTAGGATCTTTTTGTCAGGTCTACCAGAGTTCTGGGCCTGATCAATAACCTGATCACCATATCCATCACCGTCAGTGTCGGTCATGTTATCATAACCTGGGAATAGTACGAATGACTGATCAGAATTTGAACTATCAACAGGGAATATTCTGTAAAGAGCTCTAATATCTGCAGTTGGATCTACAGTTGCACCAGTTAGTAGTTTTAGTGAAGTTGCAGGATTTTGAAGATCAATTCTATCAGAAACATAGACTGCAGCATGAGGATCATTTTTAACTGAATTAACTCTGGAATCGGTTACATAATCATCGATTGGTTTATCCAGTCTAGTTCTATCCAAATCGATTGCACAGTTATCAAGATAAATCATGGGAGAATAGCGACCATCTTCGGTTGCTAAATCAACTTCAACAGTTAATGATTTGTTTCTGGGTAGAGAATCAAGTTGCTCATTTTCATTGATTTTTGAGCAGATCATCTGTGGTTTGGGATATAGGAGAGTAGCATTTGGTTCTGTGATTATGAATCCGCTATCTACAAATGATGGTTCAATACCACCTGCACTGGTTCCACTCACAGTTCTAACGCGAGTATTGATAGTTGTGCTCTTTTCAGCCACAATATCAAGTCTTGCATTTAACCTATCAAACTGAATATTTCCTGAAGCCCAAACATCATCTCCCCCAGAAACTAGTTCACTGTTGAAACTGAGTTGGTTGATACCAGTCTTTCTATCTCCACGATCAATTCTTACATGATATGTGTCAATGGTCTTATTATTTTGGAAAATAAGATCACTTGGTATTGTATGTGTGGTGTTTATTTTGGTCAGAGAGACACCATTAAACTCATATGGGTAGATTGGATCATCTTTTTGGTGTGATGCTGGTGTAGACCCTTCTGCACCCCTTGTGGAGATTCCTAGTGTTCCACTACCAATACTGGAGTAGTACATAACCTCTTTTCCAACTATAACAAATCCAGATGAAGTTGATATTCCTTGGAATGTTGCAAATGGGGATGTATCAGCAACAGAAACGGTTGTTACTGTTGAATTGACAGTTGCAGTTAGTTTTGATGGAGTTCTGGTAGGAGCTACATCTTTAATTTCTACTTTATTTCTAATGTCCTTTAATGCATGATTTGGATGTAATACTTCTATTACGTTTCCTGCATGTAGTTCATTTGATAGAGTAGAACTGGATACCAATGTTGAAGCAAGAGAAACAGCCGTGCTGCTATCATCATAATAAACTAGTGGATCATCAACTGCAAACTCTTCACCCTTCACATTGGTTAGATATAACTTATCAAATCCAGAAATATTTGAGACTGAGATCTGTGCCTTTGCACCCTTAGTAACATCACTGGTTGTAATACCTAGAGATTCCCCAACAATAAATCCATTTCCTGGAGTTGTAATTGATACTTGTGAAATAACACCAGAACTAACTGTTACAACACCAACGGCACCACTACCATTACCACTTAGGGCAAAGAATGATACATTTGTATATGTACCATCAGAATAACCAATGCCTGCTCTATTAACTTTTAGATTTGAAATTGGACCACCAACATTACCAATGTATCCAGTGACTGTGCTACCAGAACCAACCTTTCTTCCATTTGTTAGAAGATTCTTCATTGACTGTTGAGTTACAGTTGTAATTCCAATGTTTAGTTCTCTTGGAAGAGACTTGATTGGATTTTCTGGTAGTGATGGAAGAATGCCAGAATCGTAACCAATATCTGGATTATAGAAAGTAGCAGTTCCAGAATCAGCTAAGAACTGACATCTATTGATTTGGAACTTAAGATCTTCAAACTGAGTTGGTGTCCAGGTAGATCCGTTTTGTGACTTGAATAGTGAACCAGCACCATATTGTTTTGTATACTGAAGAGATTCAGGACCAGATAGTTCCTTGGTGTTTACAGTTTTTTCTCCAAGTTTTGCAATCCAAGCAAGATACTTATCAGATGTTGGTGCAAGTAGAACAATTGCGTATTCAGTTTCTGGTAAAACTGGAACTGGTGAAGAGAAAGTTACTCTTGTAGCAACACTTGCATCATCAGACAATTTAACCTCTGATGGATCAAGAACAACCTGAGCCTCTAGAGATGCTAATTGTAGTGTTGGTAGTCCCAGATCTACAGTTCTAATTTCAAGTGTTAATGGTGCTGTTGAATCTTTCTTTGCCATGAAGATGTCAACAGAGGTAATAAAACCTCCTTTTTTGTCGGTCAAGAAAGATTGTGCTAGAGGGTCTCTTCTAGGAACTTCTCTTTCAATAACTCGTTCTCTTAAAACGCGAGTCTCTCTAATAATTCTAGGTTCAATGACTCTTGTTCTTTCAACAATTTCTCTCTTCTTAATGATCTTTGGTGGTGGAAGTTTCTGGAATCTAAATGTATTTGTTTGAGTTACAGTGACTACTGTATTTTTAGTGGTTGTTGTTAATTTAGTTTGAGTTGTGGTTAGAGTGGTTCTTCTAGTCGTTCCAGTTGCTGTGTAAACACCTTCTGCAAGACTATGTTTAATTTCCCCTGGTAATGCTATAGTATCACCAGAATCATTTGTTAGTTTAAATGTTTTTGTTCCAGTTTTGAATCTTGGTACATTGCTTGCTTTTTTATTTGATACCTTTCTAAAATAAAGGGCACCATACAAACTACCAAGTCCATCCGAAAATAGTCTTACATTACTAACAGTAGCCTGTGCTTTACTTGTTTTTCCAACAAGCACCATACCTTCTTTAACCCATCCATAAAATGCACCTTGCTGAGTTAATCCAAGAGATGCAATATCAACATTTAAGAAAGTAGAAGAGCTATTGTAACTATTAGTATTTTGTAGTGATTGACTCTTTTTGTATGGATTAAAATCAAATTTTAATGTTGGATTGTTGTATGGTCCTTGTTTGTGGTTTGGTGTACATAATCTAAATGTAATTGTTCTTATTGTTCTACCATTTTTACCAACAATAAAACCTTCAACCTCTTCACCAATCTTGAAAGATCCAGAAACTTTATTTACTTCTAGAAGTTTTGGTACAACATTAATTTTTCTTGATCCATCAAAAAACTGATAATATTTTGTAAATGGTTTTAGGCCTTCAGCATAGAAAGAAACGTTTCTACTTCTGATAAATTTGTCCTGACTCTCATCTACATTAATATCAGTGCTTACATTAGTTATTGCAGAAGATACTGTTGTATTTGTATTTGTAGTTCTCTCAGATTTGGAGGACATTGTAGTTGGTCCACTCTTTGGTTTTCCAACAACAAATTTCTGAACTACATTTGTACTTCTATTATTAATGGTGTTAAATTTGTTTTTAGTTACTGTCTTTGTATCAACTTTGTTTGTGACCCAAGTATCTGTAGATGGCTCTAGTCTAATAGTACCAATATAGTCAATAATGTTATATGGGTTTACATTCTCAACTCTAGTTGCAAATGCCTGTTTGATCCATTCAACTTCTTCATATCTCAAACTGACAACATTTCCAGTTTTCTGTAGATTTGTGTCGAGTAGAGTATAATTGGAATCTAAATTGACAGTCTTCGTTGGGGATGATACTTGTGGTGCTAGTTGTGGTGAAATTGTAATCTGACTAGTATCACATGATAGTTGTTTAATTCCAGGATCAACTACACAGGTGGTCAGTTCCTCATCAAGAAGAACTCCATCTTTAAAATCATCAGCAAAGAATCCAGATTTAAATCTGCTCAATCCATCTGCATCTTGAACCTGTAATGTTCTAGTATCATTTTCAAGAATTGAGAGAGATGTTACCTCTTCAAGATTTGAAACTCTATCATCAATGGCTGCAATATCTCTCATTGTATATCTCTTATTATCAATAAGAGTGATACGAGCACTATCCACATCATAAAGATATGGTGGATATTCAATTGTTGCAAGAGTCATTGAATCTTCAACAATTGAAGGTGGTTTTGGATTTGTTGATGGGGTTCCTTCTACAACCCTAAAAAGGCCTTCTTGGGTTAGAATTACCCTATCCATTCTACCGAGATAATACTCATATCCAATAATTGTGCTTTCACCATCCTTTGGAATCAAATTGGTTGTAGCTCCACTAGTGGAGAAGTCTCTTGAATCATAATCAAATGGGGAACTAGTTGTTCCTGAGAATGGCGCAACTCTAGGTCTAAAGTCAATAGTATCAGAAGCTCTTGTAATACTATACTCATTTGCACTATTTGGGTTGTAAATTGTGGGAATATCATTCTTATATCTCTCGGAACCATATGAAAGGACCGTGAATGCATCACCATCATCACTATCAAGAATAGTATAGTGATTGAAGATTATTAGTAGTTGCTTTGCTGGTACTTTAATTCCAGAAGATCTAAAGATTCGTGAATAATCATAGATATCTGCCCTTTGGCCGTCATCCAGGATGAAGTCATCAGTTCTATCTACATATTCTCCAAATGTAATTGCCTGAATAGTTCCAACAATTCCAGATTCTTGGAATGTTATCTGCTCACCTAAAGAGAATCTATCATCATTCAAATAAACAATCTCAACTTGAGTTGCAGATAATCTGGTTACGATCTGGGCAAGAGCGGTATTATTGGGTCCTTTAATATATTCACCAAGAATTGAATTGGTATTTAATCCTAGTCCAGTCTCAAATGTCAACTTGTCTAGAGTTGGAGCAGCACTTGTGGTTGATTCATAGATTGCAACTATATCAACAACATCAGGATAATTTAGAGAAATTTCCTCGTCCTCTACTCTCAACCCATAAAACGCATTATAGTCAAGACCATTTGCAATATTTGTCGATACTCCAGAAAATTCATTTTTAGACTTATCTACAGTGAGTTTTGTACTTCTAGTAAACTGCTTAAGTTTTGATTTAAGGCCTCTCTTTTTGGATGTAGATATCAAGACAACATCTGTTTGACTTGGAGTAAGTCCTGTAAATGTAATTTCACTTCCATCACTATTGAGATTGAATTGATCGGATGTTAAATTTTCAATAGTTCCATCAGAATAGTGAATTGAATATCTTTCAGCATCAAAGTTATCAAATAAAGAGCTAGTAATACCTACAGCACTTATATTGACAGTTAACTCTCCAGATGCATTTGTAGTTAGACTATCTAATTGATTATATACTGGTAGATTTGCAGAAGAAAGATCAATACTAGCAATATTTACATTATCAAGTGGAATGAATAGTGAACCACCATTGTCACCAAAAGAAAAATCTGAAGTCGCAACTCTAAAGTCAACGGTTATATCACCAGTTGGTAGTAATCCAGTGGCAACTCCAGCAACATCTGATATAGCAACCACTGTCATTGAATTTCCATCAGAGGCAACACTGCTTACTCTATTGAAAACTTCATCGGCATATCCATCACTATTATTTTGATATCTAATAATAGTATTTGTGGCAATGCCAGTAAACTTATTTCCAGGTGAGGTTACAGATCCACCAGAAGTAATTGTGATTTTGTCGGTGACTTTAAACTTGTTTGCTACTTTTGATTTTAGAACTACGTCGGCAACAAAATCTGTAGCTAAACCTAAAGTGCTTGCATCTTGATATACAGATTTTACATCATTAATAGTGTAATTTCTAATATCTTTAATTGTTCTTGGATTTGTTATTACACCATCAATTGAAATCTGCTCACCTTCCATGAAGGTTCCAGAAACTTGATGTAGTGTTACAATATCACCACTAACCCAATTTTCTGCAGCATATCCAGTGGCACCACTACTCAATCCTTTGAAGTATGTTCCTTTTGAGTATTGGAATACTTCATTTAGTGTTATTTTTGTATAGGTTTCAATATCAAATAGTCTAAGATCCCAAGTTGTTGCATTATCAGAATATGATGCATCGGTTAATGCAAAAGAATATGTTCTCGCTTCTCCAATCTTATCACCAGTTCCAGATGTTGTACTATTTGATCTTCTATCAAATAATTCAACAACAAAAGTTGAATCTTTATCCAGTCCGATAACTGGAGTACCAAATACTTTATTAACTCTTAAAACACTTCCAAGATCAAATGGTATTAGAGAATTTTGTACTGTTTGTGTATTTCTTGGCTTTTGAATGTCAATGATACGTGATCCAGTTACATCAATATCATATCCATTAACGTATGCCTTACCAGGGCCAACTGTGAGACAGAGTAGATCGTCTGATGGTACATTTCCACTTCTTGTGGTTTGACCTTCTTCGTAGATGCCATCATTACCTTGTTCATCATTTAGACACTCATCTAGAGTTAAACTAAATGGTACTACTGTATAGTCACCAGACTCTTCAAAAGTTCTCTTTGCAAAATAATCTCTAATTAGATTATATTGGGTTTTTTGCTCTGCCTTTTCAGTTTGTCCATCAACCAATCTAAGGATTTCTACAAATGACTTATCATCAAAGTCATCAATTTCTTTTTTAATTAGTTTTAGGTCAAATTTAAATCTATCTGCTCCAGGAGCTGCAAAGTTATTAAACCCACTTGCATTATCAAATAGGGTTTGGTCTTCGTTTGAATTTATTGTCGATTCAACAATTTCAAGACCAACTCTATATGTTGGGGTATTTGTATATTGATCTAAAATTAGTGTTTGATTATAAACGTTTACAAAAAATCCACGAATGAAATAGACACCATCCGAGATTGACACTGCAGATCCAATGGCCGTTGCATCTTGATCAAATACCTGACCAAATGGAGATCCATTTGTAATTGTTGTATTTCCGTATGTTATATCTTCTTGTGCAATTAATAGTTCACTTTCAGAGAAAGTTGCAAATTCTCCTTCATCAGTAGAATTTAAGTATTTTACATATATTGTAAGTTCTCCATCATCTGAGTCTTCAGAATATAGAACATTGATAACTCTAGCAGTGACTCTACTAGTTTGTCCAAGAATTGTAGTTCCAATAAAATTTTTAATATAAGATGATACTGAAATTCCAAGATATGTTGGATTTAACTTTACCGAATAATATTCACTATCATATGAAATAGCACCAGGAATTACAACGGATCCATCCTTGAAAAAATGATCCGCAAAATTCTCAATTTGATTCTGAAAAATTGACTGAAGATTATTTAATTCGCGAGCTTGAACTGGAAATCCTGGCTTAAACAGTACCTTATAAAAATTGTCTGTAGCATCAAAATCGTCAAAGTAAGGTGTTGTATTTAAATTAGTTTTTTGTGCCATTGTTTTCAGAATTCCAGAACTACTTTAATATCTTCTTTTTGGCGAGAATTTCTCGCAATTGTTGGTCTATTGTCTAGATATATTATTTCACCTGACCTCTTATTTATCTGAGATTGGGCAATACCATCTGTAAAGTTTACTCCCAAATTGACAGTATTATTACCAATAATTGTTGTAATTCCACTAAAGGTGGTATCAACAGATGCAGAGAATCCAGAGTCTGTTGTAATAGCCTCAGATGAAGATTCAAAATCAACAACACTAGATTCTGAGGTTACACCAATAAAGTCACGTTGAGTTCCAGTTGTTTTGTTGAAATACAAACTTCTATCTTGAATAAATTTAACAACATTCGTTTCTTCGTCAAATGATGCAACATATCCAACTGCGGTTGTGACTCCAACTAGTTGTTTAATCTTATCACCAACAACTAGAGATCCATTGACATTTGTCAATTTGATTTGTCCTGCAGAAGAAAAATCGTTGGATGCAAATACTGCCGTTGATCCAAAAGAAGTTGGGTTCTTAACAATTCCAACTTGAGCAAATTGAGTATCAGTTGGGAAATTCTTGGTGGAATCATCAAAACGAGCATATACAAGAGCTTTTTCAGCACCAAGTTCTTTATAAAGGTCATAACCATGACCCTTCGATGGTGGAATGATTGGAATTAACTCTGCAAATTCTGTCAAACTTCCACTTTGGATTGGGCCAAGATCAACTATGCCATAGCTATATCCCTTTCCTCCAGATGAAACCTGTGCATCTACAATTCTTCCATTACTATCAGTGGAAACAACAACTTTTCCACCAGTACCATCACCCAAAATATCAAGTTCAGTATCAAGACCCAAACCATAACCAAATCCAGCATTCTCAATGGAAACTGCTTTTAATTGGTTATTGTTAATTTCAGAATCACCATTTTCGCGAATAGCTGAAATTTGGGGGTCTGTACTTGTTGACCAATTTGGTGGTAATGTGATATATTCGGTGGAATCAAATTTGATGATATCGGATGGGCTGACTGTGAATAGATATTTCCAAATATATCCATCACCACTTTCTCCAGCTCTACTTGGTTCTAAGTCTGTAAAAGTTGGTTGATCTTGAGATGCATTACCAGATGGATTTGTTGGTGTTGCACCATTTTTGATACAGATATAAACTCTAAAGTCAGAGTTCATAACATAAAATCTTGCATCATATAATCTTGTGGATCCAGTTGTTGGTGACAACCTATTCACACTGTAATCATGGCGGTATTGTTCATATACATTACCCTGAACCCAATCAACCCTTCTTATGACCCTACGTATATTTGCTGCGGTAATTTTCCTACCGAACATCATCGTATCATAAGAATGATTCACATAATTAAAATTGTCAATTGGATTTGGTGGACCAGATGTATTTGTGTTCCAATCCTCCGTCCTACCATATCCAATGGTTAATGTTGGATTTGGTAGAGACGTGAAAATATAATATGAATTGCTAGAATTTTCAACAGATTCAATGAAGTTATTAACGTTCAGGATTCTAAATTGGTCCGTTACAATAGCCGCCATTATTACCTTTTAATGAGGATTTTTTTTATTTATGCTTAAAATTATAGGTAAGTTATTTTGTTTAGGTTTCCAGTGTTTCTGAGACCCACACCTTTTCTTATGATTGATGGATATGTTGATAGTCCAACATCAAAAGAATTTCCACTTACACTCAATGATAGTGGTGTGGCCGATCTCTCAAATCCACTAAGTTTACCCCAAGAGAATTGACCAATATCAGTGCCAGTTGTTGTTCCAATTCCAATAGTATCTGTATCAGATTTGATATTGCAGGTAATAATACCAGAGGTTCCTTCAATACTAAATGCATGTACATAATAGATGTTATCAACACAGGTTGAACCAATACCAATTACTTCAGAATCTGAACTGTCAACTGAGGTCACTCCAAAACCAGTTGTTGTATCCTTAACAAAAATTGGATAACCCTCTAGGAGAGTTGGTAGAAGTGTTACTGAGGTTGAATTGCTAAGATCAACTTGGAATTTAAGTGCCAATGGATGGCTAATTCCTGATGTAGTTCCAATACCAGTAATAATTCCAGCATATCCAAGAATAATTTCCGCATCTAGAATTTGTTCAGTATTTGTTGTGGATACTTCGGCAATAACTTGTGGTGGATTTGTTTCGTCATAACCAAAACCTGGATCAGTAATTGTAATGGTAGTTAAAATTCCACCAGATGCACTACCAACTGCAGTAGCTGTTGTACCAACACCAACAATACCATATTTTTCATTATCAACCTTTGGTGGATTTGCAATCTTCAAGACCACATTTCCATCTGGATATCCAGAACCAGAATCAATAATTGCAATTTGTGAAATTGTTCCAGCAGTTGAAACAGTGGCAGTAACAGCAGCAGCAACAGGATCTGCATGATCAATAATAAATGCATCACAAATTACCTCACCAATATTTCCAGCATATTCCTCATATTGGAATAGATTTGCATTGTCTAGGAAAATTTCAGTATCCTCTGTGCTAAAATCTTTAATAACTTTTGCAACAGGCATCACCTGAGCTTCTAGAGAATCTCTGGTTTTATACTGAATTTGTTCTGAAATAATTATGTCAGTTTTTTGTCTGGTATGTGAAATTGGACGGAATGTGACATCATCAATACCAAGGCCCCTATAAACATTGGTTTCAATATCTGTAGAATCTTTAATTGCAAAAATTGTTCTCTCATCCTGTGTGGGTGTTGAAGATCCTTGATATTTGAATAGTTGTACCGTATCTCCTGGTTTAACAGTTTCATATACAGTTACAATTTCACTATCAACACCTCTTGTTCCTCTATAGAAATAGATGGAAATTACATCTTCTGGTGTTGGTGGGGATGTGAAGTTAAAGTTGAAACTAGTACCACCAGCAAAGAAGTAATCTTTCTTGGGTACTTGAACAACACCATTAACAAAGATTAAGAGAACGGAATCCAGATCAATTTCTGCAGATCTTTGATCTGTGGGATCAGTTTGGAAACTGAGAGGATTGCCATTTAGGTTTAGTGGGAATCTTGTTCTTGACCCATCTTGCAGGCTCTTAATTGAATCGATATAGTCAATTTGTCCAAAGTTCCATGATGAGAATGTATCACTTATTACATTAAGAACTTCAATGGTAAATGGTTCATATGCAGTTCCCACACCAGCAGCTGTTACGATACCAATTGGTTTAAATACATCACCTCTTCTAAATCCAAATCCAGGATTGGTCAATGTAAAGTTACTAATTCCAAATAAAGTTGTTCCAATTCCAACTGAAGATGATGCACCAACCAAGCAATTTACTAATAGTCCTTTTCCAACTTCAGTAGTTGCTCCAAGTCCAAGTCTACTTACACCTTCAATTTCTAGTGATGAATATGATGGGTCAGAAACTTGAATTGTTGGATTTACATATCCATCTCCACCATCTACAACTGTAAATGACAGAGTTCCTCCAGCACCAACTGTTGCACTAATATTTGCAGCAGTTCCAGTATGGCCATCCTCATAAACTTCAACCTCTGCAGTATTGAAATAACCAGATCCAAAGTTCAATCCCTGATTAAACTTGGCGACTTCGCCACTTGGTACTCCAAATCTTCTGCTTGGAACGTAAGTATGAGCAAATCCAACCTTAAATACATCAACTTCAAACTGAGTTGGTGAAATAATTGTCTTGACATTGTAAGGATTGGCCACTTTAACACCAAACACAATGCCGTGATCATCGTAAATGTGATCAATGGTTGAAATGCCAACATTGGTAATGATTTGATTTGGTGCGGGAATACCAAATACTTTAAAGGTGTTACCCTGAGTTCCATCTGGGAAAATTGAAGTTGTAATGCCAATTCTGATCTTACCAGTACCAGAAACATATTCATGATCAATTGTAGAGATACCTACATTGGTTACAATTGTTGTTCCAGCACTTCCAGCATTAACATTAAAATAGAATCCTTGAGTACCATCAGGGAAAATAGTTGTGGTAACACCTGCATGAGGAGCTGCACATGAGAATTCAATGTCACGGAGCATTACCAGATCACCATCACTTAAACCATGATTGTCGATAGTTAGGATTGTACTGACACCAGTTGCTGCTGTATAATCAAAGTCATAGATTGCAATCTCATTACCATAGGCAAGGCAAGTCATTGCAATACCAGAGAGGTTGATTTGATCCCCAATTGCTAGGCCACTATGATTCTTCTTAGTGGTAATTGTGGAGAAACCAGTGGTCTTATCATATTCAAAATTACCAATCGCAAAAGGAATACCTCTAGGATCTGGGAATCTGGTAGTTGTAAATCCAGTTTCAACAACTCCACCAGAAACATAGGTGTGTGCAAATCCAACAGGAAGGGCATTAGTGACAAATGTAGTTGGGCCAACAACAGATTGTACGAGATAACTATCAGCATACTTAACCTTTCTCATAAATCCACGTCTATTTGCACTAACAAATGTGTGTGCAATAGTAGAAACACCAACATTGACTTCAAAACTAAATGGATCAAAAACATTTGTAACTTCAAATTCATCAACAACAGTATCTGGGAAGATTGTTGTAGTAACTCCAGCATGAGGAGCTGCACATGAGAATTCGAGACCAGTTAGTCTTACGATATCACCAGTAGAAACATTGTGGCTTCTTCTTGTAGTTACAAGTAGTGCTCCAGTTGACTCGGTGTAACCAGCAGCTGATATTGCTCTTTCGACACCAAGATCACTTGGGAATTTAGTTGTCGTGATTCCAACTTCAACTAAACCACCACTTTGATATGTGTGTGCGATGGTAGAAATACCAACATTAACGACAAATTCGGTATCACTGACTACAGAAGTTACTTCATTGAATATTCTTCCGTTAGTTCCATCTGGGAAGATTGTTGTGGTAACACCAAGGTGAGCCACGGCACATGAGAATTCAATATCCGATAGTCTAACAGTCATTCCGACATTCAGATCATGTGGAGCACTTGGTGTTATGTTTAGTGTTCCAGTTGTTTCATCATAAGTTGCATCAATAATTGAATATGTTGTATCAAAATCTCCTTTTGAGCATTCAAACTCAATATCTCTGAATTTGACTCTCATGTCCTTATTCAGATAGTGATCATCTGATGTTGTGACAGTCATGATTCCAGAAACATGATCATAATCAATAGCACTGATGCTAACCAGACTGTCATATCCACTGGTACAATCAAGATCAATGTCTCTCATGGAAACAAAATCATCATTAACTAAACCATGAGCCTCAAGAGTCGTTACTGTTGCGATTCCACTAACACCATCATAGACAAGGTTAGTGATTGTGCTATATGTACCAACAGTATCAACACCAACAATGTTTGTAATTGTTCCAGCACTATCAAGTTCGGCAATCACATTTGCCCCAATTAGAGGAGCAATTCCAGATCCTCCAGAAGCCGCATAAGAAACGATTATACCACCGTTTGGAACTTGGTTCTTGACAGCATCAAGATCGCTTGTATATGGATCACCAGTCAATAGTTTTACACCACTAAATTCAAGGTCTACGCTTTCTGCACCAGAATTAATTTCATAAACATTAGATGGGTTATTATCAGTTGATTGACCCTGATGAACACCATTAATGAATAGTAGGCCACTTCCACTGGCACTATCAAGACCAACTGGATAATTTCCACCACCTATGGTCAAGGAGAATGTTTTTGCAATTCCAGTAAAACTTGGTGAAATATCATCATAAAGTTCATTTGTTGAGTAATCTTGTCTCAAATAAACTCTTCCATTAAAATCAGATCTTGTGTATTCTAGATTTCTCTCATCTAATATAAAGTCAGAACCAGCACCTTTTGGAGTATCTACGAAGTGAATAGTGCTTTCTACAATGTTGTATGCACCTCTATGGACAACGGTTAATGTCCCATCAGTGTGATCAGTTTCTTCAGTACCAACAAACCCTCTTTGAACATTTACGAGATTGAATGTTCCGAGTCCAGATATTGGGCCACTTGAACTTGTACCAATTCCGACGTTGAGGATGTTCATATACTCATCATCAACTTCCAAGATATAGTCTGGAACTAGTGTGGAAATACCACTCAGTGGTATAAAAGATCTACCAATACCAATATCATCTCGAATTTCATATTCAACAAGAGTTCTAACAATTGGAGCCTGAACAACACCATCAAGAACAATTAATGACTTCTCAAGTTTCTTTGTAGTATCAATTAAATGATTATTTCCAACTCCAGTGTTTGTTGGTAAAATTCCAACTCCTCTTAGAGCAAAGTCCTTCTTAGTTGCTAATTTGATGTTGTTATTATCAACTCTAATTGCAAAGAGATTTTTTGGTAGAACATCAGTTGTAATACCAGAGAAGAATACTTGTCTTGAAGTGTTTGCCGTAGAAACAAGAGACATTGAAACTGCAATGCCCAATCTTTCAGAATAGTATGTACTTCCAACACCTACGGGAACGTTGTTTTCAACGGTAATTGAATTGATTCCAATAGATGTAATCGTACCAAAACCAGTTTCTGTCTGCAACTCTCTAATGGTATCGCCAATAGCCAAAACAGAAGTATTTGCTACTGATGTGATGACATTTGTACCATCAGAATTACCTATAAAGAATCTGAAAGATGAACCAATACTTACAATGGTTGCTCCAGAACCAACCCCTGGGCCAAAGAATTCATCATTAACTGATATTCCAGTAGTTGTATTGACAGATGAAACAATTTTTGAGTCAACAAAAATATCACCAGTTAGTTCTCCACCACCAGAAACAGTTGTTCCAATTCCAATAGCCTCTGAATTGATACCAATAATTGTTGATCCAGGTTCATAAACAATCTCTTGACCACTATTCAAGAAGTGACTTTCGATGAAAATATTTCCACTTGCAATATCAAATACTGTGGAGTTTTGTGGATTAAATCTTCTTGCAAAGATTGGGAATCCTTCATATTTTAGTTCAAAACTTGTTCTATCTTTTGGAGTATACCTTGATTGAACAACTTCCTCGATTACCGTACCAAATCCATATTCATTAATGGAATTGATGTTAGTATCTTGATCAGAATATAGAATTTCACTAAATTCTTCAATTCTAATAGAATCTCCATTATATGAGGGATCAGGATTAAATAGCAATTTCACAAATTTACCATCATGTACAGAGCTAAATGTACCCAAACCGACACTAGTGTTTATTCCAAGTTGAGGATATTCAACCACAAAACTTTCTATTGTACCAAAATCTTGAGTCATTAGAACCTGACTCAAAGATTGAGTATTTCCAGAAGATACTCTTACAATAGATTTAGCTAGACGATCTGATAGAGTCGCAATACCAACAACGGTTATTCCATATCCAGCAATAGTTTCTTCAATTACATTGGATTCTATTCTAGCCGTTCTTTCAGAACCATCTTGCTGAGTTTCTAGTTTAAAGAATGTTGATCTTAATCCAACGTTTGTATCATTGAATACAACAGCACTTGTTTTTACACGGGCATTATTTTGTTGATTATTTGTAAACGTTAGTGACATAACGCCACTACCATTAATCTCAACACCGAAAGTACCAATGGGGTTAAATGATAATAGTCTATCAGTGGTGTTGAATCCGTATTCGGCTATATAACCATTGACATCATCATGGAGAATAGATACTTCAGCATAATCTCTTTCAGATGTTACTATATTCGTAACTTCAACATATGCAAATATTGAATTATTATTGCCAATATTAACACGAATTAAGTTTTTCTTTTCACCAGGAGATCCATTAAAGTTTAAAGTTCTTCCCCATAATGTAGTATCTCCAAGAACAACAGATCCAATGCCAGAATTTCTGGAATCAAATAGTTGTCTAAAGGCCTTAATATCATAGATCTTATCAACATTTGATGGCGTAAATCTTAGAGCCATATTGCCACTTAATTCATCATATACCCCAGAAATATCACCTAAAGTTTCTTTTTCTTCATCTAATGTAACAGCCAATTGTGGATTTGACTTAATATTTGATTTTAGTAGGGTAAATGAATTATTTGATCCATCGGGAAGAACCACCAATTCATAAACCTCGTATGAAGTCACATCTAAAACATCTGTAACAATAACAGTAAATCTACAATACCCAGTTCCTCCTGGATATGTGATAATATCTTTATATCCACCAACAACATTCTCAGCATTAATAAAGTCAGAACTAATGTCATCAATAGAAAGAACTCTATTAGTCTTACATTCAATGTAATTTGTTAATTTCTTAGTTCCAAATTTTATAGAGTTTGTTGCAACTTGAGATAGATTTGTCTGATTTTGATCAACATCTGTATCAACAGCAAAATCAAAATTGTTTGCTGTGGTGACATCAGATTCACTGAAGACATCAATAACTAATGATTGGCCACCTTCTTCGATAAAATTGGTTGATGCAACAGCAACAGATTTGATCTCAGTATCTGCAAAGTTTTTGGTTCCAGCAATATGAGCCAATCTATTAACTGGATCAATAAGATCTCTATATTCAATTGGACTTTGAATTGAATATGCCAATCTTTGATAGTAATCATTATCTGCAATTACCTGTGTATCATCATTTAAGAATCCTCTATTTGATAACCAACCAAAGTTGATAGTTGATCCATATCCAATGTTATAATATCCATCAAATTCGATGATATTCTCAATAGTACCTTTATTACCAGATACTTCACCGATTATAACATCATTTACTTTTAACTTATATTCACCTCTAGTCTTAAAGGTGGTTCCCTCGCTCTTAGTTACAAATAGATCCGTTTTAATGATTCCAGATATTGTTTGAACAAGAATTCTTTCATTTAGAATAAAATCTCCATTCTCAAGAGTTACATTAAATGTGGGATAACTTTCTTTCTTAACAATAGATCCAAAACTTACATTTGTTACTGCAACTCCAGGCCCAGTTGAAATTCCAGACAAATCAATTGTAACCGTGGATGGATTTATTCCACCATTGAAAGAGGAAACTCTGAAGAATTTAAATTCATAGTCTTTTGAGTTGAATCCCAGTCCTTCTCCAGTGTATTCTTGAATACCATCAACAAATACTTCATCTCCAGCTTTAAGTGGATTCACTGTCCACCCTAGAGTGGGAGTTACAACAGTAAATGTGACAATACCAGTAAATACACTATCTGCAGAAATAATGCTCAACCCATTATCATTGATAAGTGAATATACACTATGTCCGACTCCAGACAATCCAGTGCCTGGATCTAAAATTTCAACAGATTCGATGGATCCCGAATTAATTGTAGGCAATAAGTATACATTATCAATAGATTTTCCTGTTACTGAATTAACAAGCACCAAGTTTGGAGCCGTAATGAAGTTTTTACCACCAAATACAGGAAGTACTGATTTTACCTTTTTAATACTCTTTAGATCATAATAAGTTGGAATATCTGCTACTGGTTTTAGTGTCTTATCTACTGAAAAGTCAAATCCAGGTTTTCTAATTTCAAATGCATTGGCAGTACCAATTTTTGTAGATCTAACAATCAAGTTTGCATCTCTACCAAATTCAGTTGTTATTGTAGAAATTCCAGGTAGCACATTATATTTAAATCCTTCAGAAATAATTCTTGTTTTTGATATTCCACCAAGAGCTGTTTTTGATCTTGTGGAATATGTTAAAAAGTCACATTCTGATTGTGTATATGAATCTTTCTCTGGATTTGAATTAATATCAACTAAGAATGTATTTGATGTAACTCCAACAACTTTTGTTGAACCCGAGAATATGCTATTTGTGTATAGAATTCTAGTGTAGTTCTTAGTAAATGTATCAGGATCAATTGCGGAATTTGTTCCCTTTTCTACATTGTAGAATAAATTATTTGGTATATAATCATTAAAATTAATCGTCAAATATGCGGATGATCCAGAACCTACTGTTCCACTTTGCTGAACTTCAAAAGTAGTTGATTGCCCAGTTCCAACAAGTCCATTTCTATAATCATTATCATAGTAAATCTTGAAGTTGTATCCTGATAGAGATGTATCTGACAGATCAAATACTAAATTATTATTTCTGTAAACAGTAATTTCAGGATTTACCTTAGAAATTGTATGAGAGGTTCCACCAATAGATGTAAATTCAATTAGATTTAGTGTATCTCCACTAATATCGTTTAGAGTTTCGGCTAATGAGAATGTATCTGGATCATTTGAATATACAAAATATTTACCAGTTTCTATGCCACCAGGAAGTTCATCGGCATTGTAAAATACCAGATCACCAGTAACAAATCCATGATCATCTATTAATATTCTAGAACTTGACAATCCAACAGAAGTTGATCCAAATCCAACTGGATTGATTAAAATATTTTGAATGGATTCTTCAAACTTAACAATAACATTAGAACTAGTTCCAATTCCAACAGATAGATTTGGTTTTACAACAAGATCAATCCTATCATCTTCTTGCAATCCATGAGTTGATGCGGTTGAAACCCTAGCAGTAAGTCTCTGAACCTTACCAGTAACTTTATTATTGAGTGAAGTTATATAATATTGATAATTTGAAGAATCAACATTATCGAAGAACAATTCTGTAGAATGTAATGTTGTCTTAATTCCAATTATATTCTTACCTTTGTTTACAGCATAAACAATCTGGCTATCACCAGACTCTGGCAGGCTAAAGGTAGAACCAGCACTTACGGTAGAAACTGACAGTGGATTTGCGCCAGAAGGCACTACAATTTTTATTCTTTGATTGTCTTGATACTGATGATCCTCAAGATAAATTGATTGTGATGGGATAGATCTAAATGTTGTTACACCAAGAATAGTGTAATCTCTATATGTTGATACACCAACTTCTGTACCAAAACCTACAGCTTCAATTGGATTGAAATAATATACATCATCCGCTCTTGAATCAAATTTATCGCCAGGAAAATCAACAATAATAATATTGGATTTTGCTGTTAGAGCAGCACCAACAGTATGTCCAATTCCAGAAGTTCCTCTTACTAGTCTTAGAGCCCCAATAAAGTTGCTAAAAATATTCTTTGGTTTGAATACATTTAATACAGTTAATGTCTCATCATTAATAAGAATCTCTGTGTTTGGTCTCAGATATTCTGGCACAGAATCTATTGAAATATCAGTGGTCATTCCACCAACAGCCTCTGGTGGCATTTCTTGTAGCATCTTTAATTGATCTACAATAACACCAATTTTTCTATTTCCAGCTAAACCACTAATATACGTTGATAATCCAGTTATATTGACCCTATTTCCAGGCTGTAAATCATGATATGTTGAGATATATCCAGCAATTTGTGATCCATTTATTCTTTGGAAAACAAATTCATCATAAGTAAGAAAATCTTTTTCAATACTATCAATATTCTTTCCAATTACTTCTAAAACTTCAGCAGCAGCTGCACCACCATCCGTACCCTCATTATCAAATACAATATTATCACCAACCTTGTAGTTTTCACCAGATTCTACAATTACAACATCCTCAATTCCACCAGATTGTTTTGATGAAACTACGATTTCCTGAAGGTCATAATCATAAGGTTCTGTAATGAAATCGTAATTTGCACCATCCTCACTTACGTTGTATGGGAAAGTATTTCTTATTACCTGATTTGCATTGAAGTTAAAGTCTTGAGTGATAGAGAAGGATGATCCTGCCAGATTTTCTGAAATTATGTCAGATCTATAAGTATTTCCAATAAAATATGGGAATTGTGAAACCAAATCTCCAGTTACGGGATCATTGATAATAGTGGCATAATACGCATAAACACCTTTAGGAAATTCTGGAGTTTTAGCGAATCTTCCATTATGAACATCCAAATCTCCAGAAGATTTAAATGTATAATCTTCAACGAAAGTTCCTGATGGGAATCCAGATGGTCTATTTTCAACTTGGCTAATATCCAGTTCGTATCCAGAACTTAGTAATTTGATTGTGGAAAGTGAATTATTTGGTTCACTATATGCATATGAACCATAAATTGGATTTCCATCATAAGCCCATCCAATCAGTGGTGAGTGTGCAACTGGATTTGTGTCGGAGAAGTCGGATGCTAATTTTTCACCATATCCAACAACAGAATATTGTAGTCCAGACTCACCTTTATCTAGAACTGTCTCACCAGCATAATCATTGAATCTGTTTCTATTGTTTAATGTTAGACTTCTGAGACTTGCACTTAAAAATGCTCCAGAACCTCTTGATACTGGCTCAATAGTGGTATCATCTGTAGTATAATTGTTTCCCTTGTTAATTACCCTAACATCTATAACATTTCCATTTGCATTCGTTATTGCCCTAGCAATAGCTCCAGATCCAGTTGAACTCTTGATTGAAATATCTGGTGGTGAAAAATATCCTGTACCAGTCTTTGTTACTAATACATCTGCTAGTTTACCATCATCAATAACTGGGAAGAACTCAGCTCCATCGCCAGTAATAATTTCTGCTATTGGTTTTTTATGGAAATTTAAAATCGTTGTCCCATATGATCTTCCTTTTTCATACATTAGGACATCTTCCAATTGTCCCTTTACAATTGGAGTTGCTGTTATTACCCCAACAGTATTTGCAATTGAAACGCTTATATTTACTTCAATTGGTTGATAATTAAAAATATGTAGACCTGTTCCAATGCCACTTATCTTTTCAGTTAAACCTCTATCATAATTTGCTGTACTTGTTCCACCAATACCAGCATCTGATAATCTGAATGTATTATCATCAATTTTAGTAACATAATATTGATTTGCTGTTGATATTCCAGTAATTGGAGTTCCAGTAGATGTGTATGTTATTAACTCTCCAGTCTGATATCCATGATTCTCAAAATTAAAAGTATTATTTACAGTTGATATTCCTGTTGTTTTGATTACTACCTGTCTATTAGTATAACCAAAACCCTCATTTAGGACATTGACGCCAGTAAGTTTTTTCTGGGCTGTCAATAAGGTAAACTTATGGAAACCACCACTGATACTTCCCGTACTAAATCCTACGGTATTGATACCAGAGTTAAAATCTGATATTGTATCATATAATCTAAATGATGTTGGATCTAAAACTTCAGCATAGTATACACCACCAGTCTCAAGGAAATTTCCAGTTAAATTTGTTTGTCCAAATCCAGTAATTGGTAGTGATGGGTTTCCATTTGGATTGTATACGATTGGCTCACCATTTTTGAAGTGGTGGTTATTAGTGGATCTAATCTTATCATCATAAACAAAGACTCCACCACCATCGCTGGCATATTTTGCATTAAATCCTACTTCCCTATAAGTATCAATAAGAATTGGTTCTACTTCTGCACCAAATCCATTTCCACCAGTGATTGATATATTATCGACACCATTAAGTCCAAATTCTTGGGGATCGATTAGAATATCCTTTAGTGTACCTACTAATACTGCTTTAGCTTCTGCTGTTATACCTCCAGTAGCACTTGGACTTGAAATATTTACTTTTGGTGGATTTACAACATCATATCCATCACCATTATTAAAAACGGTAATTTTACTCAAAGGACCATAATATATCTTATCGTCAATCTTGTAGTTTGAAATTTCAACACCATTTTTCAACATTCCAATGGAGCCAGGAACTGTCTTGGTTTCTCCAGCAGAATCCAAAGATCTGGTTATTGGAAATCTCTTTAGGATCTTTTGTGGTGATATTTTTTTACCAGACTGTTCGGATAGTGTAAAAATGTGACTGCCAAGATTTCCATCAAGAGGAACATTAATTTTAATATTTTCTCCTGCTTCAATAAATGATCTTGCAACAAAAATTTTAATTTTGTTCGTTGATGATTGAACCTCTACAAAATAACTTCTACCAAAAGATAGTCCAGAAATTGGTTCAGTGGCAGTTCCTGCAGTATAAACTACTTCATCACCAGTTGTAAATGGTACTGTATCACTAAAAGATATGATATTATAATTGCCACTAACATTATCAAAGTCTTGAATAGTTCCAGAACCTAAACTAGCCTGAGGTATGGTTGATTTAATTGTTTCAATATCAATATTATAATCTGGTAACGAATTTGATGCCACATAAAGATTTTCTTCATCTTTAGTGATGTATGTGTTTAGAACATTAGATACTATAGTATCATTGCCATATTCCAGTTCAATTCCAGTACTGGATGCCTTCACAACTATTCTTCTAATATCATATCCAATACCTTGATCCAAATCGGTAATTCCAGAACCAAATAGAATTACTTCATTATCTCCAGAGATGGAAACAGTAGCCTGACTAACAACTACATCACCATTTCCTCTGTTTACAATTTCTACAATATCACCTTCATTCAAATATGCCTTGTCAATAGTATGCTCAAGAACAAATGTTGAACCTGTAAAACTACTAATTCTTAAGCTAGAGGCAGTATTATACTTCCAGGAGTTTGCGAGGATTTGTTGGAATGTCTTATTGCTTGCTGGGTTTATAATTTTTCTACCAACAGTTTTTGTTCTATAAACTTCTCCAATATCAGCATTGTAAATGACATCATCAGTATCAAATTCACCGATGACTCCAGTTAGTCTAAGCTCAACCTTTGATCCATCTACTTTTGAATATCCATATACAATATCATTTGTTCTGACATCTGTAGTAGAAGGAATATTTTGTGTTATACCAGAACAATTTAAAAATTGATTTACTGTTTTATCAGTATATGTAATAATATTATTTCCAACTACAATAAGCCCACTCTTGGAGAATCCAATTGTACTATCGACTGTAATTACAGTTGACCCTGCATAGACATCACCAATACATTTGGTGTGTGGTGTAATTGAAAATGTTCCATTAAATCCAGGAGATGGATTTCTATATCTTTGGAATAGATATATGTTATAATATGACTTATCACCTCTAGAAACAAATTCAACTTCAGAAATTGGTGCGGATGCCCCATTTATTTCTGGATTATTTGCATTTGAATCTTGATATAGAGTTTGTCCAGATAATTGAAGTGGATCACCACTACCAATGTTTTCTACAACCAAGAATAATCTTCTTCTAAAAGAAGCCTCTGATGGCTCAAATAGGAAATCTGACTGCTTTTTGACTCTGGAATTTTTTCCAAATAAAGCAGACATTAAGATGTTGAAGGATTCTGAAGTTCCTTTCGATTGATAGAAGGATCTTAGATTCTTTACAAAGTTATTAACATTCAGATCAGTGTCAAAGTCCTCATCTTCAAATCCAGGTGCATATAAAACTTTTAGATTTCTGAAAAATTCACGGAGGAAAACTACACTTAGATTTGAAACTGTCTGCTCAGTCTTATGTGATTGAGCTGATGTGGATGAGAATAAAACCTCCCCATCAGAATATCCAGAAATTCCACTGAATCCACGAACACATCCAGTAAAACTATTGGTCGTAATTCCAGTATAGTAAATGATCTCATCATTTACCTTGAACAATCCATCAGTATTTGGATACCCTTTTGTGGATTGAACGTAAATTGTTGTATCGCTTGAAGAAATGGACTGTGTTGTTGTGGTAATTCCACTGACAACTTCTGGTGTCAAGTTATCAAACTTTAGATATTGATCTAAATTATCAATAATATCACTAGGAGAGCCTTGACTTTCCTGTGACGTATAGTATTGCTTTAGAAAGGAAATTGCCTTGGGGTTCTCAATTGAAACATATGATGGTAATTGACCCTGTACAATTTGATTTACTTTAACTCTTGTATCAATTCCTGTCTCGATCATTTTACCTAGTTAGATTTCCGTTTGAATAACTTGAAGTGACTGGGAATCCAATTCCCGAAATCTGCTCACCAGAACTAATAGTGTCCTTCACCATATTTATGGTGCTTTTTCCAATTGATAATTCGACATATAGATTGGTTAATCCAATGACATCATTACTTTCTGGGAAGGCTTGAACTTCAATAATACCCGACCCAATTTCGGTATTGGTGATGTTTGCACTATAGATGTTCACCTCGCCAGTCACATAATCAACATATCCTGCATCTTGAACAACAATCTGGGACACTCCATTGTCATCAATGGATATAAAGGATATGACACCAGTCAACATGTCTGCATTGGGGGTATCAGTCATATAAAGAGTTTCACTAAAACCGCTGATATTAAATCCAGTCGATTTTATGTTAGCTCCACTTGCAACAACGTGGAATCTATTACCAAAACAAAGTTCGTATTGTGATGGTCTATTGAGAATAGTTTTTAGGTCTCTTCTAATTTTTACCTTTGTGATATTAGATGTAATGGCTGTACTGGTGGAGTCAATAACCTTGAGCAATTTACTATACTTAAATCTACCTCCAAAATTGTTTAAATCTTCAGAAGAGGCAAAATCACTCAATGTTGACGAAACTGCAGATTTTAGATCTTCAATACTTGAAACTTTACTGTTGTTATAGTAAACAAAACAATCAAGTTCAATGGAAAGAACTTCCAAGTCAACAATAGTTTGCTTAATACCAGCAACAGAGTAATCCTTTAGTCTATTCAGAATTACGTTTTTGTTGAAATCTGATACAAAGTAACCATTTTTTGGTTTAATACTAATCACAACTTCTCCAAATTTTGGTGGTGTCATTTCTTCTCCACCAACAACGGATACTGATGAGGCTTCTGGGAAAATTTGTTTTACAATAGTTTCATAATCGCTAGCCGTAACCGCCCTGTACTGCGATGCATACGTCGCAGGTGCAAAGTACTTAATAGACTGTAAAGACTCGATCTCAGCGCCTCCTTGCGCCTTCTGATCGGTTGTTACGTTGATAGTTGTGCTTGGTGATATTCTCTCGTTCTCGGATCCTCTTAAAACACCAGAGAAACTGAAATTCGTGACACCATTACCTTCGATTCCATCGGTAACAATGAATGTTGATACAATCTGACCACCAGTTTCTAGTTTTTTGCCAATAATTCCATCACCAAACAATAATTCATACTTTTCATCCTTAACTTCTTGTAAAAAGTAGATCTCTGATTGTGATGTTACACTAATAAGACTACTTGATCTGAGATATTCGTTTCCTGATGAAGTATCATTGGGTCCTTTGACTCTGACCCTTAAAGTATCCGTGTCAACATAAGAATTATCAATAATAAATCTTTGATCCAGAGATGCATCAACGTTAAATTTCTTACTTGCATAAGATCCCTGATAAATTTCAACATCAGAGAAGGTGGCCGTTCTTGCACCGTTCTGATTATCTAATGGATCATCAAGTGGAGAGATTGTTGTAATATCTTCTGGTATTGAAAATACAAAACTAGTGTTTTTTGTGGAACCAACACAAACAAGACCAGCTTTAAGAGTTACGGTTTGTGTGGATCCAACGAAACTTACCGAAAATGAAATTTTAGCTCTTGATGCCGTTCTGGATTTCGGTAGATATCCAATATTTCTAGCTAATGAGACAACATTCTCCCTTAAAGCGGCAGATTCAAGAAATGATTCATTCACCACCATGTTTGCATTGAATGCATTGATGTAGGTGTTATATGCAAGAGTATCAATCAGAACAGAGAAGTTTGAACCCTCAAAGTCAAAGTCGGTAAAATCGGAATTTGCCCTTAAATATTCCTTAATTTGATCTCTAATCTGATCAAAATCTAAATTTGCGTATTTTGTGAATGGCATTATCTTGTTGCCTCTAGAATAAACGTGAACTCTTGTGCTGGAACATCTAATCCTACAACATCATAAGCAACTACACACTCAAACTCATTTAAATCTGGTAGTGGTCTTACGTTTACAACAACATTATCAACTCTTGGTTCAAATCTTTCAATAACATCCCTTACTTGTTCCTGAATTAATGTGGAACTACCAAAATCAACGAATTCAAACAACAATTCACCAATGGGTGAACCTAGTTCTGGTTGAAAAAACCTCTCATTAAAGTGAGTCTGGACTAAATTACGAACGGCTCTCTGAATAGCCCTCTCATTTTTTAGAATTGGAAGGTCTTTAGTGACAGGATGAGGCTCAAAAGACAAGGAAATGTCCTTAAATGCCCTTGAAACTCTCTTTACAGCCATCTATCGACCTTGAACTTTATGTATTTATAGGCAATCCAGATAAAATCCCTTTCTTAGATAATCTGGATCATCAATAAAAACTAGATTTTCATTTTTTTCGACTCTTTCGTCTTTCCAAACTGGTATTGCAACCGAATTTCCGTACCTGAAGTCTGGATTTTGACGAAAATGTACCTCAATTAGATGATCACCGATGAATTCACAATTAATCCACTCATATTCACCGACCAAATTATCTAAAATTGAAGGAAATTTTACTTTTTTGTCAATCTTAGTCCATTTTTTCCACTTGTAAAGAGGGTCCGATGCACCTCTTTCACCAAGAACGACTAATTTTGACTTTTTGTGATGATAATCCACACTCATATGTGGGCCTTCAAAGATTTCACACCAAAATTCTGCGGGATGAAAGTGATCGGTTGACTCTTGTATGGTTTCTATCCGAGAAAAGCGACCCATCCCTAAGAGGTTCATACTGGGTCGAACGATATAATCCCCAGAAAATGGAACAGGCACCCCTGTAGGTCCACAGAGATGCCTTAGACGTTGATTTAAAATTAACTTGTTATAGACCCAAAGATCTTGTGGATGTATTTGATTCCATTCATCTTTGGGTTCTATAATCATTTCTTCTTTTTCCTCTTTTTGGGTGCGGCGCTCGATTTGAAACGCTTATCGGGGCGAGACTTCCCGCCCTTATGTACCCATCTATAAGATGATTTAGCCATCAGCGACCCTGACCACGATAAGGCTTACGAGCCGAGTTACGGGACGACGGCGCGTATTTTGTGTTCGCTGAACATCCCTGACGAGTTTTTTTGGGTTTGCCAGGTTGGAAATTAGTCTTGTTTAGACCGACTTTTGCACGTACTGCCATAATTAATTCACTCCTCTAGTAGTTGCTTCATTTCGTGACGGAAATTTCCAGGATTCAATGTGGGATCCTGAGTCATATAGTACTCATGGGCGTACCATTCCATTTGATCCATGAACTCTTGTTCCGTGAGTTCTTCGTGGACAAGTTCTTGCCCACGGTAGATATTATAGTAGTGATTCTTTTTCTTAGCCATTTGCATGTACCTCAGATAACACGAGTCTTTTCGTGACCAACCCTGATACGGGGATCACACCAAATCTCATATCCTGCTTCCTTTGCATCCAGACAGAAGGAGACATCCTCTCCACACATGTCCTGTACATCACCACTCTCAAAAACTTGCATCTTCGGTGCAAACCATGGATACTTCATCTCATTATTCTCAAACACTCCGTGCTTGATAAGGATCCATCCGAAGCCTGCATAGTCAACCGTGAATGGTTTACGACGATTCTTCATCGTCTCCAGAGTCTCATGATTCATGACTCCACCGTTCTTCGCAAAGTCATCCTCCTCTAGCCAGTGTGCCACAGAGGTTGTCCGACCATCCTCGGTGCAGTACCATCCACTTGCAATGTCCTGATCCATCAGTACCAACTGATAGAACTTCTCCGTGTTAAACACAATATCACTATCAATCCATAACTGATAATCATACTTTAGTTTACCATCCCAGGGAATCTGATCTGGGCCCCTCAGTACATTCGCTCCGAGACACTTGCACCGTGCAAAGTTTACCATCGAAGAATAATCCTGTGAAATCTGAATCGCTGCTCCAGATTGTACCAGATCAAAACACAGTTGTACAAAATTCTTAAGATACGTATATGATACTCCCCTCCCTGGTAGACAGAAGACAATCGTCTTCCCCTTTACCATCTCACGGGCTTTCTCATAATCCCACTCTTCGGTTGTTGTTTTCGCTGCGGGTGGTTTCGCTTTAATCGTAAATCCTTTCGCCATAGTTGGAATGATGAACTCAGTTATTCTAACGTATTATATAGTGGCTGTCAATCTATCGTCTCACACGTTTCGATGACAAGATCATTGCCATCTAGAGACGCTGAGAGGCACGTCCCGTCGTACCATCCCATATCGTTCACAAGATACTCGGGAAGTAATATCATATATTCATGAGTTACTGGATCGACCTCTACGGTTAGGTAAATTGGCCCAGAATTTTTTTTCATATCAGTGTTTTCGTTCTTGGAATTATATATGGGGTGGGGGTTTTTGAAAAAGTAGTACACGTAACATAAAGCCCTCTTGGGTAACACTTTATAGATTAGGGGATCCTTCCCATTTTAAACAAGGGGGGGCCATCGCCGCCTTAATTAACACAAACCGCGCCGCCAATAACTGTCAAATAACGACGCAACTTGTGTGTGGTTGATGATGCCTAGGCTGTGCCTCAGACTGTCTGTAATGCCCTCCTAATATCCCTCTTTATGTTCTTTAAAGCCCTCTGATCTGAGACTGTCTTAGCGGTCGTAATTACCGCTCCTGTGTGATGCTTCCAAACGCGATGTTTCTTCTCTCTTATCAAGCTGAATTCTGCTGCTGTCATCATCTCTGTGACAAGCTTGTCGAATTTCATAATGAAACTGTTTGGTAAGTTAAGTATCACTCAAAGGTGGGAAGATTATCGATTGCTTCCTGCCGATATTTGTCGGCATAGCATCCAGCGAAGAATGCAGCTTCAGGTGGGAACTGTTGACCCAAGGGGCGCTGTTCGTCTGTCTGAATGTTACGCTCAACCCAACGAATCTGTTGGGTTTCGATATCACTGCACATGGAGAAGATTGCCATGAGTTGTTGTGAATTAAGAACGAAAGAGTAAGTGTGAATCAGACCAGCAGATCTGCAGTGGTGAGAGCACCAAGCCGCATTCCAGAACGAAACTCAGTGGTGAAGAATTCGGTCCCGTTGTAGAGACGAATGAACCACTCAAAGTTTTTTTGGAATACACACTCGCCAGAGATTCCGTGCTCGGAGAGAATAGCATTGAGACGGGATTTGGTGGTGTTAGATTGCCAACCACCATCGTAAAGCTTGATGCCGTTGCTATCAACTTCGGCAATCAGATTACCATGGAGATAGACACTGGAGAGATCACCAGTTGTGAACACTGAAGTGTTAGATGAAGTCCAATCGATGCCATCGGTGATAGCTTTGTTCATTTGCTGTTCGATCTTACGAATGGTTCTGTACCTTAGTGAAGTGAATTGGGTGGTTTCCCTCCCATGTGGCCAATATAGGGCCTAGAGGGAGGGTTTGGGTCAGATGGTGGACAGCTCAGCGATTGTACCCGTACTGGCGGGCGTCCCGCTGATACCGACGACGATCATAATCCTCAGCGGTAAAGAAGTCGTCAAAGTCGCCACCTTCCATGTCGTTGGCATAGTTGGCGGGTGCTTCGGTGCGACCACGAATGGCAGCGAAGGAGAAGCGGTCGAAGTTAGGTGTTTTGTTCATGTGGCTATTGTAGGGCCTGGTGGGTCGTTGTGAAGGGTAGAGTGGCCGGTTCCTCAACCGAACACCACGTCGGCAATGGCGGTGACGCCATCCACCCATTCCCAACGGGTGATCTGCTCAGTGGCAGGCACGGCACGATCCATGTCGTGCTTCCGCTGCAATGCCACAGCGTATTCCTGATCTTCCCCGTAGGGTCCGACGTGATCAACTTTGGTCACAGTGCCACTGAAAGTGGTCCAGGTGCGACGGATGTAGAAGGAGGATTCGTAGAGGTTTGTTTTTTTCATGCCTTAAGCATGGCACAGATTCCCGTTTTCTGCTGTATCGGTTGATACCGTTTTGGAAATCCAGTTGGCGAACCGGCCCCTGGCATTTCTCTTTATGAACTCTCCTGCATTTTGTCCCCATAAGTTACACTTACTTCATCTTGTTGTAGTAACTCAGGATAATAATCTTCCACTTCAGCAATAAGTTCTTCTACGGTATAATTATCAAGATTTGCGTCAATCGTATCATATACAAACTGTTCCATAGTTTTCCAATCCATACCATCAACAATCATGTTAATGTATGCTTCCTGAAGCTGGTCGCGGTCGATGATGTTGTAGGTCTCAGTCATGGAGTTGTTGTTAGTTTGTTGTTTGTGAGTTGTGATCAATAATCGATGTTGGAGTTGATGTAATCTTCTACATCAAATTTGTTCTCCTTTTCTTCCCATTCCTCCTTGTAATCGATCACATCAAAGATTTCACCTTGGGAATCATTGATTTCAGACCAGAGTTCATCAAACATGTGGAAATTTCTCAACTGTGACTACAATACACGATTTTGAGCACTGTGCTCATTTATTGTGCCACTAAAACATGTGGCACATATTGTTATCAATCAGAGGCAACCGTTTTCATCAAGCTTACCCCACTGAGCTACATTGCCATAAACTCCAAAATAATAACGATTGATGCTAACACCGAAACGCTCATCTCCAACGGTAGCATCACAATCCTTACGAAGATCCAGACCAAAGTAGAACCAGTCTGAAATCTGATGAGGAGTTGAGAATTTAACCCGACGCAGTTGTTGATACATTTCACCCAGAATCACGGCCGTGATTGCACCAATGACCATGAAATTGTTCAGGAGTTCTTGATAGTCATACTCCATCACATCATCAACGAAATTGATAGTTTGTGCGAACATGGTTTGAATTAGTTTGTGGAAAGATTTGTGGTGGAAAATGTTACTTTCCCGACCCACAAAACAACAATACCCCATCACCAGAGGCAATGGGGCAATTAGTGGACAGTTTGAGAATTGGCCTAGGGCCCAGGATATCCTGGAGGCCAATCCACGAACTGTCACAGGGTGACTTGATTAATATTTTAAAAGATATATTCTGTCTTATTACTAATACTTACAGACAAATCTTCATCTCCTTCAAGACCCAAAAGCTTTGCCCATTCTTCATCACTATCTGGAAGCTCTAGGTCATCATAAACATACATGTCTAATGTTACCTGTACGTGACGTTTTTGTGCAACAGACATTACGTGTGCCATGTGTGTGTGTTAATCTCGATGTGTATTATATCATGCGTAATGACGATATGCAAGCTCTACGAGATCGCATGTGTTATGTGCATAATCCTCGTCGAGATCATGTGCATACGTGTCAATCTCGTCGAGACACTCGTAATGTGACTCAATGATGTGATCTAGTGCGAAATCGTCGTACATGTGAATCTAGTCGAGATGTTTGTGTACTTGATAATTATAGCACTATATATGCGATTCTAGTCGAGATGTGTGATAAGTGTTCATAATCTAGTCGAGATCCCTGGTAGAAATTTCTGATAAATCTGGGGGTTGACAAAGACTCTCTCCTGTGTTATGACGGGCTTTACTTGCAGTGGCCCCGCACATTTCAGAACATTCTTAGGCACATTCTCAGGCACATTCTCAAAGGTTTCTACACACATTTCCAAAGGGTATTATTGGATAGTATCTAGAGAATTATTCTCAATAAGATAACATTTCCAGCCATGTTTTTTTACCTATTTTTAATATATGTGGAAATGCTAATCTTTAGGCTTTTTCTTACAATTACACTGATGTTTATACATCCAGGTATAAGGTCTCCAATGGTATTTGGGAGGAGTTACATTGCAGTATTTGCAATGAATTTCATTAGTTGTTGTCATGGTGTATTAGGTAAGACTAATCACCACTTATCTATGGGACATTTGGCTGCATACAATTTAGTTTTGAGTTTCATATTACAACCACATTTCTGACATCTATCATGTTGTTTCTGATAGTACTCACACTGATCACATGTTTCTAATCTTTCCTTGACTAATTGTTCTTTTAGAAAGAGAGACTTATCCAATTGTTTAACGACATCATTAGTTGTCTGTAGTAATGATTTAAAAGAAGTTCTCCACTGTTCGTATCTTTCTTTTGGATTTGGTTTCATGATGTGATTATGAGTTGTTTATGTATAATAAAAAAGACCCCATTATTGGGGCCAGAGTTCTAATTGACTGAATTGGAGATGATCATCACAGGAATCATCATTTTGTAAATCAATCATATCCGTATCGGTATGAGTGATGAGTTGATTGAAGAGAAAATCGATGAATTGGTGATCTTCTTGAGTGAACATGTTAGTTTACTGAACCTTCAGGGATTTTGACTTCCATGACATTATTGGTGGTATAAGGATTCGGGCGAATGTCATGACACACCCAACCTTCGGATGTATAGTGATAGGTATACTCTGCCCCATAGTTATCATCTGCGGCTTGGAGAAACTCATTCAAATCCTTATAGAGTTGTGGTTGATTTGATTCAATAGATTCACCACGGCTTGTGTAGTGTAAGGGACCAGATTCGGGAAGAGTTTCATTCTTCCAACCCGCATTCGTCCAGGTGCAAGACATATCACCACCATCGATCAGTTTGTTAACCTTATCGGTGGTATTGTAATGATCACGAAGAATGCGACCATTGTACTCGGGATAGCCATCGTAGTGGCAGTAGACACCGAGGATAGAACCATCCTTGAGTTGTTTGCCGATCAGTGAACGAGTGCCCATGTGTTTGTTTGAACTGAAGTTATTATAGGGTAGAAAGGGAGTCAGCAGACGCCCTGCTGTGCCAGTTCCTCAACAGGCACATGTCATGGCAGAATTGAACAGTTGTGCATCAGTGTGCATGTCGGTCACTTCGTAACCATAACCTTCCACACGGGAATCAACCTCACGCTCAAAATCACGCTTCAAAATATAGCTCTTAGACTGAGATTGTCCCATGAAAGTTACAGTCTTGAGCATATAACGGGTGCTGATCTCACCATCGGCATATTTGACGGGATAGAAGTCAACAACCATGTTGGCAGATTTGGAAGTCAGTTGCATGTGGTGGTGTTCCTCTCAACATGGCTAATATACACGAGATCAGGGGTCTGTGCCATCACCCTGTGCCACTTCGCAAACTGGTTTCAGAAGCGACTCCTGGCGGTCCAGTTCATACCAGACTGAGACTAGCCTTTGATTGATAAAACCTTCCCAATCATTTCCCCTCATCAAATTTTGAATATTCTCAATTTGTTGTTTAGCCATGATCAGTTTCTCTAACTTAGTCACAGATAACGCTCCATGTATTCATCAAGTGTGAAATATTCATCAGTTGAAGTTTCTTCAATCAATTGTTCTACCGTCAGTTTCTCCATACTTTCACGAAACTCTTCGGGAGTGGGATCATTTTCGGGGTCAAAGTCATCATGACATAACCAATCCCACTCTGCACAAAGTGCATCAACTAATTGTTCTTTTGTATAATTCATTGAAAGAATACCTCCAGACCTTTAAGATTGAGTTGCATAGCTGAATATGGAGTGGTTGAATTAAAATCCACTACATCTCCGACCTTTTTTGGATTGACTGGGGCATGATACTCTCTTGTTTTTGAATTGTAGAATCCCCAGATAGATTTAATAGGAGCACCACCGTTGTAACTGAATTCAGAATGATTGCGAATCCATATAGCAACCACATTCCTTTTGAATTGTTCAAATTCATACGAATAACCTTTGGGAGCTTTGTGTGCGAATTCAATCATTTGTGATTACGAACTGGCCAGGTAAGTTCTAGAGTGATTGATAATAGAATGATAAAAGAAAATATGAGTACATTAAAAATCATTCCTCTTCCTCTTTATCATATACATCAGAAAACAACTGATAATAGAAATCCGAATAAATGTCAAAATAATCAGGAGTTTTACCCTCCCAAATGCTCAGAATGTGATCGTAGAGTGTCATTAGTCTTGCTTTGGTTGACAATGCCATTGTAGCGCCTTGTGGCTGCCTCTGAGAGGATTCTAACCAGTTTGTCAACTGGTCCAGTTCTTGGGAATGTTAAAATTAAGGCAGCTGAATACCTCACGATCGACTACTTTGACCGTGGTTTTACCATCGGAGATAACAAAACCCTCATGTTTGATCTTCATGGGGCCGACCATGGACACTGGGGCATCCGTGATGATGAGACTATCGATAAATTCCTCTTTCATCTCCAGAACCATAAAATAGAGATTTACGAGATGAATATCGCCCAGAATTGCGATTAGAATTTCATCAGTGAGGGGAATACCCTGATCAATGCACAGATTGATGGACGTTTTACGCTTTTCTGCCTCTTTTTTGGACAGAAATTTGATTTTGCGCGTGTTAATCTTGGGCGCGGAGAGGTTTCCGCGCACCTTATCGACACTGGGTTGAACCCACTTGATTTTGGGGTGTGGGTCGAACATATCGAACAGGGGATGGGCCTCCATCTCCCTCAGATCATTCTCACCAGTGTAAAATGTGTGTGGTGCAATGATCAGTTTCTCGGTCACAGTCTCCGAGAACTTGTATGTAATCAAATTAGATTTGAAATCTTTACCATTACCGAATCCAATGAACTCACCCTGATAGACTGCATCGGTACGAGGCAGATACTTGAAACAAGTATGAAGAACCTCTGCCACGAAACCAGTATAGTGCTGGTCAATTTCATCGTGAGAGTGTGCAATACGAATCTTCTTCTTGTTGAATACAGCTTTAGTACCAACAAAGAATGTGCCAGTTGCAGGATCAGTGCCCCATACGATTGCAGGAGCACCATCCATCTTCACTGACATATACTTTGGATTGAAAAGAATATCAATCGCAGAAAGATCACCCGTCAGGATGGAATCTTCGATGTGATCAAGGTGAAGGTTTTTGGTCATTCTTGGTTCAGCTAGCAGTTTGAAAGTGATCTTCGGTAACAGTAATCCAACGCATTGGTTGACCACTATGGGGAACACGCCAGATAACACATTTCACATTTAGTGCATGTGCAATATCGTAGGCATTGTTAATATCTGTTGCCCAAGTGCAACCAACGGGATCAAAATTGAACCAGTCGGCGGGTTGAACGGCGAATGATGCGGTGGGCATTGACCTCCTCTGATCTGTGGCCATTATAGACGGTTGCCCTTGGGCAGATCGGGAATCTGATCCAGTTCGGCAATTGGCCTATGCCCTAGAATGGCATCCATGCCATCCTGAGCTTTTTGCTTCATTTTGTCATGATAATCAATCAGACTTTGAATACCTTCCCTGAGATCTTTGTAGAACTGATCTACATCTGGTTCACCTTCATTCAAATACTCATCGATTGAGTCATGCAAACGTAATTTACGTTGCTCTTCAAAGGTTTTATCTTCCCCAAGATAAGGGCGACCTTCAATCGTAAAATTAGGCACATTCATGAGTATGCTCCAGAGTTTCCATAATACCAGGGATGTAGGGATGACCAAGTTCCCATGCAAAGACAGCGATGAAGCCGACGATTAAATACTTCATTTGACTAAGAATTGCTCTTCATAATTTAGCAGATCCTGGGGGGCAAGATCCCCAACATCACCATCATATTCTACCGCATTTTGGTAATACTGTCCAACCTTTTCATACAGTTTGATTCCCAGGTGCTTGTACTTTAGATTAGTTGGAACATAAACTTTGTACTCCACACCATCATTGGCTGTCAGTAAGCTGAGTTGTTTATTCTCAGACTTGGTGACACACACTGTTGTTCTTGCCAGGTTGAATAGATTCTCAAACACAGTATAATCGGACAGATAAACATCTGGATTGTCCATGATCATCCTGGCGATGAATTGTGGAGACAGACAGTGATCATCTGTGCGGCTGTTACTGTCATTCATTGCCGCTTCACTGACCAATCCAGTGCGATTGTATCCAGAACAAAACACTAGATCATAATAGATGCGTGTGATTGGACGGAAATAGTCAGGATCACTCCAATTTTCAATGTTGGCACGAAGTGCATTGTAAGCTGTGCGGCAGTAGACAGTCCAGTCCTTCATTTGTCGTTCAGATAGGTTTCAGAGTGAGCCAAATCAAAGATGCTATTCAAAATTTCATCATATTCTTGATAGAATTTACTGCTGACGACTTGTTTTTGTTGCTCTTTACGAACAGCAGAGAAGATAAGTTTCCACTGGTGATGTGTGAGGTTCATGGGCAATCAGGATGTGGTTGTGGAAGTGTAGCACAGACACGTTTCAATGTGTCTTCATGCTTGTCATTCCTCACCATATTAACAGAGGTGATGGTGAGGTACACAACAAGAATAGGAAGAAGTAGACTCTTCATCACATATAGAGGTAGTCTCCTGCCCAGTCAGCACGGCGGAACATTTCTTCACGGGAATTGATCAGCAGCATGTTGTAACGAACACCTTTTGCAGGTGCTTTCACACTGGCGGGTTTGTAAACTTCACCCGTTTTCTTATCAACGAAGCAGTGAATAGAACGGGAACCATAACCAGTCTCCATCCAGACTTTGTGATACTTACGACCACCTTCGATGTAGAACTTATATGGTTCAGAGTCAGAATGATGAGTCTTGAAATCAAATTCAAGTGCCTCACACAGCATCAAAGTATATTTGCGGATGTTAATCTCAATGGTGTTTTTAGCATCCTGTTGTGCCTGGAAAGACTCAAAGGATTGACCAATCAGTTCCTGCTCGATCATGGGAGACTCAACGAAAGTGTAGGACATGTGGGGCGATCCCTCTCAACATGGCCAATATACATCGGACAGGGGGCCTGGTCAAGGGATCTGTACCAGTTCAGGAACTGGCCTTCTTCCTACGGGTACTCTTGGCGGGTGCTTTAGCTTTTGTTGCCGTTTTCTTTGCAGCAGGTGCCCTCTTGGTTGCTGTCGCCCGCTTCGCTTCAGGTTTTTTAGTTGTTGATACTTTCTTGGGTGTTACTTTACGTTTTGGTTTCTCTTCTGGTTTTAGCTCAAGATACCTATAACGAACATCAATTTTTAGACGTGGTTTCTTTACCTTATCGTATTGCTTTTGCATGTGTTCATGACACTGAAACCATGCAATCTTCTTGGTCTTTCCTTCTATCCATTCCATACGAATGGGAAAGGTTTCATATGGAAATAGTCTCTCAAGTTCTGCTTTACTGAGGCGAGGCATTAACGTACTTCCTTGCAATGTTGTCACATTTTGATCTGAAATGAGTATATAAAGATTCTTTAAAACTAATCAGATCCTCATAATAAAGTTCATTTCTGAACCTGTTGGTCATCATAGTATAATATCGCCATTTGTGCAAGTCATCCATATCAAAAATGAAAGATGTTGACCAGAATACGGCTGCATACCTATCACCTCTTGTCACTTTATTGACACGATGAGCTGTTCCAGTTTCATATGTGATACCATATCCAGCATCTAACTTAAACTTCTTTTCTTCACCATCTAAAAGTAAAACAAGTTCTCCACCATCATATGTGTCGGGATCACTTAAAAATATTGTTGTACTAAAATGGCCACAATCTGGATGATCAAAGTGTGCATTATAATATCCACCAGTATACGTATTTGTGAATAATGGTTTCCCAGTTCTTCTGGCAAATGTAAAATCTAAAAAGTCTTCGTTTTTATCCAGAGCATTGTAGATTATATCAGTATCAAGATCACACTGCATGTTCTTTTTGATTTTATATGAATCAAAGTCTGGTTGAGTTGAGTCTGAACTATAGGAAGATAATCCATCTTGCCATGATGCAACCCGCATCATTTGATGAAGTTTGGATAGATCATCCTGTTCAAGATATTTGGAAATTAAGTAAGACATCAACGAAACCAAGTAACTACAGAATATCTTTTACCAGATTTGACTGGAACAATTTGATGTGGAAATACAAAAGTTGATGGGAATATGATGGCAGAACCTTTCTTCAATCTGATACTGTGTCTACCATCAAGAAACTTTAGCTCCCCACCCTCATAATCATCATTCAGTGCAATGATGGCAGTAACTGTCCTATGATT